CTTAACATGGGTAAGGTGTGGGTTACGGTTTCGAACTTCTCAAGAGGAGGGGCCCCAACCCTTTGCGTGGGTGAGTCGGGGGTAACAAACTGGGGATATTTCTCCTCAAACCCTATTAACTCCCGCATTAGTTGGTCATATTCATGATCTGTGATCTCCGGTTGATCCAGGACATAGTACAGGTAGTTGTGATAATTTATGGCCTCCCTTAGCTCTCTTATTCTTTTCTCAACCCTGTCTAGATCCCTAGGCATATTATCACTCCTTGTTTTCCCTCAATTTCTTTGCCTTCAGCAACAGTTCCACACCCTCCCGCTCTAATTTTTGTGCTTCCTTTAGTCTTTTTTCTCTATCTTCTTTTTCCTGTTCAATACAAGCCTTGCTCTTTTTCATTTTTGAAGATGGGATCCATTTGTATTTAAACTTAGATTTTCGTTCATTTGTTGGGTAAGGAGATAGCCCCCGTTTAAAACAATCAAAATATCCTTTACAGGGTTCATTACAAAGACCAAGATGTCCTTCTTTCCTTATACCTTTGACACAAGAATAAAGCCTACATTTTCCGTAATACCAATCGTTAACATAAATATCAATCTGACAATGTTCACAAACCTTATTCATTTCGTTACCTCCTTTACAGGCTGCTTCCTTCTTAATATAATTTGTGTCTTACTATTTTTACAATTTTGATTAACACATAATTTCTTGCCAAATTGAGGATGAAATTCAAGTGTGAAATTCTCACAAGATTTACAATACTCCATTTCAATAGCACCTCCCTTTCCCAATCATCGAATATCTCATTTATCTTTACTTGTAACATAGGTACAATATAGCTATAACAGCTGCACCATACAGCATACAATGTATAACCCTTTGCAAGACAGGTCTAATATCTATGACTTGAGGCATACTACTATACCCATGTATCATAATACGCTCTTTCTTCATTAATCTATTAATCATTTCCCTCCATCCTAACTTTTTCTTTTTATCCATATCCCCTACCCTCACTTGTAAAATTTTGCAATCTATCCACGGAGGAAACACGTCACAGGATTCTATAATCCTTCTTGCTTGCAATGATTTGCCTAAGAAGTCTGTAGATTTATAGGTCACAACAATATATTTACCTAAATCAAAAGTACTGCCTTTTCCATAAGTCTTGCACATTAATTATAACCTCCAACTCAATAATTACTTATGCTTCCTTCTGCGGAGCCACTTTTTACGTTTACCCCTTGTCTTCCAAACTGGCATAATCTCACCTAAATACGAAACATCCTTTTAGTTTTCTCATAGTGATTCCTATCGCAATCTTGCTGAATTTCCGCGGCCCACTCCATATAACGCATTATATCCTCTCGCTCCCACTCGGAATATGATCTGCCCGAGTCGTCCTGTAAGGGAACAACCTTTTCAATTCTGTCTCTTGATATACGTGGTGGTTCTGATGGTCGGTGAACTCTACACCCAACAATCCTGTTCCTCATAATCCTCCACCACCTTTCCAACTCGTTGGATTCCTCATAATAATTCACATCACAATTCCACTGCATTTCTGCAGCGAGTATCATGTACTCCACCAAATCCTCTCGCTCCTGTTCAGAGTACACTCTACTCGAACAATCCTCAAACGGGATAGCGTTCTGCATCCTGTCCCTGGTCAAAACCGACGACTTCTCCGGAACGTTCTCCTTACATTGGGCGCAAATTTTATCTAACTCATCATCGAGATTGCATTCACAACAGCTCCAAACATCATCCAATTTTCTTTTTCCGTAATGGCCTTGGCCTTCCGGGAGAGGCCTTGCATGAGTTACAGGACATATTTCACAACCTTGCCTTTTAATTATATCATACCATGTTTCTCTCATCTTGTTCTCCTTCTTACTAGGTATAACTCTCTTACTCTACCTCCTTCAGTGCGCCATTGCCAACGCAAACAATCTTCTCAATATGAATTATTCTAATCTTCTCCTCGCCGTAAACCTGAACTCCAATACTATCTTTATAAAATCTTATTGCTAGTCCACCTTTGCCATCTTTCAACAAGACAGGCCCATTACTTTCTATTTCATCTACTTTCATGCTATCCCCTTCTATTTATTGATATAGTTAATTTCTTCTAGTATCTCAATCTCTTCTAGCTTCTGTTCAACAAGCCAAATTACAAGTTCTTTCAAACTACAATATGATCTCGCTTACCTGACAAATCAATTGCTTGTTTGGCTCTCTTTAGCTCTTCTAAACGATCTTTTATTTGCCATCTCTCCATCAGTTCAACAGCCCCATTAATAAATTCTGCCTACAATTAGCTTATTCCACATAGCCCAAAACTTATCGCCAAATGACTTCTTTTTGGAATAGTACTGGCACTTTCCATCTCTATTATCTACCTCTGGGTCCAGCTGTCTGTACGTATTAGCAAATGAGTTATCAGGTACATGTAAGGAACACCATTCTATTACATAGTAACCACAATCTTCACAATACTTCTTACCTGGTTTCTTTATCTTCGGTAAGTGTCTAGGTTCCCATGCGCTTCCTTTTGCCATTCTAATTCACCTCCTATTTTTCCAGATTTCAACACATCAAATATGATAAGCAGGATATTCTCTCAAACTGCCATTATCAAACCAAACGAAGAGAGTTCCATAATCAAATGGCAGGGCTTTGATCCTAAAGTAATACTTTACTTTCTTCAATACAATAACCCTACCTACGTCTTTGGGTATTAGTATTAGTTCCATACCTTTCTACCTCTTTAGCCTTCTCCGTCTAAGAAAGGCTTTCTTTGCTTCTAGCTTCGTATCGCAAATTGGAGATAAGTGTCTCTCCGCCTCCTCGCCAATTTTTATATCAGGTTTTATACATAAAAGGTCACTACCTGGTCCAGTCCAGTAACCATACGCCCACTTGTATGGCAGCGGACCGCCTCCACATCTCCAAAAGACTGGCTTTACTTGTAATCCCTTTTTAGCTAATTGTGTAAACATAGCCTTACCTGTACATCTTTTCATAACCACAGTCAAATGGCTCTACAATGGCTTTACTTCATATGTTGTAAGTAAAAGTTCATCTTGTTCTGTAAGTCTATTAACATTGATATCGGTTGGATGCCACCTTGTCAGGTGTTCCGCATGTTGCTTCGTGCCAGCTTCCACTAAATAAACTTTACAAATAGTGATTATCTCTCGGACTTTAAATTTTGGCATGATCTACCTCACTTTTTGTATATCCTTTTGTGCGCCCCTTCTTCTTAGTTGACTTCTCAAGGAGTTCACCTCTGTTCCACCAAAAGCCTCCTACAAAATATGTTCTCCAATAAGTTGGTTTCCGATTAATCATCTCTTTACTTTTCACCTCCTTTAATCAACGGTAAACAATAGAACCGTTACATGTTCCACATCATTAAAATCTGGATACGCCCTTTTCATAGCGTGTAACAATCCCTTCATATTGCGGCAGGCTCGGTCATGCTCAACCGCTAGCCACTCAGAAGGAATAAGTATAAATGGTATAAGAGCTAAACCTACAACTTGCCCGGTTGCAATTCTATATGAGGGATGATCCTCATAGCCAGTTTTAAATATTTCTAATGTGTCATTAAGTCTAGCTTGTTTAAACCATTTATCCCCTCTCCTGACCGTCATATTTAGTCCTTCTCGCAACTCTGGGTTTATAAATAAAAGTTTCATCATAAGCCTCCCATATTGTTTTTTTAAACTATCTCCCTATATCCATTCCTCTCCTCGATCTTCAAACTCCTTCTTACATTCTTGATAGCGTTTTAAACCCATTTCTTCAAGTTTGAAATAATCAAGTTTTAGATCTCTTGAAAGTCTATAACTTTGATGAATAATATCAGCTAATTCAGTTTCAATAAACTCTAAAGAAGCATCCAGCCTATCCGTTTGACGAATATATTGAGTAATAGCTCCTGCAAGATTGCCAAACTGTCTGGCCATTAAAGCAATTCTTAATAGAAGTTTTCTCTCGTCAATAATATTATTCACTTCCTTTATCTTCAATGACTATTTTCTTCACATCCCAAAAAGAAGTCAACCTTCCTAAATGAATCCACATTGGATCACATTCACACTTCTGGCAACCTTTTGGTTTTGGAATATGAACAATTCCCGACGTGAAGATTTCCTCAGAATCATAGCCTGGTAACGTAAGGACATAACCAATATCACAATCCAGGTTCTCGTCAAAATCAGGGTCTTCCCATTCATACGTCCAAAAGATTTTAACTCTGGAACCAGGACCTACCTTTTCAGCGTCACATTCTGTTTTTGACCAATCTTCTTCAAAATCAACGGTATACTCTCGCCTAACTATTATGCCACAAGAAAACAAGACATCCTCTATGAGTTCCTTCATGTCTTTATTGTTACAAAAATTTGCAACCGGTTTCATGACTTAGATTCCTCCTCTTCTGTCTAACATCATCAAGTATAATCTATCTCACCCGACTCTTCCTAGAGATGTGGATTTCCTTTAATCGATCATATAGTAATTCTAAACTGACTTTAGTATCAGAATCTTCCAATGTAGTCCAACCACGCACAGAATCTGCCCGATACAAAGCCAGGTGTGCCACTATACCTATGTAAAGAATTACCGCTACTCCTAAAATCCAAAGTTCAAACATAAACTCTCCTTTATGGATTTTTAATTTATTTTTCGTATTATTCGTATTATTCGTATTATCTTTTCTACAGTCAAAATAATAGCGCCGGCAACAGCAAAGGCAAATTTTTCATACCACGTCCATTCCGCATAGTCCTTGAGCACTCTACGGGCTTCATTTTTCATAATACCTCCTTCAAGGATAGTTCTAAACTATCACTTTTATTTAATCTAATGCCCAGTCGTTTTCTAACTCTGCTTTAGTAAGCACAAATCCTTTACGCGACACTTGTATAAGGATCTTGTCATTATGATAAATCCTTAATATACTTCCAAACTGACTTCCATACTTTGCTACATGCCATTCTAACGCACGTGGACTGGTCTCTTTACATTTTATATGACATCCTTCCCACATTTAGCTTGGCTCCTTTCTATGTTCATTCTAGCTTCCATCTGGACTAACTGAAGATCGTCGAAGTAGAAACTTCGGACATTCCCAAACAGGTAATGTTAAATCCTCTGCAAGACAAACAGCATAAACCAAATTGGCAATGCGGCACTTCTTTTCTGGAACATCGTTTGGATCAAACCTAGCACAGCTATAGCATAAACAATGGGTTCTATGTTTGCCTTTGAGTTCCGTTCTTACCCAAACCTTCTTTCTGTGGTGTTCATACTCTTCAAACATAATTACCTCCTATTTAGACTTTTTTTTCAAAAACATTTCCAGAGCAGCTTGTTTAATACATTTGGTATATCTCGACCACATACCTTCTTTCTTACAATAACTTCGTACTTTCTTGATGTTGTCATCCTTTACTAAATGATGCTCACATCCTATGCACTTCTTAATAATCCTTTTGTGTCGCCTAAGACTGGATTCCTTGCACATATTAACAAAGTTTTTGAATATTACCGAGCCGCATTTACTAAGTTCCGGATGAAACTGAACACCATATATGGGTAATGTTTCATGTTTTATGCCGGCAATTTGGCAACGATGTGTCTTGGCTATAATCATGAAACGTTTAGGCTTCGTCAAAATACTATCTCTATGAAACATCCATACCACTTCGGTCTTATTCAGTTCTTTAAAGAGTGGAACGTGTACTATCATGGATACATCAACATAGCCATACTCAGCCCTTATTCCAACATGGCTGTGATGCATAACTGCAACCAATTGAGCACCTAAACAAATACCCAATACCGGAACATTTAATTTAAAAATTTTATGGTCAATCAAATGAGGTTGAACACTTGGAATATCACCAAGACTACCGGACAGGATGAGTCCTGCAACGTGATGTGTATTTGACAAAGGTGCAACTGGGTCAACAATCATAGGTTTTCCGCCTGCATGAAAAACTCGTTCTGCTACTAATTGTGCATAAACATTTGCAAAGTTTAAGACCAAAATATGTTTCTGCATACTAGGCCACCAATTAAGACCAATCCCAACACATTATATTTTGAGTAGTATGGTAGTCTTCCATATAATTTGGATCACTGCCTTTCCTAATAATTACATCACATGCTTGTTTATCTTCGGGTATTACAATCTCCCCTTCCTCTTTACCAAGTTTGTTCCTTTCCGCTTCGACATCTAAAACCAACTTTTGAAACGAAAAGAAATTTGTGTTGTGTGTAGTACCAAAAGCGTGTCGCATCATATGGAATCCAACATGTCGCAAGAAAGCCCTACACTTTATTCCCTCTTCAAGTGATTCGGAATTTAAGTATGGCTGATGAGTACTACCTGCAGACTGCATAGCTGGAAGTTTGGTTACCTCCATATTTAGATGTGCCATCGCTGCATTCATCATTGCGTGCTGTATTGATCCAAACATCATATAATAATTCTTCGTGGGACAAGGAAAACCATAGTGAATACAAGTTACCTCCGGGCAGACCGTCTGAGCGACAACAATCATAAACAAGACTTCGGCATGGCAAAGAGTGAGAAGGCCCTCTGGCGTCTGCGGTGCGTTTGTCCCAGACATAGGCATAGTACTTAAACCCAGGTTAGCACCTAATCTTGCACTCCTAACAATGCCGCCCATCTTTTCTGGGATTTCAGTCAGCGGTGACTCAACGCCACAAAAGATATGAACCCAATCCGGACTAACAAATTGACTTACCTCTTTATCACCCATCTCTGCCATCGAAATACCTTTCAGGAAGTCATTTGGCAGGTTATCATGCATTATTCGAGCCATTCTATACAGGTTACCATTTGGCACTCCAATTGGGGTATGGCTAAATTTAATTACATCGGTATTATTAGCAATATAATCTACCGCCCATTTTAGATCTGTATAAGTCGCTGGACGAACTTCCTGATTTATAAAATAACCTTCTTCATGTATAGCAGGCTTCTCTTCAATCAATTGTAATCGACCACCAAGCCCAAAGGAGTTTCTGCCCGGATCAACTTTCAGTTTCTTTGGCGCTCGGTCTATACATTCCTGCGTATAATCTTTCAGTATATGGATGTGCCCCGTTTTCTCATCGTAGCCGGCCATACCAGTACCTTCTAAGATAGTTCTAATGTCCTTTGAGAACAGTTTGAAGCCTGCCTCTTCAAGGACTTTCTTTGCGTTACTGTGAATCCTTTCGTACGTTTGCACTTGGCTACTCCGCTAACGACTTACAAAGTGTTACGAACTCCTGTTTCGTCTTTACCTTCTTAACAACCTCTTCTAACCTGTCACCAACCCAAGCTTGTAGATAAGCCTTGTGTTTTACAAGTTCTTTTATTTGTTTTGTGTCACAATGCTTTTCCATCTTTTCCCTCCATAAAGTTTTTAATTTCTTTAGCAATAATGTTAGCCTCTTCGTATGCCTGTTCGCCTTTTGATCGGCTTTTCAAAAGAAACTTCACTGGTGACATAGCACAATCCGTCAACACAAGAACATCCCAGGTGAACCCAACATGGCAGGCATCACAATAATAAAGTAAAATGGGTAGATTATTAAGAAGATGAACATCCGCCCGAAAATAAATCGTAAAAGGTTTTACCCCATGGCCACGACAACTATTTTCTGTCTTTAGACCCGGGATTTCATTTATAGCATCACACAACCGGATACATTCGTTTTCCATATTATCATCATAATCCATACAGAAAGAACCACCCCTGTCCTTTAACGGAGTTAATCATTTTATCAACTACCTTATCAACCTTTCTTGCAACCTTATAATCAGGACAAATTATAAGCTCCCTCCCATCCTCAAGTACGATATTTCCAGGACGTTTCCCATGGCCACAGCATGAAGCAACCGTCTTAATGCCTTTCCGATTCAAAGCTAATACCAATTCCGAAATACATCGATCCACATTATATAGCTTGCCTGACGAACTTACTAATACAGTATCTCCCCATTTACACATTTCCGTAAACACCTGCCTCCTTTTAACTGGAACAAAGTTCTATATCTTGCTCAGAATCTCAACGCCGTTTTCTGTTATAGCAACACAATGCTCAAAATGAGCTGACAAATTGCTATCTTTGGTCACCACCGTCCAGCCATCGGAAAGTATCTCTACCTCGCTCGTGCCAACATTTGCCATGGGTTCAATAGCCAAAATCATTCCATACCTCAAACGTGGTCCGTGTCCGGGCTTACCAAAGTTTGGAATCTCGGGTGCTTCATGAAGTGACTTACCGATACCGTGGCCCACAAATTTTCTCACTACTGAAAATCCTTTAGACTCTATGTATTCCTGAATAGCAAATGATATGTCAGAAACTCTATTGTTATCTACAGCCTTTTCGATACCTAAGTAAAGCGCCTGTTCGGTTGCCTCTATTAAAAGAGCAGTCTCTTTTGAAACTACACCCACCGGTACGGTAATAGCGGCATCTCCAAAATATCCATCGTACAATACGCCAAAGTCAAGACTAATAATATCTCCATCTTTTAATATTCGTTTAGAAGGTATACCATGTACCACCTCTTCGTTAACCGAAGTGCATAAACTATGAGAGTATCCCATGTAACCTTTAAATGCAGGAAACGCACTCATCTCCATGCAAAGCCTCTCACAACGATCATTTAATTCTATTGTTGTAACACCGGGCTTTACTAAAGATTTAATTGCGTCCAGTATCTCTGCAACAATAGCATTACTTTTCCTCACCCTCTCAATCTCCGAAGGAGATTTTAAGATAATCAGTTTCTTGGTATCCATAGGCTTATCACAACTCTTGTGTTATCTTTTTACTTAAAAAACAAGCGATATCCAAACGGCTATAAGTATTGCACACACATAATAAGTCAAAGTTCGAATGCTAACACCTTTTGGTTCCATTGGTTTGTACTGCTCTCCGCGTCTTCCATCACGGATAATATGTTTACCCTGAAACAATCTGGAATCATCTCCGTAAAGTCTATGGTTATAGTTTGGTCTTACTCTTCTCATTTTCCGAGCTCCATGACCGTAATCCCTTTATCATATAACTTATTATCCGCGTCAGTATGTACATTAAAATAATCATACAAAGCTAACTTTAGAGTTGATAGACTAAACCAACCCTGATGTGCGGAGTCATAAAATTTTTCTGCATCAACCAAAACTAAAAACGCTCTTGTTTTCATTTTTGTTCTCCTTTAGAACAACTTTGTTCGATAATGCTAGTGGTGGAAGCTCCCTTTACATAATGTAAGCTTATAACCTCGCCGCCATGATTCTTAACAACGTCGGCTCCAATAATGTTCTCCACTGACCAGTCGCCACCTTTCACCAGCACATGAGGTACAAGCGACTCAACCACTCTCAGGGGATCCAATTCATCAAAAATTACCACACTGTCAACACATTGAAGTGCAGCCAATACCTCTGCCCGCTCATCTTGAGGAACCAAGGGTCTTCCCTCGCCTTTTATGGCTCTTGCGGAGCTATCACTATTTATGGCTACAATCAGATGATCACCACAGGTCTTAGCTTCTGCAAGATATCGAACATGGCCTACATGTAAAATATCAAAGCAGCCATTGGTAAGAACGACGTGCTTTCCCTCACCCTTGAGTTGGACAACTAAACGTTTCAACTCTTCTAAGCTTTTAATCTTCTTTCTCATAATCTGAACAATAACCTCTTACACTTTTCACACTTTTAAATTTTCCAAAACATGCGACGGCGTATTAGCCATTTCCATTTAGAAACTCGCATGCTAGTTCCTGGCTCAGTTGACCCACGTTGTCTCATTCTATAACGAATTGCAAGTCCTCTATCCTGTGTAAGTTTGTCCTGACAAATGACGGTTCGATGAGTTGTAATTAGACTTCCTCCTCAGTATGCCTGTGGAAGAAGTTTTATTGTCAACCTTATACCAACAGAATAAAAGTAGTCGACAAAGCCACCATTTCCACTTAGGCACAACATGATTATCAATGCAGTAAACAAAGTCATATCCAACAAATTCAGGTTCACCTAAGCTCATATCTCATTTCCTCCATTTTTAGTGCTAGTGTGAGCGCTTTTTACAACGACCTTGTGATTCTTTATAAAGAAATGAATCACATCATTACATTTAGCACACTTAAAACTAATCCTTGTGAAGTCACCATTCATGTCACACGAGAATGGAATTAGAAAGCCTTTGCATGTAAATGGTGGCTTCCTCTCCACTATCCTCTCACAGACAGCATGATAGTAGTAAGTGTTCTCAACACTTTTTATGGGTTTGAAGTACATTTCTACATGCCTCCTTTATAATCAATGGTCTTATCTCAACTTTAGTTTAATAAGCCAGAACGGAACAACAATTGGCCACAGAAGAGGAATCAGTCCGAAGAATACAATTTTAAAACCTAACCTAAGATCGCCCGGACCAAGTGCTCCCCAGAGTATATAAAACAATAACAAGCAGCCCAAGGTCACGCAAACTCCGATACCATAGACAATTCCGCCTAAGAACAGTAAAGTTTCAAACATTCCGTTAATTCTCCTTTCGTTTACGACGCGTTCTTTTATCTTTTGAAACAGACCGCCCGGTAGAGAAATCCTTCAATGCACTAAGATCAGCCTGACGATAAAGATAATTACTTGAATTTATATCATCCCAAGTCAAATCCGTTGGACCTGGTTTTCTAACTATAAAGAATCTAATCATGACCAACAGCCTCCTTTAGATCTATACTTAGTCTATCCATGGTTACAAAGTACTCTCTTAAACAGTTGCCACAATGCCGACAGGCTGTTGTACCTAGTGCACCTTCCATCTTACCACATGAGTAAACCCATTTATTAAACTTATATCTCGACATCACACGTTCCCATGCCTTGGTTGTAATTGCCCAATAAGAATTTAAAGTACGTTTACGGAATGTATAATTCCTTTTATGCCTAGCAGGAATAGTTTGAGTAAAGTAAGCCATAAAGGTAAGTATAATAGGTACTCCTAATATGCCGTAGTAGCTTACTACCATGTCAACTAAATGTAAATTCCAAGTATTAGTTCTTACTCTAACAAACATTAAGTTCTTTGGAGGAACAACATAGTAAGCTTCACTATCGGTCATCTCCCCCGGGTTAACTGTAAGAACTACAGGTGCATCAAACTTGTCAAGGAAAAGAGGGATTGCAGTATTGTAGAATTTTTGAGGAAAGTGTGAAACATCCTTCATTACAAGATGCATATTAACAGAACTATCATTGCCATCATTCACTCTAACGACTCTATGTCCTACTTGTTCTAATGTTGGCATGTTAGGTAAGTTTTCTGTAAGTGGTTCAAGGTAAGATCGTCCTGACTGAAAGAAACAATCTTCACACTTATTTGGACATGTTCCCTTTTGAGGAATACAACAAATAATTCCACTGTCTACAGTCTTTGGATTCACTTTATAAGCCATAGTTCTTAATACCTCCTCTTCTTACAACCTTTACACGGCTTCTTTTTCTGAGCGTCAACTGCGGAAACATCCTCAATCAGATCTTGTTTTTCTAGTTCCTGTATGGATTCCTGCCCATGGTTAAAAACATTAACAGTAGTAGACGCTTTTCTTATGCCTTCTACTACAGCTGATGTTATTAACTCACAAAGTTCTTCCTTTCCACATGCAAACTTATACTCAAACGTTCGACCCCCTGAAACATTGTAAGGCTTACTTGTAGGCGGTTGAGGCCGCGGATAATATTTTTGTAAATCACATTTGCTACAAGCTTGGGTTTGTAAACAACATTGTCTTCGAAAGTATCCTAGCAACTTAGGTCTACTTTCCGAAAGACAGCTACCACTAACACCAAGATAGATACAGTTAATTCTTCTCATCGATATTCACCCCCGTTGGATTTCTGTCAATTACTTTACTTACTACAACGGTCCTTCCAACATTTTCAAGTGGCATTAGAGGTAAGTTTATCAACAGGTTATCCTTATCTTCATCAATTACAATTACCTGTATGGCGTCTTCAAAACTCTTCGGTCCCCTACGGATCAACTTGGAGTACCGAGGAACGAAAAATGAAACCATACCATCATTTACGGTTGATATGGAAACGGCGTACTCCTCTGGAAACTGACCGGAAGTAATTACACACCCTATCCAACTTTTTCTCATACAAAAAAACCTCCTAAGCGGGGGGACCGGAACTGTTGATACCCTCGAACGTATTGGATACTTTAAAGTTTGATCTTTCACCAATTCCAGGTTTAGACTCAAAAACTGACCTGACTTTCTTAACGACGGATCGGAACGCACATTTGCCAAGTGGAAGGAGTAACAACAACATAGTTACGCCTGTTATTATCATGAAGTATTCAAGATACAACATGGTATAATAAACCTCCGCATGAGCATACACATAATCCGCGCCCGGATAAAACTTTGGAAGGTTCCAAAACCATGCTCCCCACTGAGATGCAGATACCCTTGCACCTGTAATGCCATAATGACAAAAGGGCGGGAAAATAGTGGCAGCAAAAAGTGGCGCTAAGTAAGCTAAAATAGCTAGTATTAATTTCTTCACTTCATCACCTCCTAAACAATTCCTTTATACCCTTCAGTAGCAAAGTACTTATGTTTAACTTTCCAAATTGCTTTAACTAGTTCATCACACGCAGGCTTGTTGGGACAGCCTTTACAGAAGTCGGGTGCCTTGCCAATGTAAAATTCTCCGGCCAAGCACTTCAACAACTTCTTAAGCTTAGTGCTCTGACTTGGCCTACGGGGCTTAAGAACTCTCTCAGCCGTCATACAAGCTTCTTCACATTCTTCAATTAGTTGCTCATCTAATAGCTCATCCATCACTTAATAGCCTTTTCCTTAATTAATTGAGTTGCCATCGTCAATCATGGTTCCAACCTTCGAATGTGATCGGCAACGATATCAGCTAACTCATCAAACGAGATGCCAAAGTGTACAGTCAAATCCTTAAAGGTCATCTCAAGACTATGAATGTGACCACATAGAACTTCGCCAAAATCGAAACTCCTACAGCCAATAACAGGTATTAAACAATTTCCATGTTCTTTTACAATTCTTTTTCTAAGTTTATCAACTCGTTTCATGTTTGATATCAGTTACATGCAACAAGGCATCACAGTAGATTTTCTGCAACCTTATTTTAATTGGACAACCTTTCAAGTGTGTGTTGAAGTGAATGCAACACTTCAAAGTTTCAAGTGAATCAATGGTACGCCTTCCTTCATAAACACTACAATTAAAGATTCTTCCAGCACCAATATGTGCTAAACATGTTGCACGCCCATGATCGTCTTGATATGTACCTGGCAATTCACAATACCAACAGAATGCAGCTGCTATTTTGTTATCCATATATTTACTCCTCCTTAGCATGCAGCCTTAACAATATATTTAAAAATTTAACGCCTTTAGCAAAGGAATAAGTGACAATATTACTTATTTCTTCAGCAAACTTGAGGTACTTATCATCCTTTTCATTAACGAAAATGATGAATTTTCCTTTAGCCTCCGCTCGGCTAATTTCAATACAAAGGCCATAGCCACCTGGATTTGACTTTTCCAAGTATGCAAATAAGATGTCACATTCATCAACACCCTTTAAATCCTTCCTGAAAAAATTACCTGATTGCCATGACCGAGGATCCAGAAAAATACAACCGGGAACAGCTGTCATAACAACATCTTGCCAATTTGAATGTAACCCGCCCGACAAGAAAACCTTTTTCATTTGTAACCTCCCATACGTAGATTAGTCTGACCTTCCGGCTTGGTTCAATGATTCTCCAATATAGGTAATTCCCAATAAATTAGCGGCCAAAGCTACGGTTAGACTCCAAAACTGCCAACTACCCATACTCATAGTTCCCCACACGGTAGCAACAAGAACAGTAGACACGACAGTCAGCATTAAAGTTCCTGTGTTCATATCAAACCTCCTCATTAAATAGACAAAATTTGATCCCAAAAACTATCGGACTTTTCTCCAAGTAACTTTTGGACTTTCTCACAGATCTCTAAGATATACTCCTTTGGTACATCTTCCCCCCTAAGCATTTTCCACAGCATTAGGTCACCTCTTAATACCTTTGATGCTCTTAGGTCATCCGGATCTCCCGAACGTTCTGCCTTTGCAATAAACATTAAGAGCTGCTGACTTAACTGTACTCTAATTTTATATGGAATTTCCATTACCTTTTCTCCTCCTTAACCCCTTGTAGTATATATTTGAGAATCGATGTGTCACACGTCTTTTCTTTATAATATACATCTGAAGTCTCTTTATCTAAAATAAGAAGTGTGCGTCCATCTTGCAACATTATATCTCCCTCCTGTACAAAGTGACCACAGCAAGAACCCCGCATGTCAATTCCAGATTTCTGCAAAGCACAAACAATATCTGCAATACAACTATCTACCTTTGCGTCCTTCCAACGGTCCTTACCGGTACATGACAAATCGGCTGGCACCTTAACTCTTACCGGTTTTATAGTTCCACACTTACACATGGCTACTCTAACCTCCTGGGGGTCACTTTCCTGGTTATTGAATCAAAGGTCATTTCATACTCCGGGATCGGACCGGAACCATTGTATTCCTCAAATTTGTTCCAGGTTGCAATATAAAACAACAAATCGTTCGGAAAACAAAAATGTAAAAATCTTTCAATAACTGAAATGCCATTTTCCTCCAATATCTTTTCAAGTTCGTTGCCGCTTCCGTGAGTCAGAAAACACATGGAAACCTTAAATTTGCCAATTTTCATTTTACAACTCCTCTTTAGCTCTTCTCACGTTTGAGCAAATACTGTAACTTTGCAATACGTTTGAGCATACTGGTGAATTCTCTAATTACTTCCGGATAGTGCGTTATGAGTTCTGAAGCAATTCGACGTGCTTCACAAACGTTCTTGACATGATCAAGTGACAAGGATTGTTCCTTGCTCGCCTTGAACCTTGCTAGTGTACAGGCAATAATTTTAATCAAAATTGGCTGATCTGACCAAAGTTCCGCATGATTTTTGTTAAGCACAATGGTGACACCTCTCTTCAACTTTTGTACAAATAGGCTTTCCTAGTACAGAAACAATGCTTTGAACATGAATAATAAATTTCCGTATCGGCAAAAAAGCTGTAAACGCCGCCTCGCCAGTTGAGTTTCCGCTTTAACACGGGACTACAATACGCATAGCATTCATTAAGACAACAAAAGCACCATTTTTCCCATCGCCAGTGGAAGTTTTTTCCTATACACTGCTTAAATAAAGTTGGAAAGTACTTCCGTAAAACTCGTTGCCATTTTGGTGTGTAGCCACTACAACCCATATGTTTACCTCCTTATTAACACTCTGAGACTTAAGACTTAACCATTAATCAATACAAACAATACGACGACGTGATTCTTCAGCTTCCCTAACGCTTTCATTATGTTTATGATGTTCATACATCCGATTAGTATGATCTTTTTCTTCCTTAAGTAAGTGTTTAAGTGCGCTTATTCTCTGTTCAAGTTGTAAACATCGTTTATCTTTTTCTTCCTTAAGTAAGTGTTTAAGTTCTCTTATTCTCTGTTCAAGCTTTAAACAACGTTTACAATTACTGTCTTTCATATCCATTACCACCTTTCTAATAAGTAAGACTTTTCTTTCTCAAAGATTAAACATTCATCTTCAACAAACTCTTCCACCTGCTGAACTGACATACGACAAGTAGCATTAACGAAATGTAAGGTTTTTCCTAAGTACAACGGAATGAGCGAATTAGTAATATCTGTACGACTCATTAAGTCTTTCTTGTAAGCAATGGCAAAATCAAACAATATTTTTGCCCACAAGGTTGTTGGGAAATTAAAACGCTTAAGAAGCCCCTTTATCTTTAATAACTCATTATAATTGTTGGAATCAATCACCGTCGACCAAGTGTTCTCGAAATCGGCAAACCCTTGAACAAACTTCTTGAGTAAAATTTCCTTATCTACCTTCACAACAGGGGGCCGTTCAATTTGGCCAAGTCCAAAACCAAAGATGGGCGTTGGCTTACTGGATTTAACCTGTTTCCAAACGTCCTCAAAGTGAGTCATTAAATTAAAAAGCGTTCCTACCACCTCTTGGAACATAGCGCCTAAATGCAAGCCTGGATCCTTTGTATTATGAATCTTTGGTCTGCCTAAGAAAGTTTGACAAACTTTTGCCCCTTTGTTAATAGCTAATGTGGTCATCCAAATATCAATTCCAAACTTTGAAACTCTTTCATTCCAACATCCCACCGAATGATCATCCAATCGGCACTCATTTACAAAGGCTTTAACAAGGTTCCCTGAGAAACCGAAGTCGCCAGCAATAGGTTGTCTGACTCTCATTCCATATAACATTCGAGTTAACGGATAAGCAAGGTTATTTGTAATTGTGCCATCATACTTATGTCTAACATAAATTGGTATAACATAATCAAAACCGGAAAATAGTGGTCCACCTAAGTATTGTATCCACCTGGGCATAATGCTCATTAGATCTGCATCAATCACAATTACAGCCTTAGCCTGTAACATATGTGCTTGAAAAAATAAGTTCTTCAGATTTATTCCTTTACCTTTAACCCCGGACTTTGTTGATAGATAAATCTTGGGGGTCTTTGTAGCTACTTTCAAGAACACGTCCTTAGTATTATCAAGCGAACAGTTATCACAGTTAATAATAACAGCAGATTTGTCACCAAAGAATCTAACTAGGCCATCATCCACTCGTTTGGTTGGAAACCCTATTTTGTCAGCCTCATTAAATGAAGGTATGCCAACAACCAACTCAGCACATTCAATACCACTTGGATTTTCAATGTAATCCATATCATTCATGTCAGTTCACCTCAACTTAAAGGAACCATTTAATAAATTTAACCGCATAGTAAAAAATACAGCAACAGGTTACAAAAGCGGCAGAAAGAAGACAAACAAACTTAAAGACCAATCGTGGATCCGATTTACATAACTCTTTATATCTTCTTTCCTCCTCAGACTTTTTCACTTCCTATGGTACCTTCCAAACGCTTGTGTCAATACAATGTGCACCATACTCAATCAAGTTCATTACAAAAATTTGACATAGCCAACTATCGTCACAATGTTTACACTTCTCTAAGCCAATTAAATCTTCCGATTCTATCATATATTTGACGCACTCAGTAAAGCAATCTTTTTTTTCCAAAAACGACTCCAGGCCTTGCTTCAAACAATATCTTCTAAATTCCTTACCTTCCATATGTCACACACCCCCGTCTGACAAAGTGAAATGACCTACCAGCCATGAAATTCCTCCAAAGGGTTGTCACGTTTAAACTCTTTCCCTTTGGTATGAGACTTTTTCTTAAGCACTACTAAGATACAATAATTGATACTACCACAAGATAACATACATCTGTCGAAACGTAAAGCCACAATATTCCAATCACTTTTTAATTTAGCCAATTCAGACGCTGCAATACCCGGTACTGTAGATTCAATTATACGTATATCATCAAAAGCAAAACCGTCACTGGACATAAAGAACCCCCTGATTATACTAATATGCAAATAAAAAAACTTGACTGAATAGACAATTAACCTACGGGTTTGAATCGTTGGTGCTCTAATGCTTCCTCTAATTCATTTTGAAACACAACAGACGTCATACCTTTCAATACCGCCAAACTACCAGCCACAACTGCAATCTTAGTGGCATCACTTAAACTCTTTCCTGAGCCAATACTCAAAGCTAATGCAGCAACAACAACATCACCTGCGCCACAAACGTTTGTAACCTCACTTGTAATAGATGGAAAATGTTTCGGATTGAAATTTGATTTCTCATGTAGATACAAACCATCCGCATTTGCCTTGACAATAACAGCATCTAAACCCAACATTTCAATCAGAGCTTTCGGATTTGAAAACCCTTCAGAACAGGCAACAGTCAACTCTTTCCGATTCGGTGTCAACAAGTTAGCATTGGCATATTTGCTAAACTCAACTTTAGGGTCCACAATTACAAAATTGTTATTTCGTCTTGCACGCGTTGATGTATTAAAGCAGACATCTCTTGTGACTACGCCTTTGGCATAATCCGACACAACTACAATACCATCATTTATCATGTAATCCTCAACGCGTTGCAACATTTGTTCCTCTTCCGCTTCGGTCAGTACGCCGGGACTCTCTTGATCAACACGGAGCAGTTGTTGCTGACGTGCTACAAATCTTAACTTACGGGTGGTCTTTCTGGTTGGACTGATAACACATCGGTCTACAATTTCACCATCATTTAGTAAACCTTTTAAAAGTTCTCCGTCGTCATCCGGACCCCTTAATCCAATCAGTTCAACTGACTCCGCACCAAGAGATATTAAATTTGCAGCAACATTTGCAGCTCCACCTAACATATAAAGTTGTGACTTTTCCCGGAAGACGGGCACCGGCGCTTCGGGAGAAATTCGATTCACTAATCCAAACGCCCAATGATCCAACATACAATCTCCAAGACACAACACTTTAATATTTTTCCTAAACAAACTCATAACTTATACCTCCCTTATCCTCTATAACCAAGTTTCTTTAACGTTTTCCAACTCTTACGCACAAAGTAGGGTAAAGGCTTACCCATGTTTATTTGATCCTGTAGCCACGTCCTAGTCAATGGACTGGAAGGATAACCAGAGCCAAAGTCACCATAACGTTTATGTAGGTTTTCAACAATTGAATCGCGCGTTGTCTTTGCAAGGATAGAAGCGGCAGAAACAACAGGATACGTGTTATCAGCGTTACTTTCAGCAACAATTTCCACATCAATATCAGACGGAAATAAAGATTCAAGCACGATCTTAAACCTTTTCGGATTGCCAGGAGCATCGATAAAGACTTTATCGGGTCTTAAAAAATAAATTATGCTTGACATAATCTGGGCTTCAAGTAAGTCCAACTGATGTTGTCTTACGAAATTATCAATCACAACAGGCCACACTGGTAGTATAATACTACCATCAGCAATCAATTCAATTTCTCCCCGCAAACTAGTTCTTCGTTTACGTGATAGTCGTTTTGAATCCCGGACGCCAAGTTTAACTAACTTTGATTCATCTTTAATATTTAAAAATACTCCAGACACGACTAACGGACCCAATACTGGACCACGTCCCGCTTCATCAATACCGCATATAATCATTTTTGGTGTCCTTTCTTGTACCTATCAGGTACTTTTCTTTCAGAAATGCCCCGATTAATTTTTGCACAAAAGTTATTATAAGTATCCTTATAAACCCACGCGTCATCAAATCCATACATTTCTAAGAAAGATTTCACCTTATTGTAGTTTGAACACATTACCTTCCAGAAAAATTGAACATGTTTGGGAGGTACTTTGTCAAACCAGGCATAAATACTTAAGTTACCTTGTGAAGCAAACCGGACGGAATCTTCAAATTGAGCAAACTTAAAATACTTTACTTTTGCCCATTTAGAACATTTACTATCTGGTTTAGTTGTAATAATGTTTGAATCTTCTTTATCAGTCATAAAATTAACCTTATAATTTCAGGGACTTCAAACTTGGAAAGTTTATACACTTAGCCCCTACCCGTCACTTGCCTATTTGGTAAACCGGGTGACAAGACCGAAATAAGACGTTTCTGGAAGTACAACACTGATAACAACACAGAAATTATCATGTCGTCTTTGTCAAAATCCTGCCCACCTGAACAAACATGCTGCATAGCTTCCTCATATTCAGCATTCATTAATCTCCCACATCGCCAGCATCTAACCTTCTGTGTTGAAAAGCTTTTGGGTGCCATAAACTTATCCTCCTTATGTGCAAACCTTTTTCTATGCTTCCATCAGTCTTGACAATTGATCAATCAACATTTTAAGTGACGTCCTCAGAGGGTGTCCCTCTGGCAACATGTCAATTGTAACTTCGAAGTATTGTCTACTTAACCTTAAGTAATAAAAGCCCAGCTCTTTGGCGGGGGCGTAAAATTGAGACTCCAAGCCTAATGCTTTCTTTAATAACTTCTCCGCTTCCGGGTCAAGCGAATTTTGTTCAATTAAATGTACGGCCATGGAAAACCAAGGACGTGGATCCTTGGGAGACTTTTCGGCCATTTTCTGATACATGGACCAATAGTGATCAAGTTTCTTCCCAACGTCCACCTTCGGCTTGAGATATCCAAAATGATCCACCACCGTTCTTGATCGATGCACATCCAAATTCAACTTATGCGCGCAGTAGTCAACTGTTTCATGAACGTGGCCAGTATATTCCATCTTTTGTGGATTCCTCATGAGCCTAATTGTTTCCGAAAAGGATGGCTTACTTGCTTGAGGTATCCAATTGTGTACACTGAAACAGAAACAATCTACGTGTGGATTATCCAATTGTCGATTCAATATTCTTAAATCGTGTATCCGTTCGTCGATATCAAGATGCTGAAACCATGGAGTTGAAACCTCCTTAAGAATTTTATTACGACAAACGTCAAAGCCATCATCAATTGATCCAGTTAAAATCCTTACATTGTATAATTGTGCTAACTCGATGGAGCCATCTGTACTTCCCGTATCTAACAGAATAACTTCGTCAAAGAAAGCAGACGCAATTTTTAAATATTCATCAAGGATGCCAACTTCATTTTTCATTACCGATCCAACAGTACATTGAGCATCTTCCGAGAAGTGTGAAATTTTAACATCTGTATCAATCAAGAACTTGTAATCTTTATCTCCCGCCAACATTGGATCAGGATTTGGATCGAGCTTTGTATAAAAGTCAAATTTCTTCCTCCTCATTTCCTCGGTCAAGTATCCAAAATGTTTAATTCTAATTGAACTTTGTGCATGATACTCAATAGGATAATAAGGCACATTTCCTACGTGTATCTTTGTATTCTTGTGACCTCGGTCCTTCCACCAATCAATTTTACATCCTTTATACACTTTACAAATACGAGGCATATCTGCAAAACCAAAGTGCTTATCGGTTCGATAGTTATTTTCATCATTCCACATTGTATAATACTGTAACCTTAAACAAAGCGTCTCCGGCGAAAGTTTCCTTAACATCTGTTCAATATACATTCGGTCAACCTTATCCTCAGGAATTTCATCTGCATCTATCGACCATAACCAATTGCAACTATGCTGAATAGTAGCCAAATCAACCAAATCCTGCCGTTGATCAAGTTCATCTTTCCTTTCCTTATCCTTATAGTAGATAATATTATCATATCTCCGGAGGACCAAGGTGATATCTAATGGAGAATCATCATCCAAGATAAATATCCAATCTCCAATTTGTGACATCTTTTTAATCGATTTGTCAAACAACTTCAACTCATCTTGGTCTTCAATCCTGACGCGGTACATAACACCTAATACTAAAGGTTCTTCTTTAACCTTCTGTCTCCAACGTTTTAAAAACGGAATTCTTGAACTACCACCAATCATATCCCACTGTGGTGGCAATGCCACACCGCGCCTAAACACATATCCATCGGAACATACGTAGGAATGGAAACCAGCAAGGTATAAACGTAAAATGAAATCCACATCCTCAACACCTTCATAAAGTTCTTCAACGAAACCGTTAACAGCATCAAAAGCTGACTTCTTAACAAACATACAAAAACTGGTTAAGTAACCCACTTCCCAAAAACGAGGAAAGCCCTTTGAATGTAGCTTGTCCTGAACCGATTGCACATTATCTGCAGTTGCACCTCTCAAATCAAGTCGTTGCTGACCAGGTACGTTGTTGCACAACGGTCCTATTGCTCCAACGGGAGCACGTAGCTGCAAACCGACGTCTTCAATAGCCATTTCCAATTGTTCAACAATGCCGCTAGGAAGTACAATATCATCAGCAAGAAACAAAATGTATTCGCCTTGTGCCTCTTTCGCACCGGCATTACAAGCTCCAGCCCTATTAAGGTTGGTTGCTTTTATAACCTTACCATCCGGAAGTGTGCTTACAAGTGTTTCAATAACCTTAACATTGTCAGGAGTACAATCAGCACAAACTACAATAACCTCCGCGGATGTAGACTTTAAACTCTCCAAACACTGAGTTAAGTGTGAAACGTTGTTACATGTTGGAACTACAATCGACGTTTGATTCATATTACATCCCCCTTAGTCTTGATAGTCCGTAGGGTGTTCTATAACTTCCAACACCACACGTTTCTTGAAAATTTTCATGATTTGTTTTTCGGGATTTCTAGCCGCCCAACTGCCAAGAGTACTTAACGAGTCGAATACATAGTAACACTGTTCCGAACCTGAACACTTATAGTATACCAAGTACTCCCATGTACTCAGGGGCCAGAAAACAAACATCCAGCATAGAAGTAAAGAGATTAAAAGGTTCTTAATCATTTTTTCCTCCTTGTCTATAGGTTCTTTGCTTTTTTGATCACTTCGTAAAGTTCTTTTCTTGTGGAAATCATCTGTGGATGTTCTGCCAAGACCAATTTAACCATCTTGCCAAACACATCGTAATGTGGAATTCTTTTTGCTTGAAACCACACTCGTTTCAAACCAACACGTTGTGCAAACGCATGTAACTCGTTTAAACTTTCATCAGATAAAAGGTGGATACCATCAAAATAAATTGACATATATTGTATTGTCACTAACTTATTAGTAGTTTATACTTGGATTATGTACCCTAAATTAGTACTGTAGTGGAATTTAAACTAGTTTTTTTAGTCTACCTTTATGGTAGAGTTAATTTTAACACTCTATAGCTAGTTTAAACTCTTCTGATAAATTTGTCAATTACTTTTTACAACATAATTTGGAAAATGCCAATAACTTCCTTTTGTAAACGTAGCGTGTACCTCCATCGTGCCACAGCTGATAGTCTAATTTGAAAGTTGGAGAACCAAATACCGAAACTGCGTATGAAAACTCAACATCATTCATATCTACTAAAAGAATTCCATCCATTTCCAAACGTTCTTCGACCATCCCTTTCAAGAACGAATCGACAAACAAACCTTTTACCAATCCTAATATTAAGATCACATTGAATGTATAATGTTCAAAATTGCAATCTTCAATTCGGCCGACATTAATCCTTACTGAACTATCCAAAAGTGCTGAGTAACTACATATAAATTGTTTTGCCGCGGTTTTTGATACATCGTTGTACATATAAAGTTTGACGTCAGATTTAATAAGTGGAAGTATTGCCCCGGTACCTCCGGCAACATCCAAAACACGTAAAGGCTTTTTACAAACCCTGTTAATGAAAAAGTGGCACAAGTTAAACTTAATAGTAACAAAATCTGTTTTCAAATAGTCATATGCACCTCCAGACCACATCCTCTCCTGTGCCTTTACGTCACGCCACATTTTCATTTTAATTTCCTTATAAGTGAGAAACCTGCTTTCCCCGGAAAACGTATTATATCATAACAATTTAAAGCCTTACGTAGTTGATGTACCAACCGCGGTTCGTGATACTGATCATCTTGAGCTGTATCATGAACCAAGATGAAACCACCTGGTTTTACAAACTTACCAATTTTTTTAAAATCAAACTCCACATCATCTTTTTTATCAGAACCATCAATAAAAAGTAAATCAATTTCTGGCGGAGCTTTACACAGTTCACTTTTTTTAAAGAACTCCCGGTTTGTAAGTTTGTAATGTGTAATCCAATTTGTATTTAAGCCAACAGACTCAAACCGCTCCTTAACCTTGTGAGGATCAGACCAACAATCACTGCGGTGATAAGATGGATCAACGAAGTGGACACGGCCAACGTTGTTGTCTCTTGCAGCTAAAGCTAAGCACATTGGAACAAATCCAAAGCCACTACCAATACAAACAATCACTCGTGGTTTGTAAATTCGTACGATTCCGTAATAAAAATAGCCGTATCCCAAATTGTCAGTGTCACATTCATAACCCGGCTTCTCCGTTTCGGTTAATTGATTATATCTATATTTAGGTACACCCGTCTGATGGCAAAACGGACCACCAATATCCAAAAGTTTTAAACACGCCTCTTTGTCAAACAATTTCATATTTATCACCTTGACTTACACAGGTAAAATCTCCGACTTTTTCAAAATACGAACCTTTGTTTTCCTTCCCTTCTTCTTCTTTTTCTTTTTTACGCCATTTTCAAACGCAATCCCAACAACGGGTTTGGGTTCCTTCGATATTTTTTTAGCTGTTTCAACATAATCAACACAATTAACATAATCAGTATAGAAAGTTTCTGGAATCCTATCAACAGACCCCCAAATAGGGTACTTAATATGATAGTCCTTCCACTGATCTTTTTTCCACTTTAACATATTTGAGGCTAATTGTGCATGTTTGCTACGTGGCGTAGTTCGGGGATGCCACATGTGAAACAAATCACACTTCGAAATACATTGAAAAGGCCAGCCCCAAGCTCGTAGTTTTGACCAGAGTCCATTATCCTCGCCACCCCAACCTTCAAAGATTTCAGGAAAACCTTGAACCTCAACGAAAACCTGTCTTGGAACAACTATAACACCGCCAGCCGCACTACCCGGAGTAGGTATCTTAAATTTACTGGTCCTAGAACAATTCTTTGTATCAAAGTAAATTTTATTCTCGCTTTGTGACCAGACATAAATCTGACTCCATCCCGCTTTTGGAACCGTTGTTTCGCGAACCTTTGATATATAGTTTGTTGGAAAAATCAAATCTGCATCTGCAAGTACCAACCATTCCCTATTGGCAAGAAGTTGAACAGCAACGTTAAAGGCCCATCCTCGGTTAAATAAGCCCGTTGACTTTACAAACTTATATCTAAAGGTGGTACAACCTTGTGGAATTGGAACATTATGTAACTCACGTTTTGGACCAATTTCAAGCAAACAAAATTGTGCCCAGTCATTACCTGTAAAATGTAAACTGTCAATTGATGCCTTCAACAAAGGTAACCGAGTTTCATGATGTTGATAAATCATTACGAATGACATATCCATAAAAAATCCACCTCCTTATAATTGGCGACCTTGTGATTCCTCAATGTTTAAATCTGAAATAGTACCTAAAAGATGATTAGTAAATTTGGTTATAAATGATACGTGGAAATCATGTTTAATTTCAAACATTGGATCTCTTCCGATGACTTTACAAATTTCGTTTAGAAACTGTTTTGCACGTACTTCCATTGAATGATACTTATGGATAAATTCCATTCCATTTAATACAATTCGTTCACGCTCTTTATCATGTGCTAACCACCATTCAACCTGCTCGGCAATATTCCTAACATCAAGACAAACCATATTCTCCTGAGGATCAAATCCAAGTATTCTTAACTCCGGAAACCAATCACCAATTAATAACGTATTACACGCCGGAATCTCAAAGTACTTTAAAACTGGATAATGTAATTTACTTCCGGTTGTGGTACAAATCTTCGAGGAACTTAACAATTTTGCATACTGTCTACCTCTATAACTATTTGATCCGCGTTTACTTGGGTCCTCAGAAGGTCTGTCAACTGTATAAAAGTACGATTTACCCTGGAGATATCTAATAATTTGTTGTCGCATGGGGTAGTAAACCGGACTAGCAACCCCTGTATGTAGAACCTCTATACTTTTCCCTAGGCCGTAATCTTTAAATACGTCCATGTCTACAGCGTGAGGCAACCAGAAACACTTATGTCCCTTGCAAATAGTAGGATGGAAGGTTTGTAATGGAAGTTTGTACCTATGGAACACAACATCAAAATTAAACTCCTTTATCATCTCCACCTGCCACTTGACAATAGGCCCATGTAAATCCTCAAGTAGTACACCTTTTGGACATCTGATTTCATCCCAGCCGTCATTTATAAATCCAAAGAGGGCATCAGTAAACACAAAATCAAATTCCTCTTTCGAACTTCTCAAATACGACAGCATTGTTTGTTTACGCCTTATATTTCCAGACATTGCCTGCCGACTAAACTGGCCAGCTTCTAAACCTTCCGTGGACTGTCGAATACATATCACATCAGTCAACCTTGACGCAGCATTTTGGAAGGCATCAAAGTGTTGTGCAACACGTGAACTTCTATCAATCGTAAGCCAAAGAATCTTCATTCAACTACTTCCAACAATTACAAATTTTTGTATCCATATTGTTAAAGTTCCAGCCTCTTCTCATTCCCAACGTAAAGCCAAAAAATAGTGGTAGATAAACATACCATATAGGATATGCCAAAAACGAAGACAAATTAACTAACGTCAAGCCAAGGGTGTACTCATAGCCCATGAAGTGTTCCCACTTCCCATTTATTGTGTTCTTTGTAAGCGGGAACGGTAACCCAACTCCACACCAACGTTTAATATGATGTAATATACATCCTACACCCAGCAATAAAGATGTTACAGACACAATTATCCTCCAAGCAGGGAAGTCAGCAACAAAAATGTTGGAAAATGTTGCTAGTATCATGCCAAGTAAAATAAAGCTTGCAGAAGTAATCAACTTGGCCTTTGATGTTGATTCCAAATACTTTAATAAAGCTGATTTCATCTCTTCCTCCTAATTTGGTGGGAAACCCCACTTTTGTATAAAATAGTCACGACTACGTTGAGTAATATTTCTGTTGTACCGCGTCTTCATATACTCAGGAGGGCCGCCGCCATCATTCCAAGCATTTAATTGTGGAATTGACAAAATTGCACTTTTCCAACGAGCCTCTTTCATTTGAAGACAAAAATCAAAATCGCCCCATCCAATATAGTAATTCTGGTCAAGTTCGCAGGTATCAAAAACTTCACGCCTCGTCAACTTTGTGGCTGATCCCATCGTGACTACATAATCTAATGGCCCTTTAATTGATCTACTGACAAGTCTGCCGTTAAATAAATTACATGCCATAGGTGTTGGAGTACAACTTAACGAAACAGCCCCGAGCTCCTTATGCTGTTCCAACAATGTTACTAACGCTTCCAAGCCTCCACGTGGTACAATCATATCACTATCAAGTGTCCATACATACGGAGTATCAAACTTTGTCAACGCCCTTTCAACAATATCATGTCGTGGTTTACCGGTACCAAGATTACCCATTGTAAATTGAATGTCACAAACGTGAAATTTTTGACCTAGATCCACAATTCGATCTTTATATTTCTCATCTAGACATTCTCGGCCCTGAACTCGCAAACACAAATTTATAGGAATTTCAACGGCGGAAAGCGTTTTACCCAACGTCCTTACAAGTTTTTCGGGCCTTAACCAGGATAACATTGCAATCGTTACAAAAGGTGTCTTTGTTGAAAGTACCCTATCAAGTACTTCAACGTTAAACCCATCCCACAAGCCAGACAAGTATTTCGTTAGCTCATCCATCTACCGCTTCCTCCATATACCAAGTCTTTGAAACTCAAGCCGGTCATGACCTAACTCTCTTATTTGTTCCCAAGTTGAAGGAATACTAAAATTGGAAAAGTTGCGTACTATAAAGTGTCCTCGTTCAGAGCCGACGTACTCGTTATTGGAACGTAAAAATGACAACGCTATGCCTCTCGATGAGCCGTTAAACAACCAATAAAGAAACCTTTGGCACAATTCATCTTCCACAATGTGAAATATAACATCGAAGCAGAGAAACATGTCAAAACGTGTATTAATATCAGACTTCACAAGGTCTGAGATCTTCATACCTACAAAATTTATATCGGGAAACTTTACCTTACACATAGAAATGATTTCCTCGGAGCCATCCAAACCCGAATAACTAAACTCCCGATCTTTAAACGTTTTACAAGAAGAAATCACTGACAAGTCACCACAGCCTATGTCAAGTAGTGTTTTGAAACCAATTGTGTCCCACGCAATCCTCAGCGCGTTGCACTTTTGTTCAGCCCACTGACCGAAGGAACCCCAACCACAATGACCATCCCGCTTATATCTTTGAGTCCAATACCTCAAGGCTTCATTTTCATTTTTTATCTTTTGCATATGGGAACCTTGAAAACACTCGTTTGCACAACTTTGTTAAAATTGAATTTGGATATCGTAAAAGCCAGCTTTCATCAATATGTAACCGATGTGTCATATTTCCAAAATAATGGATTGAAAAGGAGTTTGGGAACACGTCGCCATCGTTTAGCAAAATTGGAATACCCCTTGTCTTTAAATTTTGTGAATTTTGTCCGCAGGAAAAGGGATGAAAAACTTCCTTTGGATGTGTTAATCCCAATCCATATCTTTTACAGGCATTGGTAAAGACATTGACGTTGTTCCACCCTGGCTTCCAATTTGCAATACACTCTTTAAATATGAGGTGGCCCTTAGGGGCTTTAATTATGCCTATAGCAAACATTCCCTCCTCGTCTTCTGAGTCCCTTGAAATTATCCATTCCATATTAGGGAAAGCTTTTAAAGCAATTAGATCGGTATCACAATATAAACCGCCACACTCATACAAAAATGTAAACTGCCATAAGTCAGATAGTGTTCTAACATTACCACCACGTTGCAAGAAGCTGTCATCAACTATTGTGTGTGCATCAACAATTTCAACACCCTCATTATCATCGATCCAATACTTACTTTCTGGCGTTTGACCAGACAACCAAACCTTTACACCATGGCCCGCCACTAAGTGACTCAAGATTGAAAGGCGATTTAAAAATTGAAAATCATCTCCATGCCAGAAAAAGTTGACTATCATACTTCCTCCAAACATAACTGCTTCTTTGACTTCCTTATCAACGACAGACCGCATTGTGGACCGGGTAACGTTACTATTTCAAACATGACCCTGTACTTAGGATTCACCCTTATTTCCCAAGCAGCTTCCCAAGCGTTTGAACATCGATCATCCTGTAACATAAATTCGGACATAGGGCAGGTGTCGTGTATTGCAATTAATCCACTACCCTCCCTAACAAACCTTGAAAAATTGTCAAAGTCCATCAAAACTTGTTCCTTCCGGTGATCCGCATCGATAAATAGGAAATCAATGGGATCCGACCAAACTTCGGCAAATTTATCAGTACTCATTTTGTACATTTCGACGTGAGGTAAGTCTACAATATTTGAATGCTTTATATCAACCGCAACCGCCCTTTCTACGAGAGGTGCAATTCGGTTGAAGGTCACGCCTCCAAGGATACCAAGCTCCACGTAGGTATGCGGTTTCTGAATCTTAACAAGTAATTCTAAGAAAGCGGTATATTCCAAATGTGACCTCCAATGTCACTTGGGCACGGAACCCCAATCCTTGATAAAATCCAACCAAATTGACTTTGGCCACGCCGACATCTTAAATGCATCATATCTATTTGACGCTTTTGGCCCCGTTTCCGGATGCCAAAGGTGCCAAAGTTCGGAGTTTATAAATTTGAAAGGGTAACCGAACGACTGCAACTTCCACCAGAAAAGGTTGTCTTCACCACCCCATCCTTCGAACATCTCTGGGAACCCTTTAATTTCATAATAAACTTCCCTTGGAATTATACTAACCCCGCCACATGCACTTCTAGGCATAGGCATCCAAGTGTAATCCCCGTTACCAAGTTGACCAGAAGTAAGATATTCTTCAGTTTCCTTCCTTGTTAAACAATGAAGTTTCCTCCAACCGATAACAGGATAATCAATCTGTTTGACCACTTCAAGCCAATCGCGTGGAAATATCAAATCGGCGTCAGATAGAATGAGTTGTGCGCCGTTAGACAATTGAGTAACGCCTACATTCATTAGCCAACCTCTATTAAACGCCCGAGTCGTCGGGATAAACAAATACTTAAATCGTTTAATGAAATCAAACTCAAAAATTGTTTGAGTTTCGCCAACTTCAACTATACATAACTCAAGCTCATCAAGTGGTAGTGTCTTCAACATTGCTATTAGTAGTGGTAGACGTTTTGGATGATGTTGATATGGTACTACAAATGAATATTTTAGCATAATACTGCCTTAATGTATAAGTTCTGTAATATATGCAACAGACTTGGAAAACGTTCCGTTGGTTGCAACACTAACCAAAAGTGAAACAACGCCCATTATAACGGCAATAACAATACCAACTTTCAACCGCTTTGAAATATCCTTCTTATCATTTATCCAATCGCAAATGACTTTTTGTTTCGTTTCCAACCTTGCAATTGTTTCACCATGCTTTCCAACAATGTCATTACAATGATCAAACTTTTTGAATAACCGATGTTGAATTCGAGCGGTGTCCTTCGTGAAGGTAGTATAAGCCTTAAGATGTGCAACCAGCTTTTCTTCAAGCCTAGCAGCAATTATCTTTGTCTCCATAATTTCTTTAAGAATCTTTTCTGAATTATCCATTCAAGCACCTCCCCATTAAGGCCACAACATTCCTCCAACAGAAACTGAGAAACCACCTTTCTTCTTTATATCATAATAAGCTAAAAGATCCTTTATCTTCCAAACAGTATACCAAGCCTCTGAAGCACTCCAAGCACCCCAGGTTGGTTCTGGGTCAATAAACTTCCGTGCATACACCCAATCCAATTTGAAATCACTTGCGTCATTTTCTGTTCCAACAAATGTCAAATACTTAGCATCTGCAATCGCCGAACCATGAGATTTACTTATCACTTCAGCACCGGCCATTGTTAAAATTTTCCAGGTATAATTAGTTGTTGTGTTTATCCATTTAACAATGTACCAAGTACTCAAACTAAGATTAAAACCTGTGTTACCATTCCAATATATTTCTGGACTGAAGATACCATAGTCGTAACCTGTCGGAGAACCGCCACTAAATGCTGTTGTTAGATATAACCGATTCCGGTATCTACTAGGATGTTGATACTTTGCTTCAACAATAAAAGGCTCCACTACGTTCATTGCATCTTTTGTGGCAATTTCAGCGTCACTCCCTGATCTATCAAGTGTTACAATACTCCCAGCTACAGATACCAATCCGGAAGGAGTCCACTTCGTCAAATCTAAACTAACACCTTCGAAGTCATCAAAGAATCGAAACGTAGCATCTCCATTACTTTCACTAACTGCTCCACTTTTACGATAGTACATATAAATTTTGGCAGTTCCAGGTGAAATAGGTATACTCGGGGCCTCAATCCAAACTTTAATTGGATCGGCGGCTTTGTCTTCTATCCAGAAGTCAATTTCCGTGGCTCCGTCTGCGGAAGTAAAGGCAATATCCTCAGGGAAATTAAAACACTCCCCATCACAATGAACATCACCGCCAGCGGATGCGCCGACCTCTAGTAACATTTGATAGTTTGAAACAGGGTCTGTTACACTCCCGGTAATATTAACGTTTTTTCGATAAGAGTAATCTGTTAGCCAATTCATCTCTTAACTTATCCTTTGTCCCCAAACTTTATATGTAATTGATAGCCACTTAAACCTAAAGGCGTTGTCGCACTGAGCATTATCATTCCTTAAGTGCATTTGAATGGACTTACCTACATCAGCTGCAGCAAACAATGTTTGTCCAGTAAACTTTTGAATTATATAATCATCGGCCGTGCCACTGTCAAGTTGAACATCCAAGGTAACCGTACTGTGTGCCTGGTCTTGAACATCATCATCACCGTAAGCTTTATATCCCAGAATCAAACGGTTGTCGCCCGTCATAGTAGGGGCAACGCCACACACCACTATATCCACAGTACCTCCATCATAATTCTCCGGAAGCATGAACTCCATCCAATCATCATGTTTATCGGAACCAGCGGGGAACTCAAGATAGACAGTTGATTCATTAGTACCTTCAGTTTCAACCTTCGTTGGCTTGTTTGTATCAATTTGTAATGCAGAAGCGGCAAGTAACTGTATGGTCTGGTCAACTTTCGAACCAGTTAATTCAATCCCGCCAACAGGTAAAATGTAAGCTTCAGTGGCAGTTTTTGCAAAGCAAGCAATTTGTGCAAAGTCGGAGGGTTTTGCAGATGTTAAACCGCCCGGTGTTATGTCCGAAATATAATACCACATGCCAGGAATTAAACCTGAAAGACCAGTCATCCTACCCGCAATTTGACCATAACCAGTATTGCCAACTGTCACATCGTCTCGAACAATTCCGAACGCGGGCATCGTTGAAGCTGAATCTGACTTTGCTTTGTATGCCTTTTGGTCTGTAGTTTTAATGTAAAACCACTCATGCTGATCCAAATCTTCGCCCGCGGTAAAAGGGATACAAGTCGGAAGTTCATTTACCAACTTTGCAAGTAGATCGTTGAACACAGGACACCAATTACGAAGACCAGTGTCTATTTCCTCGAATCCATATGGTGGTAAAAAAACCATTACCTAACACCTCCTATTTACTAAATTTTATATTTTTTGAGCAAGGAATTCAACATAAGGTCCGGTATAAGTGCCAACTTGATAAATACGTAATTTGAATGATACGGTCAAGCCGTCTGTCACTCTATCAGCATTAAGATAAGTCCATGTAGGATCGGTCGTGTAGTATGTATTTTTCACGACATTACCTACCGTAAGTGCTTCAATTTTAAATTGAGTAATCTCCCTTTCATTTTCATTACACGCTCTTGTACAAGAAAAGTCTAAACCAGCACCGCCAATCCTCGTTGTCTCACGCCAATTAAATGTTAAATCAGGACTACCTGAAAAGGTATTATCATATCCTTGACTACCAATTTGAATATTCTGTACCGGTAATGGTGAATACTTAAGAGCTTGGTAGTTCAACGTTTTAGTATCAATATGATCGTTATCAGGTTGTGGAAATCCACTATACATATGATAAGGTAAAATTTCAATATCAAGTGTACATGGCGCAAGTGATTCCGGATCTAACAAAGTGGCCTCGGCAAATATTCCAAGAAACTGAACACTCTTACCTGTGGAATGAGCAGAATTTGTTGTCCATTCACGCCCTCTAATCAAATTGGTAAATTCATAACGATCGGAAAAAACTGTAACATCTTTACAATAAATAATTTCGCCGTCAATCCATAAAGCCAGTGAGCCCGAATACCAGCCCCACTTATTGGTTGAAGTAATTTCAATAGTATCAATGTTCCTAAGTACGGTAATAGTAGTTGTAGTATCAACTAAACCTGGACTCTGGGGAAGATCAAACTTTAAAGTACCCAACACATTAGGAGGTAGATATTGTTGCTCGCTAAGTAAAATGTCATTGTAGTAAACGCCTGGAGCAATAGAGGCCAACTGTGGGTTAATATCTGACTTTTCAATTGCAAGTTGAATACCTCTCAAGTAACCCTCCCAGACCTCAACGGGAACGTAATCAGTCACGAATACATCAGCATATTTAGGTATTTCAGGAGCTACAAAATCGGCTACACCAGTTGAGTAAATTTCTTCAACTAATTGTAAATCCAGTACATCTTCTTCATGTTTAAGTTCAATGATTCTAAAATTGCGATTAATGTTCATAGTAGTGTATTGAACGGTCACCACTTGTCCCTTACGTACATCCAACTTATCGGTCTTCAAACGCAATATGCCACGCGGACAACTAATTTCAAACAGTACCCGAGGAGCAATCTTTTTGATTGTATCAAGGTCGGTGGACAAGCCAAACTGTATTCGTTGTATCCTTTCCGTTCCAGCAAGTTCATATGCAGCAGGGTCATCAAGATAGTAAGCCACTCTATCATAACGTTTTTCAGCACTGTCGTATTCAATTATCAATGAAGTATAAGTTTTCATGTATGTTGGCCGACTTATTTGTACACTCCCGGCCACAATTCTACTGTTAGGAATTGTATCCGATGCAGCTTCTTCACGTTTTATGCCCATTGAGTATTTACCATCGGAAGTCAATTCTGAATAACCGCCAATAAAATCCAAAAGTAACTTAATTGCATCTAACAGATTTGCAGCACCTTCTCTGAGTGTTAATGAACAACCTAAACCTTCGGAACCTATAGTTTGGGCAACAGTTGTGATACCTGACGTGTCGACTTTGGTAACATCTAATCCAATTAACCTCTCATTTGTAACCACATCATAAATAATTTCAACAGGATTAGCATGTCTTCCAATTACATGTGAAACGCCATAAAGAAGTTGTGGGTACTTTTGTACAACCATAGTTATTGGACCCGGCGTCGTTTGTGCCGATAAATCCTGTCTATGTGCAAAATAACAAATATTTCTATAGGCAGGCGTCTCAGCTGTGTGCATTGCATCCAGGAGTGAATCAACAGTTTGTGTTTGTGTACCCCAATAGAAAGTACCCTGTCTAATCCCTTTGATCCAATCGTCACCAACATCCCACTTTGGTGAAGGTTTTGTGGTCTCGGCAGGAGGGATTTCTCCTGCATCCAAAATTGGCTCTTTAACCCAGTCAGCTAAATCGGGAAGTGTAAGTGCTACGCCAGAGCGTTTATAATTCACAGCCTTATCCGATTGACCAAATCGTAGCCATACTAATTTGTCTACAGGTCCAAGGCACACCATTGCAGCCATATCAATGGTATATGTATGCCAAACATACACCGGTCCCTTCTTACCTTTTGGTCTTCTTACATGTTCTTCAGTTCGAAAGTTTCCCATTTCCAAGTACAAAGGTTGTACCAGTTGCTCGCCCCAAATTACTGGTATTGGTGTACCGTAATTAACCTTCGAAAACTTAAATTCCGCAGGTTCAAAGGTAGTCTTCTGTCTCCTTCTGCCAATAAGGTTTGTCAGCATACTGACGCCAAACATTATTATTGGGAACCATGCAACCACTTATATTCCTCCAACCCTTAAATAGTACCTAATTCTGTCTTTATGGTCTTGTGTGAATACCGACGTATGACAACCAGCACCAAACGAACAAGAAAAGAGTTCATCTTTGTCAAGCAGTATTGCAAAAGTCACTCTACTTCTCTTGCCTCTGCCGAAGATAAAGACGCAAAGGTCGCCTGGTTCAGGGGTATCAACAAAGGTCAAATCATAATGTTCTAATACCCATTTACTAGCTTCCTCAGGCGTTCTGTTCAAAATTTCATCAAAACTAGGGTGTTTCAGTTCCGGTTTGACTACCTTGAAGATCTCAATTACAACGTTGCCACAATCTCCGCCAACGCCCTTTTTACATTGGCCAAACCAAAATGGAGTACCCTTCCAGGATTCCGCTTCCATTCTAATTTTCTGAAGATTGCCCTCAGTCATTTACTTCTTTTTGCCCTCCTTCATGTAGCTCTCTCTTCCTACAAATACTTGGTCCTCGTAGGGCGCCCAGGGGAAACCGATAAAGTTATCTGCGTTGCTAAACTTATTTTTACATGTATCGATTTTCTTATCACAACCGGCATAAAACACAATGCCATCGCCAACCTCAACAGAAATAAACGGCCAAAACAATGTGATCTTACCCGAATTATCCTGACTAACAATCATACGAGCCTCGCCTCGGTCAGCAACTTTGGCAAAGCCATACTTAAACCAATCCGTTGTAGAATACCAAGGGTCAGGAACTTGGATTCCTTTTCCTGCCAGTGTTATTGTTAACTCCTTCTTGTTTGTATCAATCCAACTTACAACTCCAGAAACAAAATAGTCAGCCCTACTAAGCGCACAACGGGTACTGAACAATCGTAAGGTACAATTTGGTGTGGCAACGTGACCGACAACAGATAGTGCTCTTTCTGCCGTTTCAGCCAACACACTTACCGAAACGTCTAAATCATCAGCCGTTACTTCGGAAACAACACCTCTGAACAAATCTTCTTCCGTCGCTGCATACGGATCAACAAGCTTAACCTCTACATCAAATTTGTTGCCAAAAAAGTGGATAGCGTAATCCGATAAAAACTGTACAAACTTTCTTTGACATTTAAACGAGAATTCATCCCGGTCTTCCAACTCACTTAACTCCAGTGCACCAAGATCAATCTTAACTGGTTCGTAAGTTATAGCACCTACCGTAACCTGGATATTGGTATTAATTATGGCCTTTACTTCACTTCCATATCTAAATATGATTCCAAAGACTTTCATTAGTTTTCAATTAACCTCGCAATTATATTACAAACAGGAGATAACTTGAAATCAAGTTCCAATGTGTCTTCCACAAAGTACCCTGACACTTTAAAATGAATCTGTAAACTACTCGTCACCGCTTTTGTTAATCCAGCGGAAAGTTGTAGTCTCAAGTAAGTTGTGAAATCTGATACATTGGTAACGGTCACCACTTGTTGCGTCCTTCTATCATGTTGGATTATTAATGTTGGATAGGTAGACCAAACATCCTTGTACCATGTTGGAGTGACATCAAGGAACGTACTTCCAATAAGAGCATTAGAATGTACACGCAACTCACCGCGCCATGTACAAAACTTTACAGTGCCACCATGCACAGAAGTAAAAAATGCATTTCTAATATTCCTCCAACTATTTACATCTATAAGTTGAAACTCAAGTTCAGAAATTACAGGTGGCCTTAATCTATAAGTAACTTGAGATGAAATACCATACTCTTTTCCCTTTCTCCTCACTGTAGACATTAGACCGCCGCCAGTTCTTGGACCAGTGGCTATAATATTTGAAATATCCACTTCGCTAGCAGGTTGTGTAAAGGACGTTACAACATTCTCTAAACAGTCAATTTCAAGAACGTCTACTGTGCCAACAAGTGTAGGAAGTTGTTTTACAGTAGCAAAAGTACTAATTGCAGGTATAATCCATGTGTCAGATTGGACATAGCTCTTATCTAACCTCCTAGCAAGTGTAATCTTATTTCCCAAAATTGAAAAAATTCGTCTCACTTCCCATCGACGCAATCTGCGTTCCCACACTGCAACGAGATTTTCAACCTCAAATTCCGTAATATCATCCACATCAATTTCAAGTGCATAACTAGGATCGGTAGTTGGATTTGCATACAGTGGCCAGATTGGCACTATTACAGCCTTGACTGCTGTATCAATAAATGTATTAAAATCCTGACGTCCCTCGACGGCATCACAGACGGTATAAGAGATTTGTCGAACCGGACGTGCAGTGTGTAGGAATCTCTTTGTAGTTCCATCCGCAAGTAATCTTCGCTTTGTTTGTGCAGCGTATTTAATCTTTAGTCGAGTGGATGGAATGTTATATAACAGCCAATGAAGGAAAACTGAAAAAACCGCGGTACATGTAAGAGTTTTGGTAACCGGAGAAAACGGCGCCGGTGGAGTCACGCCTGCATCCATCGTTTCGCTGACTTCAACTCCTTCCGGAAGTACAACAGTAGGAATTAAGGCAAACTCTTCCGATGGAGCAAGTGTGTAAGGAAGTGCCGGAATTTGCATATTAAAGATCGTTCCCTGAGTAGCAGCAGTCCAACTTACAGATTCGTCATATCGATTTATCAAGTATGACTGTTCTTGATCACCCATTATGGCATATCCAAAGTCAACTAAAGCGGGAACAATGTAAATTCCCCAATAGTAAAACGAAACCGGTCGTCTTTCCAACACTCCACCCCAGGTGTACATGTAATAAGAGGGATTGGCCCAAGCAAACGGTCCACACGGTGGACAATCACAAAACCGGAAGTCGTTGGTATGTCTAAAACAAACAATCACACCTTTATCTAGGCCTCTTCCAGTCATAACATTTGAGCCAGGATCCATAAACCAAGAGAAGTCCACACCTGTTGGAGGCCCAAGTTTTGCATTGACTTCCCCTTCATCAACATCATCCCAAAGTGGTATCCACCAATCAGGATGTGCAAAGATACCAAGTTTTGAAACAATACTGTAGCCGGCTTGTAATACAACACGAATAGCATCAAGGATAGCATAATCCGCTTCGAAATCCTTACGAATCGTTACTATAGCATAGTTTGCTTGTAGTTCCTTGTTAGCCATGTATAAAGAAAATCTCCAATTTATGCATTTTCAAATGCTAACTTGAAGTAGTCTGATGGATATCCTGCACCGGCAGCTGTCACAACTCTCTTAATCCAAATTGCGGCAAACTCATCCGGACCTAAAGTTCCACAATCCAATACATCACCATGTACTTTCGAACTTGGCTGTACAAAGGTACACTGATCAATACCTGCAACTTTACCCGCGGCAGTTGCATTGGTTGTGCCTAAGTAATTTGATGCAAGATACAGAAGTGTAACACCAATAATACTTTGTATTTTAACAGCATCGCCTTCAACGTCATCGGTAGAATTAAAAATTTTCTCGCCCTTGGCAAGTTCGGTTATGAAATCAGTACCATTTCCAATTACAACCGTGGAGCCATTTTGGAAATTCAATAAGCCCGTCAATTGAACAGGCTCGCTTGTTGTACTTTTTGTTCCACCTCTCAGGATCGAAATTTCATCATTTGGAGCCGGCGTAAATTCTGAAATCCAACACTTTACGTTGGACCACGTAGCCGACGGGTTCTTATTTGCGATATAAATTTTACGATATTCAGTATCACCAGCTTGACGTTCAGCATCACTTACATCATCAAAAACGTTTTCGTCAATACCACTTGTAATCTCATCAGACCAGTCAATTCCGCCACCGTGAGTATCACCTTCCGGCCAGACTACACACTCGTAAAATTTTAATAAACTAGGATCAACAGGCATCTTACACCTCCTTATTCATAATTCCTTATAATATACCACCGTGAATACTCATCCGTCAAGGCATCAGGAAAAGCAATATACGCTTTTGTATCAATGGTCACAATATCTTCAGCACTTAAACCCTTACCTTGCGTTTTCCATATCCACTTATAAGCACCTCTCATTCCATGTGGCTTCTCTTCGCCCAACATTAGTGGAAAGAGTGTATACTTATCGTTAACATTTCTTTCAAAATAATTACAATATGGCATAAACCACACCGAACCCCTTCCCGAACTTGGCTCATCTTCATTGACATAATACCTCCGGCCAAACTTCCAAGCGGTACCGTCATACAAGCACTGAGGTCCACCCACACTAGTATTAGACCCAAAAGCAATCTGTTCGCTCGAGAACGCATAAGAAGCAGGCTGGTCACGTTTTCCAGAGCCATCAACTAACATTGGATAGGGATCTTGGGTTCTCAACGCAAACCTTCTAATTAGTCCGGCATAGAATGCAGGATATGAAGATACAACTCTTATCACGGCAATAATTACATCTTTATCACCAAAGAACCAATATTTCATATTGCTATCGTGGAGACCAGCGTAAGGTACATTTACATATGCACCGTTGACTACAGATGGAATAAATGAAATCGCTCCAGGTTGATCTTCAAATCCGTTCCCAGCCAAGTAACCGGTATATCCATTAACTTGGATCCCACAAATATCTGTATTGCCTGTCAAATACTTCGTTATACCAAGATAAATTTCTTCCTGAGCAGATTCACCAGTAGAATAGTATATTACATACTCTTGACCATTGGTTCCAGTTCCAACTTTCTTCTGCGTCCACCCAACCGTGGTGTTAATAAATGTCTTCAACTTTGTAAATAAATCACCCAAATCTGTTGCAGTTGAAGCTTCTTTTTTAAAAGCCATCTCAATCCTCCTTTAAGGTTCCTTTACAGCAACCCCTCCATTGTAGACAACGGGACGATGATCAGGAAAAGCTCTGTAGAAATCGCCCCAAACTTCAATTTGTTGAGCTGGTGCTAGACCATAAGTACTCACACTATATATATATTTTAATGAGCCTCTAATTTCTGCGTTTACATCTGCAATAACTATGGGACTTAAGATGTAACCACCCGATCGTGAATTAGGCTGATTTTCCAACAAATTTATTTCATATAATCCAAAGCACCCAGACTGTATTGGATAATAGTTTATCAACGCATTTGAGCCCATACCTTGTAGCCAACCATCGTTAGTGTGCTTCCGGATAAAGTAAGCACTTTTCTTACCGCCATAGGTAGGCCAACCACTTATAGCAAAGTATGGACAAGGTCGTGCCCAACCGGTTCCACCAAAGTCATAATATGCAGATAAACTGGGGCCATATAAATGATTCATACCCAAACCGATCATTGGATATGGATCACTATCCAAGTAACTTGAAAACTTACCAAGATAGAATGGCATGTGGTAAGTACTAACCTTAACGAAACCCATAATTACATCTTTACTACCAAACAGCCAATACGATAAACTTAAAGTCTTTGCTAACCGGATAGCCGGGAGAAAGTAAGAATTGGCATTTGGACTACACTCAAAACAGAAAGCACCTGGTTGATCAATAAAATCCTTCCCAACATCAATACCTGTATAACAGTTAAATTCTAAACCACAATGATTGTCATCATTATAATACTCATGGACTCCAATATATAAATTTTCGGCAGCCGATTCGCCTGTTGAGTGAAAACACGAATATGATCCACCCGCCGTTGGATCAACTCCGGAGTGTTGCTGCGTCCATCCACATGTAAGAATAAATGCAACAAGAGCTGCATACAAATCATCTAAATTGGTCACCGTCCCGTACGACTTTTGATATGACATCTTACTTAAAACCTCCTTCTTTAAATCATTCTACGTACTAACTTCTTTCCAATATTGTTAGCAACGATTTCACCGTATTTTTTTGATCCGAAATATTGATCAAGTTGTTGTTCATCAAAAATATTCACAACAGTTAACTTTGGAGGTTCAACTCCTCTACCTGGCACTATCCCACCTTCTTGGAAGAATTGGCCTAATGGCGATAGCTGCGTTGATACAGATTGTAGATTTGATACATAACCACCAAGTTGTCTTGAGATGAATTCAGATACAGGCATTAAGCCCTGATTAAGGGAACTTAGAAACGCTAAGCCATACTTTCTTACCGCCCGAGACTGTAATACATACTCGCCTTCATGTAATATTGCAGGTACTTCGCCACCTCTTTGGAAACCTTTTGCACCTGTGAGGCCTTTAAATAATCCCCCAAAGACACCGCCAACCAAATTCTGAAGTAACTGAAGTATGGATCCTAAGCCTCCGCCCGCGGTTCCACCAAGTGTACCTAAAATGTTGCCAAAGAAACCTTTTTGTGCACCTTTTGGTTCGCCAATAATGCCCTTAAACAATGAACCAAACAACGTTTCCATGCCACGTAATGGGAACCCAAGCCCCTTACCAAGCAAGCCTGCTCCACCACCTAACAAAGTTGGCAAGAGCGACACAAGTCCACCAAGTTGAAACCTTGATACATATCCACCTTTAGCGCCTCCAAATAAGCCTTTTAACCCACCAGCTATTTGTTCAAATCCACCTTTCATGAAGCTACCTAACTGCTGTATTCCGCCAAATGCTTTTGTTATAAGTCCATATAAGAAATTAAATGGTCCCATCATTGACGACCATTGTTTCTGTCTCAACCCAAGTGTTGCAGCCTCTTTAAATTCTTCGGGTGCCTTCTGCCATACCGGAGGAGCTTGTTCACCTCCAGAGGTAGTTCCCGTTCCAAACATGCCGCCAACACCTTTAAGTAATCCCATTGCTGGTCCAACAAATTTCAAAGCGGTCAATACGCCGCCTATCCAGAAACTAGGAGAGCCAATTGTCTTGAAAAGATGTACTAACTGTGACGAGCCTGTTTTTGCAATTAAGCCGCCGTGTTCAAGTCCACCAATTGCTTGTAAGAAGGCTGTAGGCGCACCACCAAGGCCGCCACCACCTTTTCCGCCGCCTAACATTGCACCGAGTCCCCAACCTTTTAAACCGCCTCCAAGTTTTCCAGCCCAATCTAATAACTTACCCCACCACATAGGTGTAAAACCTTTCTTTGCAAACAACACTCCACCAAGTTTTTCTAATAAACCTTCTGGACCAAGTGCACCTCCCGCGAAGAGTGGCAAAAGTGCGCCCAATACGGGTCCACCAAGTTGATACTTTCTGACTGAACCGCCTACTTGATGCCGTAATGGAACCAAGCCCGAATTTAGCGAATCAAAGAACGACTTACCATACTTACTAACGGCCTGTTTCTTCATAACAAATTCGCCTGCATGTACAATTGCTGGTACCGCACCACCTTTTTGGAAACCAAATAAACCTTTGACCGCACCAAACAATCCCCCTAATTTGCCTAATCCGCCTAATATTTTACCGCCCAACCATTGTGAAGACAGCCAAGTTTCCCGACCTAACCATTTGAACCCGCCGGTAATTTCACCGGGTATTCTTTGTAAAAAACCTAACGTTCTTGACCAAAGTCCAGGTCCCGCAGCCCCAACGGGTGCCACACCAGGAGCCACACCAGGAGCCACACCAGGAACACCGGTCACAACACCAGAGACGCCGGGACGGTACCCAGCAGCAGCAAGCTTCTTTGCAATATTAAGTTTAATATAATCAAGAGTTAGGCCTTGAACTTGCTTCCTTTCCTCTTTCACCGTTGCAACAGTATCTTTCATGAAGTCAAGACCCAGGGCTTCTAATGCCTTTGTAACAGCCCAACGCGTTGCAATGGTAACCAATGCCTTTACAAATTCAAATTTGAAGCGTTTTATAATATCACGCCATCTTAATTCAAAGTTTTCACCATACACGATCCACCTAGCAACCGCATCTCCTACTTCTGAGGTTAGATCATTCCACACTTGTGATATCAGTTCACCAGCTTTAACTGCAAAGTCTTGAACTGCTGCCCAAGCGCCACGGGAATAATCAACCATCCAATCAGATGACGTCTTGACTTTCGCCATTAAGATATCCCAGAAACTGTGCTGTGACTTCATGCCCGCTTCAGCTTCTTTAACAATGTTTTCCCACATTTCCTTCTGGACTGAAACAACCGCTTCAGAGTAAGCACGATGATATTGTTGCGACGTTCTACTAAGTTTCAGTTCGTGAACCAAATAGTCATCAATTTGTTTCATCCGAGCTTGGAAATACTCTTTGTTATACTTTCCACTTAACCTTAATCTTTCAACTTCCTCTTCAAGCATCTTCTTCCAAGATTCTCGTAATCTTACATAAACGGCTTCGCCTAATTTCACAAGTCCTTCTACTTCTTCCGCGTGTTCTCTTACTTTTTCATTAGTACTTGCAAGATCTGCTTGATGTGCCCTCAGCCAAACGCCCGCTGCTTCTAACGAGCCCATTAAATCGTCCTCAGAACCTACAAATCCAATATTTGCTTCCGTCAATGCAGCAACAACTTTCCTTGCGCGTTCTTGAGCGTTTCCATAAACTAAAGTTGCTTCGCCAACGTCCACCAACCTTTTATCAACTTCCAGCAATGTTTCCTCGAGCGCAAACTGTTTCTCCAACCACTCTAATGTAGACAGACCCGTGTCTTTTAAAGTCTTGTTATAGTTCCGTGTTTCTGTTGTCACGATTACAAGTCGGTTGATTAATTCTGTAAGTACCTTTTGCTGGGCTTCTGTAAGTTTGTTCCAATCGATATGAGTTTGAATTAACTCTTTTATTCTTTCCGGCGTGGTTTTAATGGAAATGTTTAAATCATCAATTATCGTCCTCAACGTTGAGTCTGACTTCCTCATTTTGTCTATCCATTCAGTTGCATGCTCCTGCGCTGCAACTAAATCCTTAAGTTTATCATCTTCGTCCTTAAGGGCTTTAACCACTTCAATTTTCCAGTCAACCAATTCCATATGTTTCGAAATCAATTCATCTAAACCTTTTATATTCTTATCCTGAGAAGCAGTGTAGTTGTCCAAACTGCTACTTAATAAATCGATCCAGAATAGCAGTTTTGCAGCAACTTCACCGCCTGTTTCCCTTGCCACATTGAGTTTGTCTTGTAACTGAACTTGAGTCATACTTTTTACTTCAAGTTCTGGATATAACTGATGAACTACAAATCGAAGTACTCTCAAATACCCTTCCAATGCAGACTTTTGTCTCTTCTTAGCTTCAACATCCTTATCTCCAGCTGCCAAAAGTTTGTCAAAGAACGACGCTTCCTTATCTTGAATGGCTATCACGGCCTTTGACAGGTTAATTCTTTTGGTATTTGCATCGGTAAAGGCTTTCACATCTGCGTCGGTTGCTGCAACTTTTTCATCAATCAACTCGGTATACAAATCGGTGGATCTCTGTTCCCAATAGTCACGAGCCTTAATCATTTCTTCTAACGTGGCCGTTCCCATTGCATATCTTAATTCAAACCTTTCCATATCAGACAACAGACCTTCAAATGTGTCCCCCGTTCTCTTTGCCATCTTTTCGGCTGCGTCGCCAACATCTCCCGTCCCAGTTTTCACTATATTTTTAATCCGTGACCAAGAGTCCTTATGAATTGCATGAATGTCAACCAATGTATCAGCAACGCTATCGGCAAATTCCTCATATCGTTTTGCGGTCTCCTTATGAGCTTCGCCAATTATTGGAAGCAAACCAATCAACTCGTGATACATTTGCATAAGTTTTGCCATTCCCCACGAAACCAAAGCAATAGCGCCAGCAAACGCGGTCAAAGCAATGATTGTTGCTTCAATAGCAACGTTTAAAACCCCGACTAATACAAGACCCGCAGTTCCAAAGGCCCGTGAAAGTAAACTTACAAGGTTTGCGTGTTCTTTTAGCCAATTGTTGACAACAGCCAAAACACGTGAAAATACATTAAAACGTTGTTCCAACTTGGATACTGCTTCTACAAGGAGGTAAATTAAAATTAGAGGCCAAACTCGTTGTAGGACGAGAAATGCAGTACGTAACGCTCTGGTAGCACCAGCTAAGGTAAACAACGACCCGGCAGCCATAACAGCAGACACAGCCATTCGACCTAGCCACATTCCAAAGCCCTTAAGCGCGGCGATTGTAGTTGCCAATATTGCACGCAATATAACCAATGACTCAACAACTAAAACTTTCAAAAACCGTCCAAGTATAACAACAGCTCCGCCAGTGCCTCGAGCCGTCTTTCCAAGTTTGAACAACAAGAGGTACAAAGGAAACGATACTTTCGACACCCACTGCATAGTCCGAGCCAAATACTTGTATACACCAGATAAGTGAGCGGTAGAGGCCAATGAAAGTACCATGGCCTTGTTTAATGCAGTAAGTAATATTGTAAGACCCTGAATTGAAATCCGGACTGAAATTACCGTTGCGGCCAATACCAATAACTTCCCTATCCATGTAAGCGTCAAACCAGTTATAAATACCATAACGCCAGCTAATGCTGTCACCTGTTGACCTAAGAATAATGTCGCCTGTGCTTTTGTATATAACAGTTTAATAACAGGTTCTAAACCCCGCTTTATATACTCACCCAGTTGTTTTTGGTAAACGAATGTTAAAACTTGAATTCGCCGTAGCGTACCACCATAGGAATCCATAAATTTATTTACTTGTTCAACACGAGGTCCCAACACTTCAAATGTAGAACTAAGTCTTGCCATTGTTAACGCTTGTCGTTGCTGAATAGGGTTCATTTCGTCGGTTACTTTTAACAGGCCTTTTGATTCAAGAGCGTCCTTTCTTACTTCAATACCATAACGTCTTGCTGCACGAACGTTACCGGAAATTGCGGCCTCTAACGATTGTGCTACCTCAGTCACAGAACGACCTTCTGCAGCAAACGATAAAATTCCTTCCACAAATTCCATAACTTGTTCTTCAGCAACGCCCATAACGCCCAAGAAGTCAACAATAGGACTAATAGCATGAATTACTGTAGGTGGTAAAATTCCAAATTGAACAGATAACTCATCCACAGCCTTCGTCCACTGTGCTGTAGTCCAAATAGCTTTTGCGTTAACTGTTCTATAAACCTCAATTGCTGCAACTAATAAATATGCGGATCTTTCCATTTCGACAGAAGCATGAACCCACCTGCCCGCAGCCTGGACCAAACCTATTCCAATGGCTTCAATTAATCTACCAACACCAGCAAATAACCGTGCCCAAACAAGTTCAACAAGGATTGCAGACGTTGTAACTCTTCTCAGTGCTGGAACCATTCCTCTGTTAAGCGCTTGTGATGCTTGTCCCGTAGCTGCAGTAAATCCTTTCAAACCCGTTGACACTTTTGCCGTTGCAGAACCAGCACCTGCCATTGCTCTTCCAACTCTACCGCTAACTCCAGCAAGGTCTTGCATTACGGCAGAACCTGTGATTGTAGCCCGGCGTAAACCTTTAATGCCAACGCCAAATCTATCTAGTATGCCACCGGCATGGTAGAGGCCACGTGAAAGCATTGAAAAGACGCCAACACCGCCCGATACCGTTCCAAAGAACCTGGCAAAGCCACGTGAAATACTAGCGGTACTGGTCAGTACCAAACCAAAGACTTTTGCAAGTTTTAAACCTGTTTCGCCAAGTGTGCCCGTTCCCAACATTAAATCGCGAACCATTAGTTTTGCTGTTGCCATGACGGGGGCCAGCTTTGCAACAACAGCTGTATATGTCGCAGTATTCCTAATAGCAGATGCAATTCCGACGCCCACACCGGCAAAGGCAATTCCTACGGCTTTAACAATACCTATGGTGTTCATCCAAACAGCATTAAGAGCACTTGAAGACCTCGCGGTAGCTCTGAAAGCTCTACCAACCGAAGCGCCGGCGATTCCAATTTCCATAAAAGCAGGTATCAATCTCCGATATAAAATTTGTGATTGCACTACTATCGTACGACCAAGGACGGTAAATGCCTCGCGGAGTTCCGCTGTTTGTTTATATCCTGATCTTACATGACGACCCATGACAACAATAGCTTTAACAAAATCGGTGCCAACGACTTTACTGACATCCCTAACAGCTACTCCCATCAGTCCAACTTGAGTCACGAATGTTTTGGTAAGTTTACCTACTTCGGGTGCTAGTCTTTTTATGGTGGAATGTATATCACGCCAATGTCTAACAACAAGGGCCAAGCCTGCGGCCGCTGTGGTAACCTTTACAATGGTGCCAATATAGCTTTTTGTAGCTTGTACGGCGCGATCAGTTTCCAATTGTGCTTGTTTAAACGTAGCCTGGATCTTCGGCTGCAACTGGGCACATTGAGTCTCAACTTTCTGCAAACCTTGACGGATCTGACTAAGATCCCATTCTACAGAAATACTATAAGTTTCTAGTGGAATATTACTTCACCTCCGTGGTTACACGAGTATAACAAATTGGTCTACGGACCGATTGTGTCGTCACCCCGGCTTTAAGTGCTTGTATTACTCCCGCAGCTTCTATGTAAGTATTCACTACAAAGAGTTTACCATCTTTAAATGGCAGATCTTCTAAAGTATTCTTCATTAAATTCTTATTCTCTTTAACAGCAATCACCGGAATACCTTGTTCAAGACAAGCCAATGTTGGTAGTCCAACGCATCCATAAGGAATAACTAAACATGAAATATCCTCTACACTGAGACCAAATTTGTGATTCACTATCCTTGGACTCCGGTATAAACCTCTTAGTATACAATGTAAATAAGTAATTGATGACGATTCCGGAGCCTTACGTGGCTCAACAATGCCCACTTCTAATTCCATAACTTCCCTTGATGCCATCATCGGAGCGTGAGCACACGGAATTTGATAAACTTCAGCTATACTATGCGTCAGCATCGCTTCAATTCCGCCCCATGGGTTAACCATATCATTTTCGTCATTAAAGTATTCCTTGTGAAAATGTTCAGGAACTTGAATGAAAGTTGACAAGCCAACAGCATCATATTGAGCTTTATATTTATCTATTATTTTAAATAGTCTTTCCAAATGATTCACGGTACCAATAGCCCTCCCTGATTTAGCATATAACGATGCCATTTCCATAATATTTTCCATGTGCACAACATCACAATCTAAACCTAAGGTCACACGCGCTGAAGAAACGGCATTAACTATCTCATTGTTAAAAAAGTTGTCAGGGTGTTTATCAGCTAGCATAAGAACCCTGTTTGATCTCACTTTCTGTAAACCTAACTGTCCCATTAACAGCCTAGTAATTATACTCCCTTCAACATATAATCCATTTTCCGGTAACGTGTTAATATCAGAAGCATTTACTACGTTAGGATGTGTAATTAGTGCATCACACGAACTTGCCATCAACCTCGCAACCGCGTTTCCATCTCCACAATGTCCACCAAGTTCTGCCCCAATACCGGTTGGTATCAAAAGGACGGTTGTAAACTTGTCCGTATGCTCATATTCACGTTGACGGAAGTTGAAAATTGAACCCAAAGCAAGATCGTAGCCACTACCAGCAGGATCAAGAAAGTCTACTTCACAGTTATGCCCTGCCGGGAAAGTTTCAGTAATAACAAAACGGATAGGTTGTGCACGAATGGATTCAAGACGCAATGCGTTAACGGACCCATTAAGTTCCAACTTACCCGTTGGTAAAAAGATTTCCTTCGTATATACCCTCATAGTCTCTCAATTACATGCTTAGAAATCACTTTGCCTCCAAACCATCCAACAGAAAGTTCTGTGGCAACATCTGCATCAAACACGCCGCATGCAAATATATTCAAATAAACTCTCTTTAAAGTTTCCAGAGTATGAATTGTAACGTTACTAGTTGTAATAAACTGTACAGCAGTCACACCTCTTAAATGTGGAGGAGAAGTCTTGTACTCCTCCGGTTGACCATGATAATCCCACCAAACCAATTTTTCCCTTACCATATTTATTTGGTCACAAAGTGCTTTGAAGTAAGCTTTAATGCACTTCCTGTTAAAGGTTGCTGGATTACAACCGTGTAAATCAAGAATTAACTCCATGCCGTAAGTTTTCATCTCGAACCCCCCACTAATTGAGCTCCGTTTCATATCTCCTTCCCAACTGTGCAACAGCAACATTTTACTTCCAACATCAAATAGAGAGAGGTAATTAAAAACCTCTCTCTATTTGTCTTTTTTCTTTGATACGCCAACGGTCTCCATCAAGCCTTTCTTACTAAGTGAATCGAGTGTTCGTTCAACATCGTATTGCTTACGTGGTTGAGTACTTGGTACACCTTTCAACTTTTGACCATGTAAGCTTGCTTCAAATTCGCGGTCTAGCCGTAACCTTCTTGTAGCAGCTTCCATCAGAAACTTTAATTGATCAAGTGGTAAATCAAGTATCTGATCAACCGACCAACCGTAATTATTGGCAAAGAAGTCAACTACTTCTGAGAGGCTGGTTTCACCGCGATATTGAACTTGGCCTTTATCAACTCGCCATACGTCTTGAAGAAAGGGACTAGAATTTCAATTAAATCCTCCAGTACCACGTTTTCTTCAACCCACTTTTCATCCTTATCCAAAATTAAACCACCAATTTCCACAATTGCATCTGGAACCTCAGTTAGAATATCCGGTAGAACGGTAACAACATCTTTCCAGGTGAAAGCATCAATATTGATGTCTTTAACCTCTTTTAAATCTTTTAACGTCTGTCCAACTTTCTTGATAATCTGAATTTGCTTCTTCAGTCCAGGCTTCTTAATAGCAATAGTGTCACCGTTGTCAAGTGTAAAGTCGTTCCCGAAGAAAGCCTGTTGTTCAGCCGACTCCTTAGGAGTTGGTTTAGCAGCTACCTCAGTTTTTACCTCTGGCTTTGGAGTTACTTCCTCCTTTTTCTTTTCGGTCATGATAAAACCTCCTCATAGAATTTTGTCCCGCGTGTTTGTTTTAAAAAACTGGTCAGAATCATAAATGTCAAATCCCACTTGACATTCCCCCTTAATGTTTATCTTTTATCTCACTCTTTTTATAGTACCACACTTCAGTGCCACATAAACGACCCCCCGAATAAATAGTCTTTATTTCCACAACCACAATATCTTTCCGGCTTACAAATGCTTGAACTCTTCCGGTAAACTTTTTTGGTATTTCAAGTAAACCCATGGAAAAAATCTCAAGATGTGGAACGCCTTCAACATGACCGGAAATTTCGTTCTTAGAGGTTGTTAATGTAGTTACAGGTTCAGAACAGGCAAAAAATAGTATAAGAACTAAACATATCGAAGCGGTTAAAATAATACTTGATTTAAGAGATGATTTAAGAAGGGAAGCGTTAAGGCGGGGAAGTTTGTCTTTGTTTATGTTAAACCGTTGAAACGTCATAGCACTTCATTCTTTCCTTTTAACTAGGTGTATATCTGGTTATTCTAAAGATGTCTTTCCCACTTGGTAAAGCTGCACAATCCCAGTTCACAGTTGCAGTTAGCGCTCTAAACACGAATGGGAACTCAGAAAGATCGTCACCAAAGGTAACTGTAAGTTCCGCTGCACCCTGCGCTCTCCATATCCTAATAGCAATTGTGTGTCCAGCAGGTGTTTCGTGCACAAACAGTACGCCAACTTCATCGATGTCCAATGCGCCACCAAAGTCAAATGTTTCAGGCGGACCTGAATCTTGTATACCAGAGCCAAGCACGTACTTTAAATTAGTCAGATTCCATTCAATTCCTGTTACGGTTAACTGAACGGATTCCATAGTAACGTACTGTTTAACTAGCGTTCTAGGAGAACCTTGAAAGACTTCAAGTCTCTCTCTGGTAATTGCAAATTCAGCACCAGATCTTACTGCACCAACATCAAAGAAGTCACCATAAGAGCCACCAGCATCGCCTTTAATAGGTAATGTTGGGGAACCTTCACTTGGGCAAGGTAACTTGTCAGCTGGGCAAAGAAGCAGTACACCAGGACCGAAACTAAAGTTGTCCGTATCGTATACCGGCATGTTCCAGGGCATTCGTTTTCACCTCCTCTTCGTTTATTTTATTCTATTCAATCCTTAATGCTCACTTGTTCACTTAGTCTGGCAAAACAAGTGATTTGAATATGCGGTCATATACACCTACAACAGCGATCCCGTTGTCAACGCCAACTATTACGCGTATCTCTTTAACTGTTGGAATAGTCCAGTCAAAATTTGTCACATCAGACCATGTTAGTCCAAAGTCGGTTGATCGTTTTAGCGTGCTGCCATAACCACCAGCAAGCACAACGCCAAAATCAAGATAAGAAAGAGCGTAAAATCCACCTTCACCTACCGTAACACCAAGATCGGTCCATGTTGTTCCATAGTCGATTGATCTCAATAATTTGATCGGATTTATTGTGGCAGCGATAACAATTCCACCTTCCACATACGTAAGCGCGTATATACGTTGTACTCCAGCTTGTTGACCAAGATCGGTCCAAGTCGCACCGTAGTCGGTTGATCTCAGAATCTTGCCATTGAAACCCGTTCCGGCCAAAGTGATGCCATTCCCGAGATAACAAAATGAAAAGATCTGAGTCTCGCCTGCTTGTTGACCAAGATCGGTCCAGGTCTTGCCATAGTCGGTTGACCTCAAGATTCTACCGCTCATTGTTTCACCGGTTCCAGCTAAGGCGATTCCTTTCTCAAGATAAGCAAGTGACGTAATGGGTTCCGCGACAGGTGAGCCAAGATCGGTCCAAGTCGCACCGTAGTCGGTTGACCTTAGAATTTTGCCTGGGCCTTTACATCCCGCCAGCACAATACCATGCTCACAATAGGTCATTGAATCTGCTCCCACTGGTCCAGCTTGTTGACCAAGATTTGTCCACGTTTGGCCATAGTCGGTTGACCTAAAGATCAGTCCCCCACCTATACCGGCAAGTACGACGCCTTTAGTACAATACGCAAGCGATATTATAAGATTGGTTGAAGATAAAACCCCACAATCCTTATATGCCTTACCTGCTAGAGCCCTATGGATCCAAGCTTCTCTAATCTCGACAAACAAGTTGCCAAGCTTGTAACCCCAAGGTGACTGCCAATCCATATTTAAACATTCTATAATACGTCTTGGAAGTTTTCTCATCTAAATTAGTACTCTCCACTTATAGTCTAAAATCCAAATTTCTTATCTTTCCAAAACTCTAACCGTTCGAGAAGCATCTGATTAGAAGGTGACTTTAACAAGGCACGGGTTATTCTCCGGATTTTGTTTCTGGCAGTTCTAACCTCCTGTCTTCGGTACTTGCCAGTTTGGAGATTGTGCTCTTGCTGTCTTTCCTTCTTAGAGCCTCTCTTCCTATGTTGTCTAGTCATTACGCCATCATAACTAGACCTCCTATTGAGTTAGAATTTTCCTTTAAATAAAAGGTATTATATCTCTAATAAAATCTTTCAAATAAGTCAAAGTTCGTTTTACGAATGCGGGATCCGTAATAAGTATCCAAATAACAACGCCAACTCCAAGTGTACAAGCTACTAATTCCATTAGAAGTTGTTTAGCCTTTCTTTTTTCCTTTGGCAGCCCAAATAGCTTTATGTTGAGCCAATGCCTTTTTATAAGTTGGGAAACAGGCAATAACTGTACCTTTCTTTGGCCCACGGTGATGAATTGTACACCATTTATTACCGCGCTTCTCAATCTTACGGCCTAACATCTCGCCAACGGCGAGTGATAACTTAATAGCAATTCACCTAAGTTGTTTCTTTAATTGTTCATCCATTATTCTTTCTTTTCCTTAAACTCCTTTGGAACCTCATCGGTTTCATAAACACAAGTTTCCAAAATTGTAAACATCTTCTTCTTATTCACTTCTAACTTACAAAGGTTACATTCCATAATGGGAGTACGAAGAATCTCCTTCATAAGCTTGATGTTATTGTCTGAAATTAGCAAAAATTTCATCTTCTATACCTATTTTGATCTTGCCATCTTACGGACCTCTTTTATAAAACTTCCAGAGGCGTTTCCGGTTGAGGCTGACCATTCGCTATGGTGTTGGTTGCGCCACAATTGCGACAAACTCTTGATACAACACCGTTGAGAACGGACACATACAAGTCCTTGTATTTTATGCGAAGTACCTTCTTCTCACGGTCCGTAAATCCCAAAATGGCCCTGCACTCCCTACAACGCCATACCTGATCTTCAGGTAAGAGTGACTGTCCTTTTGACTTCTTTGTAGCCTTTCCAAAGTCTTGCTTTTTCACATTAGACCTCCTTAACAGTCAGTTTATACTTCCGTCCATTCAGAACAGAAAAATTCTCCTTACGCCGAAACTAAAAGTCCTAGCTAAATAAATTATATGAAATCTTCCCTATAAAGTCATCACCATTAAACACCTTTATGTACTCTTCTTGACGCACTGCGCCTTCACATCCAAAATGGTATAGTAAGCACTTAGTTCTGCGTCAAACAAATTTGGTCCAGGTCCTTTCACGTCCTTACAAACAAGGTTAACAACCGAATTTTCGTACCTCCGTTGATGAAGAGTGGTGTGTACTTCCTCAGCTAAACTGAACAATTCATCAGGACTAGAATGCCAAATCCAAACACGAAGTACTCCCGAAATATAATCATACTCGCGTTCCCTTGGCATGTACTTAACGGTTATTACAGGCACATCAGGATCTTCAAATTCACTGACCTCTCCAACCCGGGTGGGCACCAAAGTTGCATTTGTTAGTTCTTTAACAGCTATTGACAATAACTCATTTATCATGTCGAAAACCTTTACCTCTTATGTTTAGCGCCGAGCTCACTTTCAATGATTTTTTCTATATCATCTTCAACTAAAATCAATGCTCGAGTTATAAAATCGTTAGAAGACATCTTCCGCGTTCCAAATACAACATATCCAACGTAGTGTACTTTGTCTTCATCCACTCCAATACGGGTGATGAGTTTAGAACCGTCTTGGACCGTCTCCCTCTCAACCTTTTTACGCATGTAACCCGAATCCACAGGGCACTCTTCTTCCATTTTCAACTCCAACATACCTGTTGCCTTCTCTGTAGCTTTTAACAACCTTTTAATTACCGCCTTTTCAAACTTCTTAAACATATCTAACCACTATTATATATTATGAATTCCGGATTTAACTATAAGGACCTTTGTTTCATAATGATGCACTCCGTTTTTATCAAATCCCATATTAACCACCGACGCGGAATACATCTCCCCTTCAAACTCAATCACATCACCCGGTAATATCTCATCCCTAGACATTATAACTCCATCTGCGGGAATAAACTCTCCTGCTTGTGTTAATATACGAGCCTTGTCTGACTTATAGAAAAATACCTTAATACTGTCAAAAACTTTCTGACTATCCGGCTTTGTATGTCCTAGTCGATCAGCAGCTAAGATAGTCACAGTTAAACCACCAGTTACAACTTCATCAATATTGTCAAAATCCTTCGCTCCAAGTCTGGAGCCAGCTTTAGAAAAAACGAAGTCTTCCGTAACGGTAGCCCCAACGTTTTTAACTGTAATGGTGCCAGCACCAGAGGCTTTTACGGATAGTAACTTACTTTCCGAAAAGGTTATGCCAAGTGGCGAAGCGCCATCTCCGGCGGGGCCGTAGGCTTGACTTGCGTCTCTATATACATCAATAGTATGCTTTAACCAAGCATCAAACATGTTGTCCTACCAAATTAGTTTGTGATAAGTGCGCTTAGTTAGCGTCATAACGCTATACATTATGGACAAACTAGTTGATTGATATAACCACTTAGCTCTATTTCGGTCAACAGTGGACATGTGTGTTTGTCCATCAGTTCAATTTCAGCTGCATCAAGATCCGTACAGTTTTGGATCTTTGTGCCAAGTTTAACATGAGAACATGGTCCACAAGTACAATTGTCTAGTAACTCAACCTGTCTGTTAGTTAAACCCCCGCCAGTTCCAACATTCAAAAGGTTGCCCATCTTACAATCTGAAAACACAGGACAACATCCAATATTTAAGAGTTCCTTTTCACGATCAGTAAGCGTTAACATCTAATTTACCGCCCCCTTAAATTACCTTCCTATAATATTTGAGGATTGTCAAAACCTCTTGTTCTTGTTCCTTAACGCTTTGAAGACTGTACGAATAACTCAAAATTCTTTCAGAAGATAATCCCTCATTCTTCTTCTTGTTCCACAACATAGCCCCAATCTTTAAACAACTTATTCTCAAATCCTCCGGTAACGCAGTAAATCCAGCCTGATAGGTAATGTCAATTGGCGTTGCTTCGTTGGTTAGTGACGATTCAAATGAAACTAAACCAGTAGCCGGATCATACCATTCTACCTCAAAGACAGTTTCCGTAACCCTATGTTTCACTGTTGGCGTGGTAACAATTGGATAGTTCTGAAGAAAGAAGTGTTTATGCGGACCTAATAGCTGAACTTCTGAATATGATTCAATATTAAACCTTCGCTTGCAAAAGGAACTTACAAAATCGGTCACGCCCTGTGTCAAAATATTTAGTATATACTCATTCCCGGAAACTGAAATCCCAATCCAATCTGCAAGTTCTTGGTTGTCAATATATCTCAGGTCATATGGATATTCAATTACCTTGAAGGATTTTGAACTGTTAGCAAAGACTTGATTGCCAGCTTTCAATCCACTGGCAATAGTGAAGAAGTTATAGCCAACTTTAAATTCAACAGGAGATGTATCAACCTGTGCTGTATATTCTGTTGCAGTAATTTTGGTAAGCGAAACCGTGCAAACTAGAGTGCGGGCAATATCAAAAACAGTAGCAAATGGACTTGAGGGTTCGTTTAGGAAAGAGAAATCAAGTAGGATATTTTGTCCCTTAACAACTTGTCGCATATCTCCGATCCCCTATCAAACAAACTACTCTCCTAATTTTCTGGCCTGTTCCCAAACCTTTTCAATTTGATCATCTGGGACTTCTCTTAAGAATTTATATCCAATTAATTGAAGGTTCTTAACTGATTGTTCGTTTTTACAAACAGCAATACCGTTTAAGACCGGAACCCTTTCAAAATAACAATCTTCTTCAAACTCACCAATCAGTTTATGCTGTGTAAAACCTAGCACATAAGCCATAATAATTTGACCTCCTTGGACCTTAATATAGCCTTAATAGACACTAAAAGCCGGGACGCCCCGGAATATCTTTTATCTTTCTTTGAAAAAAAACCCAGCCTCAAAAGACTTCATCCATAAGGTAATTTTACAATTAGGCAATCTTTACGTTGATTATCCTAACAACAGCCTGAGGATCTCGGCTAACCATAGTTTCATCACAGAAGATGTCAAATGCATCAAACTGTGAAGAAGTCTTAGCCAATGGCTGTACTGTTAGTTTAGTCAACTCACCAACAAAGACCTTTGTAGTGTCAATCACAAAAAGCACAGTTGTGTCTCCACCAGTCATGCCTGTAATGTTGGTTCCATTGGAAGTCAACACATTAGAAATGTTGCTGGACACATAGATAGGCACGTCATTGTAGGCAGGAAGTTTGAAACCTCCTTTAACCTCCGTAACGTTCACCCACCTCTGCAGTGATTGTAACAACCCAATGATCGATCTGCGACAAGACTTAGAGCAAATGACCATATCAGGATTGCCTCCCCGCAAAGTGTCAATGGCTTCGTCCAACTTTGCTCTTGTCAGAGCAACACCGCCCATGTCTATGGTAAGACCGGCAAGTGCATTTAAGCCGTCAAATGCCTTTGCGTTCTTTGCTGGTTCACTGGCGTTGGTGTAGTTACCCCAAATGTAAGCATAATCCTCCTTGTCCTTAAACTCCATGGTCTTGTTCTCAATTACCTGAGCAAGCAAGTTACCGAAAGTCTGGCCTACGGCCTGAGCCTTTCTTGTAACCTTACCCTGGCAACCAATTGTTCTGTATGGAAAAGCATACTGATCATAAGAACCAGTACTTTCCTCCAAATCTTCGATGTCGTTAACAAATACACACGGGGTTTCGGATGGAGTCTTTCTTACGAGGTACCAAGCATCACCGCTACCGGGTCTCCTTGGAAGGTTAACTCTCAACGGATTAAGATACTCAACTAATTCAGTTACAACACGATCAATCTGTGGCTGCATTTTGGCGAAATGACCAGACAGGCCTTCACCAGTTGCTGGCCAATCAGGCATCTTAACCGCACGGATGACCTCTCTCAAGTTCTCTTTTGGATCCACTCAAAATCACCTCCTTCTATAGAAAATATTATGACCAAACGGTCTTCAAAAAAAATTACTTAATCACCTGACAGAGCCTATTAAGCTTCTCAATCGGATTCATCTTCTGATAGTCAGCATCGTCTTCCAACCTAGGGATTTCCTCTTCCTTTTCAACAAAAACACCTCGTTTAACAATGCCTTCAGAAAGAGTCTTGAGTAACCCAGCAACTTCATCCCACTGAGTAGTCAATCTTTCGATTTCATCAGCAACCCAGCCTCTTAGAGAATCGATATCCTCTTTCTTTGCTAGATCATCTGGGATGGCTTCAATTACTTCCTCTTCCTTAGGTTCCTCAGTCTTTTCCTCTTCCTTAGGTTCCTCTACTTTTTCCTCTTCCTTAGGTTCCTCTACTTTTTCCTCTTCCTTAGGTTCCTCAGCTTCACGTTTCTTTTCAGGAGCAGGATATGGATACTCACCAGCCAAAAGCGCGGACACCTTTTCTTTAATTTTCTGAATTATAGATTTTGCCTCTTCAGAGCCAACAACCTTAAGTAACCCATCAACCATTTTGATTATACCCTTTAGCTGTTCCACTGTAGAAGCCTGTCTGTCAACTGCTTCAATCTTTTCTTCTTCCTTAGGTTCCTCGACTTCCTCGACTGGGATTGCACTAATACCAAGCGCGTCTAGCTTGTCATTAAGAGCTTTCACCTGCTCAATCAATTCAGATGTTGATAAATCAATTTTCTCCTCCTTGGGTTCCTCGACTTTTTCCTCTTCCTTAGGTTCCTCGACTTTTTCCTCTTCCTTAGGTTCCTCGACTTTTTCCTCTTCAGGCTCGGTTATCCTCTTTACCTTTTTCCACTCTTTAGCACACTCTGTCATGGATGTACCTTTTCCCATACACTCAGACATAAACTTTTGATAATCAGTCTTGGCTTGTGCAATAACTTCGTCAAGTCCTTCAAGAGGTTCTTCGCGCTCGACTTTTTCCTCTTCCTTAGGTTCCTCGACTTTTTCCTCTTCCTTAGGTTCCTCGCGTTCGATTACTTCCTCTTCTTTAGGCTCCTCAGTCTTTTCCTCTTCCTTCTTAGGTTCCTCTACTTTTTCCTCTTCCTTAGGTTCCTCAAGGGATTTCGACTTTTGGAGTACCTCCTTGACTTTCTTCACTTCCAAATCACCTCCTTCTTCAATAAGATCAAAATCTTCAACGAGATCCAACAATTCCTCTAATTGAGCATCTCGTTCAATCCACCAATCTATAATATCAGCCTGCCAAACACCAGGCACAGACACTAATGAACATTCTAACAGCAACAGTTTTGAAGCAACAGTAATCTGTTTGTTATATTCCTTACTCCACTTTGACTTCCTGTCAAGAATTTTACCACGGATTGAAAATTTAGAAATGACTCCTTCAGTGACCTTCTCCCAAATTTCCATCTCCGCGCATGAAATAAGAGCCTTAACCCACAAGCCTTTTTCTCGAGCCTCAACTTCAATAACTCTGCCAATTGGTCTATCCGGATTGTGATTGAATAGCAATGTAGGACGATTTAACAGATCTTGAGCAGCTTCCTCCAGAGCCTCTTTCGTAATAATAATATCGTCAACCCCAAGATCAACAGTTGTCGCGAATCCTGACACAAACCACTTCGGCTTCTTTTCATCATCAGGCTCCGCTTGTCTCTCAATTATATCAATTGGAAAAGTAAAACACTTTTCTCCATTACAAATCAGTTCAAAATCGTTTAACTGATCCAAAGACATACCTCCTTAATAAAAAGACAAATGCGGCGTTTACGCCACCTTGTTTTCTATTTTAACACCTTGCAGGGCACCTGTCAACCCCAAAACAACACCATAACTCCTTTTAGGACTACAAAAGGCCTCTGTTCCTCATTACCGCGGTGAAAACATCGGGCCACCAATCTCGATTGAAGTTCGCTTTCCCGTTGCAGGATCTACAGATCGTAATTAGATTGGTTGGAACACAATACATTGGATTATTGGGGCCTTTTATCTTGTCAGACCTTTTACGTTTGTGTTCTTCAGTTTGTCTGTAACCTTTACGTGACAATTTGTAACACCCTAAACGCTTTGTTCGCCAAGTGTTAAATCTGCGTTGTACTGGTATCGAATGTCTTCTTTCCCGATATTTACGAACTTCAAATTTATTGGGAACCGCCAAGAAACACCTACTCTCTTGTGGATGCCCATGAACACCTGCTTCGGCTCTGCAGATGTAAACATTTTACCGAGGGAGTATTCGTTTCCACCGATGAAAGACCCGTTAATGATCTTTTCCCCTTTCACTCGATCGAGAAATGCGGTATTGTGAAAGTGGCCCATTGCGACATACTCGAAGAACTCACCTTGACTAGCCAGCAGCTCCGATAAACGATGCACAGCCCTATCGATCCCGTACCACGGAATCCCTGCCCAACCTCTGATGTTATCTCCATGCAATATTAAAAACTTATGTCCATTAATTTCGCGTACACGGTAGAAACACTTCGGAAGATCAAACTTAACGTTTGATTGATCTTTTAGAGCCAATGTTAACATTTGGTACAAGACATGGTCCCAGTTCACATATTGATTCTTATAACGTATCTCCTTTGTCATCCTCCCGTGATTACCAACCACGCCAACAAACTCAACCTCTTCGAAGTTTGCAGCCATATCTCTAATGAACTGTGAAATGACAGTTGCGCCACCAAGACACCATTCCATTACAGTTGTGTGTGAAGATTCAATTAACTCATTGTGAATTGTTCCACAGACAAAATCTCCTAAACCTAAAATCCACAGTTTAGGAAGGTTGTAGTTCTTCAGATGTGTTCGTTTCAATTTTATTATGGTGTCTGCCAAAAACTGCAATCGTCGAACGAACTCACCAAAGTTGTAGTTGTTAATTCCGCCCACCTGTTCAAAACTGACGTCTTCACCAATATGAGGGTCGCCAAAGAGTAGTACCGAATGTTCCATTTCAACTGTCCTATCAACCGTTTGTATCGGAACGTATGGAGCAACCGGTAACACTTTCATACCATCACGTAACGTTTCCGTAATTCGATCCTGCAGTGCCAGACGTTTAAATGCTTCCCTCAACTTTCTACGTGTTTGAACTAAATCTGCATTCAGCCGGAAGATTTCCGCCTCGAAGTCAATAGATGTTGAATCGTTAGTAGTAGGATGAATAAAGGTTGACTTTGCCTTAGCGCGTTTAAACTCATTTAGATTAATTAGCCATATTCCCGGCTTCTCCGGATCCTGTTGCATACTAACGTTATGTCGTTTTGCATACCTGACGATACTACTCTGATTAGCATAAGGATACAGCTCCATTAGTTGTTTTGAAGTTACCCAAATTGGTTCCATTTGGTACCTCCTATTTGGTTATTTTTGCGAAACGGTTTATTACACAGAATTTGTAAGTTTCCAATATATATAGAATTAAAATCATCACAATGGTAATAACGGAATGGCGGATCATTTACTGTTTCCACCATTCCGTATTAATTAAATCTTAACTTAATCACCAATACATTCTTCAATCATATCGCCTAATTGACATTCTGTAGCAAGAGGACATGTACCTTGATTAAGCAATTCTCTCTCTGCATCGGTAAGTTTAACTTTATTTTTGATTTTCTGCCCAAGTTTCATGTTGGCAACTACCGGACAACTACCACAATCGAGTTCTAAAGCAGAAGCATCTTTCAATTCGGCATCTCCATCCAGCATATCATCAACCACTAACATATTAGCAATTGGGCAACCTGTCATTTTATCCTTTTTCTTGTGTGCACCTGCTTTCTTAAAATCAGGAACAAAATCATATTCCTGACTGATTTCGTCCACGACAGGTGTAGAACCGGGTTCGAATGTACACTCCAACTTAAGCCAACGTCCAATTCGTCTCACATCAACGGGGAAAGTTTCGTGGTAACCGTCTTTTGGTGTCCACTGTACTTTATCAAAGTTCTTCTGTAATTGCGTTGTCTTAACTCTAACCTTGAGATTGGAATTGCCTCGTTCCGTACCAGTCACATTTAGAGTACCCCAACGAGTATATGGTTTATCCGCTTTAAATTCAACGGTCCAAGTACCGGTATTGAAGTTACCTTCTTCAGTAATTGGCTGATAGTTTGCACCTAAGCCGTAATGCCATCCGCCAAAGCTTAAACCAGCGCCCTGAATCCCAGCACCAGCTAGTTGGTATCTAGATACATTTAAGTCGCCAATGTACAACCACGAAGTACCATCAAATTCCTCCGTCCAATAATGATACTTCGCAAGATATTCATATCCTCCGAAAGCTAGACCTGCATTTTGAGTGCCACAACCGGCTAAGTACGCACGAGCAGCAATTAAATTACCTCCAGCCGACCAAGAAGTTCCGTCATACGTCTCCGTAGTATTCAAAATTTGAATAGCGATGTCGTCCCAACCACCAAAGCTTAAGCCTGCATTCTGAGTTCCGCAACCAGCTAGCCCATATCGAAATTTATTAAGGTTGTTGCTAGCAGTCCATACCGCACCATCATATTCTTCAGTGAAACCAACACGTGCGGATACATAACCACCAAAGCTCAAACCTGCATTTTGTACACCGCAACCCGCGAGGGTCCAACGAGCTGTATTAAGATTGCCCCCTAAAGACCAATTTGTACCATCATATTCTTCTGCGGGCTGGGCCGGCGCACCAATAGAATATCCGCCAAAAGCCAAGCCTGCATTCTGAGTTCCGCAACCAGCACAAGCTTCCCGAGCAACGTTTAAATTCCCGCCAGGCAACCAACCTGTTCCGTCATACTCTTCAGTTGTTACGGAACGACCAGTACTTTCGACGCCACCAAAACTCAAACCTGCATTTTGTAGGCCACAGCCAGCAAGGCCTCGACGAGCTGTATTAAGGTTGCCTCCTAAAGTCCAAACGTGCATTCCTCTTAAACTACCTGCTAAAATTGGTTCCAGACCGGTATGAGGAGCATATTCTTCAGTTGTTCCTAAAATATTCAGTGTCGCATCATCGTGACCACCAAAGGATAAACCAGCTTGTGTGGTACCGCACCCGGCTAAAGATGAACGTGCAACATTGAGATTGACCGAGCTGGTCCAACTTGCGCCGTCATATTCCTCCGTGGTTCCCATCGGGCCATAACCACCAAAGGAGAGACCGGCATTTTGTGTGCCACAGCCAGCTAATCTGTTTCGAGCAGTATTCAAACTTCCACCAAGAGACCAGGTTGCGCCATCGTATTCTTCCGTTGTTGCCAACCATGATCCACCAAAACTAAGCCCCGCGTTCTGACTACCGCAACCGGCTAATGAGTCACGTGGTTGATTTAGGCTGCCACCAACGGTCCAAGTTGCGCCGTTATATTCCTCCGTGGCTCCCGACAAAGTGGCGCCATCCCAACCGCCAAAGGAAAGACCTGCACTTTGAGTTCCAGCTCCAGCTAGATATCCACGGCCAGTATTGAGATTACCACCTAGTGACCATACTGAGCCGTCGTATTCCTCGGATAATGGGGAAATGCCGTTTGTATATCCGCCAAAGGAAAGACCAGCGACTTGGGTGCCACAACCGGCTAGAAACCTTTTTTTGTTGTTTAAGTTACCGCCTACAGCCCAAGAAGCTCCATTATATTCTTCCGTGTCCTTCACAAGAGTATATGCTGGGTATTCTCCACCAAAGGAGAGACCGGCATTTTGTGTGCCACATCCTGCGAGCCACTTACGCGCTTTATTCAAATTGCCACCAAGTGTCCAACCACCAACTATGTAACCAGTAGCTTTAAAATCAAGGTTATTTAAAACACCCTCATTAAAGTCTTCAATTTCTGTCCAAGTTTTTGTTTGAATCATATCTTAAATCACCTCCTTTTCAAAACGATTTATGCAAATTATAAGTTTCTTGACGTTTTAACCGCAGTCATATGCGTTGGCATCTTAATGAACATACCTTTCAATGTTTTCATCGTGTTTAACAAATTGTCAATTAAACCTTTTATCAATTAAGTTGGATCAACAACCTCTTCCGAAGGAAAACGGCTATCCACACCAATATGATCTGTAATACTGAACACCGGTACAGTTACTGGGTCGCCAGTTTCAGGATCCGTTCCTTCATGTTCGGGCATTAATGCCTTACCAAGTGTGTCAGCATCAGCTTGTGAGATATGAGTTACATAACCGGCTCCTTCATTCTTCACCCAGTAAGCCAAATCGACTTCATCACCAGCAATTAAACAAACCGTCCTTAAATCGGCTCCGTCCCCATAAGTTTCAACCAAGTCGTACTTATGAGCAATAAACGCGAAGTCAATATCGGGATAGTGCATATTGGGCCATTTTGTGTATGGCCTGTAACCACGTAATATATCCGTTTCAATTACCGGAACAATCTGTAAACACTTTACTATTCGTGCCATCTTAACACCTCCTCCTATTATGCGTAGTATACATTCAATTATATTTTAGAATTGAACCCTTAACTTTACAAATATTAAAATCCCAAAGGAACGTACTTATTTCAAACGTTTACACTTTTCCCTTTGTCCAGACCAACGAATATCTGGAACAAGTACATACCTCTTTTCTTCGATCCGATCTTTATATTTAATTAAATCCTTAAACATTCTTTTTAATTCATTTCTTATATCATGACTTGGCTTATAACCAAGGTCAAGTAAATGTTGATGATCGGGATTATAATAATGTTCTTCAAGTTCAATTCTTGGATTTTCAATATTCCAAATCTTACAATCTAAATCAAACTTGTTACCAACTTCTTTAACAATTTCAGCCAGTTGGTAAATTGAATATAATTCCTCAAATTGATTAAATGTTCTATATTCGCCCTTCTTTGGAGGATTTTCAAGCGCAAGGGTTAAACATTGCATTGAATCACGTAGAGGTAAGAAGCCACGCGTCTGATGACCTTTGCCATAAGGTGTTAATTCATGCCCGATCACGGCCTGGGCAACAAATCTATTAATAGCTGTTCCGAAGCATTGGTCCACGTCAAATCGTGTTAGTAGCCGTTCATCATCTCCCATTTCATCAATTCGTGTTCCATATACTACACCTTGCATAATATCTGTAGATCGTAGATTCCAAAATTTACAAGCCATTATGATATTGTGGGTATCATGAACTTTAGTCTGATGGTACCAACTCCCAGCTTGTCTCGGAAAGATAAGTGTATCTTTACGTCCTCTATACTCTATGTCAAAGAAGCCTTCCGGGATGTCCACACACGGAGTGCCGTACTCGCCCATCGAACCGAGTTTAATAAGCGAGGCTCCAGGGCATGCCTCTTTCATCGCATACAGTATATTTAACGTGCCCATCAAATTATTCGTTTGAGTAAAAACACAATGGTCAACATCCAACATGGAATAAGGAGCGCTTGGCATCTCGCCAAGATGTACAATTGCATCAGGTTTAAATGATCTTAGAAGATTCCAAACAAAGTTATAGTTCGTTAGATCTCCTTTAATAAATTGTAAACTCTTGCCATACCTCTGTCTAAATGCGTGTAGTCGCTCGGTCATTCGGTAAATTGGCGTCACGGAATGTGATCCCATTTCCGCTACCCATTCGCGTCTAAAATAGTTATCACAACCTGAGACTTCGTGTCCACGCGCTACAAGATATTGTGCTAATGCAAAACCAATATAGCCATCAACGCCGGCAATAAAGACCCTCACGACTACCTCCTACCAATTCTTCTTTGTTCTCCAACGTAAATTCGTTCTCCAAATTTCACTCAGTAAATAGGGGATGTAACCTAACTCTTTGACCCTGTATATCAGTGCACGTAGATCCTTTGGCAAGCAACTTCCACCAAAGCCCAAATCTCCATTCGGTCCCGGAACGTCACACTTGCCTGGTCCAAACCGTTTATCAAGAGCTACACATTCTGCAAGTTTATCATAATTAACACCTAGGAGTTGAGCAATGTTATACATTTCGTTTGCAAAACTCACCTTCAAGGCCAAGAATGCATTATTGAATGACTTAATTAGTTCTGCAGTTGTTAAATCGACATATATGATTGTGCAGGTAAAATCCGCTATAAGAAACACACGCTCAACCAATTCAAAAACCGCTTTTTCTTCTGTGCCAATAATAATTCTATCCGCGTTTCTCAAATCCTCAACTGCATGTTTCTCACGAAGGAACTCCGGGTTCATTGCAAAACTAATTGTTGGATATTGTGACTTTGGATAATGAAACAGATTTGAGTACTTTGTTTCTAAGCCTTTCGTAAAACCGGCAGGCATAGTTGAACGAATTACAATAATCAATCGTCTTTTTAATTTGAGCTCTTTTGCACGTTCCACTAGATTGTCTACCGCTTCCTTGACAATACTAACATCGCACTCGCCGGATTTCTTCATAGGTGTAGGCACGCAAACAAAAATTACCTCAGCTTCCCTTACCATTTCATAAATTGATCCAACGTCCTTATACTTATCATATAAGTATATTTCATGATACGGTTTTAATACCTCATGGGTTGCTCCCCCAACAAATCCAACTCCACAAATTCCAATTTTCATAAAGTTTGTAACCCCCTACTTATTCATTGTATGTGTCCAATTACCTTCAGAATCGCCAGGCTTTATCTTTCGTATACTCCACACTGATCTTGCGACTAACCAAGGCATATAACGCTTTGGAGTTGTCTCTAACAATACGGTCCCGATAGCTGGATAAACGCCAACAGCATGAAAATCGTGACCGACCAGAAAGCCGCCCGTCTTCAGATGTGGATCCCAAGCCAGAATATCCGCACGGACGCCTTCAAATGAATGGTCGCCATCAAGAAAGATCAAATCCGCCTTCTTCCCAAACGTTTCGGCAACCTTAGTGCTTTCATTATTTATTATTGTAATATAGTTTGAATAATGTTTCAAGTTTTCTTTAATTGCTTCAAAGAGTTCTTCCTCCGAACATTTCCAATTGAAAGCATAGGAACCACATTCAATCGTGTAAATATGTCGATGTGTGGTTACACAACACTCGGCCATAACCTTTGTAAATGTTGCATCTCTTCCGGTACCAACTTCTACAATTATTGCATCGTCGGGTAAACCGCGTATAATAGCTCTGACTAACTCTTGTTCAACTATCCCCTGTGCTTTGTCAAAGATATTGAAATCCATAAAGGCTATATAACCTCCTTTACCTTACCTGCAAATACTTCAAGGTCCCTTGGGCAACCAAGTTCAAACTGATCAAGTGGAGGAAGCCTTAAAAATCGCGCGGCATCTTTTACAACTTTCACTTCATGGAACGGACTTTCCCTTTTATTAAAATAATGCACAATTCCACAAATCAAATCAATACGCAAACCATCCCTAAACTGGATCTTTTCCAATATATTCCTGACCTTTTCAAGATCAAGCTCGTTCAACAATAACGCTGCGGTCACAACAACGTCCTGATCGCCACCATATTTTTCCGCAACTTTAGCCGCGAGAATAGCCACCCGTTTAACCCATTTTTTATCACTAATGCTAATACCATGTTCTTCCAACTGTCGTATTCGAGTGTCAAGGTCAAGTCCAATGCATTGACCTGTCCAATCCGTTGTAATTCGTGACTTCAAAGAATCCTTCCATACAAAGGAAATTTCCCATATGTCTGGGTTCTTAATTGTTGTTAATTCAAATACCAAAGGGTCTTTCTCTTTTAATACATGTAGCCATTTCCCATCCTTTGTTGTAAATCGTTCTTGTTTCAAAAAATACCGATTTGACGTGAAGATTAACTCGTCACCAATATAATAACAAACCCACCGGTGGTAACTAAAACCAATTAGTATCTCTAAATAACAAGACGGTAAACTGACATACCCAGCCTTACCAACTCTACACAGTTCGTCGCACATTTTAACTGGATCTTCAACGTGTTCCAACACATGTCGACAGAAAACGAAGTCCAATGCCTTATTTTTAAATGGCAAGTCTTGACCATCACCAACAATAAAGGGTCTATGGTCTATCTTGGAGAACCACCTACCTAATTTTTCCCATCCTTTACGTCCCCCAATGGGTTTGTCAGGACCATGTAAGTCCAAACAAACATCGGTACGTTCAAACGGATTCTGACCGGAACCGACTTCAAGGACTACATCGTTTTCTTTAATTTCGTAATCGTGAATGAAATATGACATCTTTAGAACTCCCAACTTTCATCATACGGAAATGGCTTCTCATCCCACTTCCATTGACTGAAGGGGTGATCCATCATAACCTCGGGATGTGGCCCATGATATTCCCTTATAAACACGCCATTAACCCAATCGAAATCCAATGTAAATGGTAACTGATGACGAACCCACTCTTCCTTCGTCCACTTGCGGCCATCCAACTCCTTATGTGGTGTATCGTGAGAGCCCGCCAGCCTTTCCCAACCGTTCCAAATAAGCCACCTCATTTTATAAGCAATCCACTGCGGCCTCCGGACGTAACTATAATGATAAAAACTTTCCCATAACTGAACGGCACCACCGGTAGACTTGCCTCCAAAGAAGTTCATTGCAAGATCCGGTCCAGCACAATGTACTCCATCGCCCTCGGGAACTTTTTGAAACTTTAAATGCGACTGATGCCAACATCCTCTAGTGTCAGAATAAATTACATGTTTAAAGTCACCCCAAAAGTTCAACTTATATATCCCTATCTTTCCAGGTGATGGCCGACGACACTGTACAAGTGTACGTACCCGTTCAAATAGTTTTGCTGAATAGATCTCATCTGCATCTGTCCAAAGTATCCAGTCGCCAGGTTCAAAATGTTGCATGAAGATTTTACCAAGTTCAAGATCGGTTTTCTGCTCTTTAAGTAGTCCATACTGAATAAATTTAATCTTTCCTAACGGATCTGGAAAGTTCTTTACAATTTCCGCCGTGTTGTCAACTGAAAGTCCGTCTTCAGTGACCCACTTTGGGTTTGCCATTTTGTTCCAGCGATCAGCACATTCAATAATTACAATTTTGTCTACTTGATGGTACAGGGAATACAAAGTATACCATATATAATCCTGTTCATTAAGTACCTTTAACGCAGCAATTAACATAAGCCTCTCCTCCTCAACGTTCAATCAAAAGATTGAAAACTTCTTATAACTATACTCCCCGGACTTGAACTTTTCCATCTGCTCTTGATAATGGCTTTCAACATCCTTCATATTCAATGGCTTCCCATCCCAACACAACGCATGAAAGTATGGATGGAGATAAGGAAAAATTAGAGTTTCTGGATAATTAAAAATCTCCTTCTCGTAAAATGGTGCTATTTTTATATTATCGATATTTTTGCATGTAACACCGTTCACCCAATCCCAATTATTCTTAAAGAATACCTGATGATTGACCCATTCCTGCTCGGTATACTTCTTACCATCAAGTTCGCGAATATTTTTTATACAATTAGTCACAAGACACCGATCCCACCCCACGCTTACAAGATACTTCAATTTGGCGTAGATCCTCCAATCTGGCCGCGCGTATGCCATGTGACAGTAACACGGTATACGCATTCCAACTCCACCGCCACCCGGATTAGTACATTGGATTCGCACGTTGGAAGGATTTGAATTCTCACATAGTGGATGCTTCATTTCCCTAAAGATAGTAATATCTCCATGCCATAATCCCATTGTATCCTCTAAAATAACATGTTGCAAATCGTGCCAAAACTGATACGCCATAACAGTCATCACGGTGGTCTTTGGACGTCGATACAGAAAGATTTCTTTAATTCTTCTTAACGACCAATCGTACCAAACTTCATCACCATCTATGTGAAAGAAGATATCGCCATCGTCGATATAGGGAAACCAATAATGACCTAACTGATTTAACGTTTCCCCAAAGAAGCCTGCTTGGATATATACAATTTTACCTTCCGGGTCCGGAAAGTTTTTTATAATCTCAGATGTGCCATCAATAGAAAGTCCATCTTCTGTAACCATTTCTGGCGCAACGCGTTTAAAGTGATTAGTGCAGCCTTCAACAATGACAATTCGATGCGCATGCGGATAAATACTCCGTAACGAAGGCTCCAAGTAGTCTGCTTCATTAAGAACTTTATAACAAGGCACAAGACGCACTTCATCGCGTTGGGTATCGTGACTGGAAGTACGTAACGGAACCCTATTACTTTCAGCTTCTTCTCGGAAGGTTTCCTGTTTAATAATTTCATCCTCTTCTAACCAAACTACACCTTCATGTTCTTTTACAACCGCCTTTGGTGATTTACTCGTTCCCAATGTATCTCCTCCACTAACATATTTTTGAAATTTCACTTTCTTCCTCTGGATGATAAAATTTAAAGTACAGCTCATAAAATGCACGATAAATATCAGTTGGACGTTCAATATTATCCGTAGACGGAATCCAAGTACGTTTATCCTTGTTCTTTATAATCCAGCTCTTAAACTCAGCTGAGATACTACCACCCTTCATTCGGCTAACAATTTGTTGGGAATCCACTATCCCATCCCTCTTCGTGATTTCTACCAACTCCTTTGCATCTTCTGGATCAATTCCACAACACTCGGGTCTTTCCAATGCAGTCAAGTACAATACCCACATTGCCGATTCCCACAGTGACTGTAACGTTTTCATCACAAACACAGGATAAGGAGCCCATAAATGTTTGTCCACGCCACTTAGTCCGCAGTGTGGACCCGTACACTGCCAAAATAACTCAGGACATTTCTTCCATAGCCAATATCTGGTATACCATTTAAGGGGTGGGCCACTTAGATGTTCCTTAATGACGAAGCCTTTGTCCATCGGTAGATATCGAAATGGACGTTCAGGGATGCCATCCTGAATCTTAATTCCCGGTAACTGAACAACAACAATATTTTCTTTCTCGCAACGCTCAATAATTAAATCCAAATTCTCAAGTAGGGTTCGACTGGGAATTTCGTCATCCTCAAGAAATAACACCCAATCTCCCTCATTGTTCAATGATGTTAAATAATTAATAGCGCCTTCAAAGTCATTATTCCACTCGCATTGAAACAGTTCAATATTTTTAAACCGATTTGCGCCCTTGATATCCGGAGGCTCTAAATATCCAACGCCACGTTTTGATGCATAATCTCTTATCCACTCAACTGTACCATCTGTGGAGCCGGTATCTAGAACGATTATTTTATCAACATATTCCATTACTTTTCCACAAATTAGCTTTACGTTAAACAAATGATTCCTTGTCAAAATATTTACTACTTTCATAGTCTAACACCTCATGCCGTCGACCATTTATACCCTTTAGGCGACACAATGCCTCCATCAATCATATTTAACATCCTGGGCCATAGTTCAAAGAAACATCAGTTACAACAGGTGTTGCAGAAATTTTTACTTGACAAAGTAACGTGCCAACTGCTGCACCCTCGGTCTCGTCCCAGACTCGGAACTCGTACCAATTACCCTCAATGGCATCACTACAGCTTATTGCGTATTGGTGTTCTTCATGATAAACACCCTGCACGACCCCCCAAAGTACTGCATTACTACCCTCGTGTTCTTGACCGTCTTCGTGATTTGCCGGATTAGTTGCAGTAACGCCTTCCTCACCATGAGTTACAGCATTTCCATCTACTAAATCCGTATTACTTCCGTACTTTAACTCACCACTACTGCTTAGTGCAGCAAAACTGCCGCCGGTTGACACATTACGCCATTCTAATCTTAAAGTACTACTGGCATCCTTATGTTCGCCACTTTCACACATCGCGGCGACAATAAATTCAGCATCCTTAAAAACATGTACATCGACGTCTTGACCTACTTGCCACACCCTTGTAGCATTTGCTATCCTACCACCTTTGAAATCAAAGTCTGAGCCTGCACCTATCAAGTAAGGTGGAATAGGAAGGTCTAACTTCTTGAAGACATGACAAAGGTGAATTGGCTTCCAATTCTTTAATCTTGTGTGTAGTCGGCTAAGCTTCCTTTTCATACCTCTAACCTTCCTTTTGATATCTAATTACACAATCCTCATTTGGTTGTTGATTTGGACTATCACTACAACAAGAGAACGACGCTTTATTACCACCTTCACAAAACCACATATTCCCGACTTTATTTACATATTTACAATATGTCTTCCCATCAATCTCCTTAGTTCCTAAATACCAATTATCGAGAACTTCACAACACTTACCACAAAGGTTACAACGCGAAGTTTTTTTGTATAGAGACCCATCAGGTTCACTAATCATAAATGACTCCCTACCTAAAAATATATATACTCTTCTATCTGTTGCCCAGTCTGGCACTTCAACCAAAAACTTTCTTCCCATTGGATTCACCTCCATACCTTACGTTCTTTAACAAGTTAGGGTTAAGTTGGAATTGCAACGAGCACCAACTGTAACCTACACCATCGATTGTCTGGTACTTCAATATCTTGAGGTTGTGACTTATAATAGTTAGTGGCGATGGGATACCATACTATGCCACTACTACTATACTCTTCAGTTGTTGCAACATATGTAGTTGTATAACCACCGAAGGAGAGTCCTGCACTTTGACTACCGCATCCAGCTAAACGGCTTCTTGCTGTATTGAGGTCACCACTAGAAAACCAACTTGTACCATTATATTCTTCAGTTGTTGGAATGTGTATAATTGTACCGCCGAAGGATAGTCCTTCGGTCTGGCTACCGCATCCAGCTAAATAACATCTTGATATATTAAGGTCACCTCCAGCGGCCCAACTTGTACCGTTATATTCTTCAGTTGTTGGAACTGAGATTTCTTCTATATAACCACCGAAGGAGAGTCCTGCACTCGGGCTACCGCATCCAGCTAAATTGTTTCTTGCTGTACTTAGGTCACCTCCAGCCGCCCAACTTGTGCCATTATATTCTTCAGTTGTTGCAACATATGTACCCGTATCACCACCGAAGGAGAGTCCTGCGGTCTGACTACCGCATCCAGCTAAGACTTCTCTGGCTGTATTCAGGCCACCTCCAGCCGCCCAACTTGTACCATTATATTCTTCAGTTGTTGCAACAACTACAGTTGTATAACCACCAAAGGAGAGTCCTGCACTCTGGCTACCGCATCCAGCTAAACTTCTTCTTGCTGTATTAAGGCCACCTCCAGCGGCCCAACTTGTACCATTATATTCTTCAGTTGTTACAACATTGGAACCTGTATCACCACCGAAGGAGAGTCCCGCGGTCTGGCTACCACATCCAGCTAAACTGCTTCTTGCTATACTAAGGTCACCTCCAGCGGACCAAACCGGGTCTGCAAGTTCTGACTGAGTTGGAGCCGATTTACATTTGGCATATACTTTCTTACTCTGCGTTTCGGTCCAACTTAAGAAGCCCCAACCGCAAGAGGCTATACCAGAGTCAAAGTCAACAATCCAAGTACCTAATTCAAAGTATTCTTCTGTAGTAGCAGCGTTTGTAGCTGAATAACCCATCCAATAACCTCCACCGAAGGAGAGTCCTGTACTCTGGCTACCACATCCAGCTAAGCCGTATCTGGCTGTATTCAGGTCAATCCCAGCCGTCCAACTTGTGCCAATATATTCTTCAGTTGTTGGAATGGTTCTAGTTGTTTCTCCACCAAAGGAAAGTCCTGCGGTCTGGGTGCCACATCCAGCTAAGGCGTATCTTACTGTATTTAAGTTGTTGCAGCCGGACCAACTTGTACCGTTATATTCTTCAGTTGTTCCAATAAATACATCCGTATAACCACCGAAGGAGAGTCCTGCGGTCTGGCTACCGCATCCAGCTAAATGCCATCTGGCTGTATTAAGGCCACCTCCAGCGGACCAACTTGTACCATTATATTCTTCAGTTGTTGCAACAAATGTACTCACCCAACCACCGAAGGAGAGTCCTGCGGTCTGGCTACCACATCCAGCTAACTGACGTCTTGCTGTATTCAGGCCGCCTCCAGCCGTCCAAATTGTGCCATTATATTCTTCAGTTGTTCCAACAACTACAGTTGTATAACCACCGAAGGAGAGTCCTGCGGTCTGGCTACCGCATCCAGCTAAGACTTCTCTTGCTGTATTTAGATCACCGCCAGCCGCCCAACTTGTACCGTTGTACTCTTCAGTTGTTACAACATATGTAGTAGTATAACCACCGAAGGAGAGTCCTGCGGACTGACTACCGCATCCAGCTAAGCCGAATCTGGCTGTATTCAAGTTTGCGCCATCAATCCAACGACCAACTTCTGTGCCGTCTAACGCAAGTTTGTCGTCAGCACCGGTAACGTCGTCGTATGTTCCCCCATCAAAATCACTAGTTGTGGTCCAAGTTTTAGTTGCCATCTTTAGTCTTCCAAGTTTCTCCTGATATATTCCAAAGTACTCTGTAAACCTAAGTCTAAGGAAATTAGGGGTTCCCAGTTGAACAAACTTTGTGCCAATTTAATTGACGGTTGACGTTTGATTTGTTCATCTAAGTTACCCGGTTTAAAAACGATTTTCGAACTTGAGCCAGTTAATTGCTTTACCTTAACTGCTAAGTCGTAAATTGAAATATGTTCCTTTGGATTGCCAAGATTAACAGGTTCACAACAAGCCTCAAGTTGACAACGGGATAACCCTAACAAGCCTTCAACCATGTCTGACACAAAACAGAAAGAACGTGTTTGACTGCCAGAATCATATATAACAATGTCCTCATCCTTTAATGCCCACGACATAAATTTAGGAATCACAAGTCCGTCTGTTATTTTCATGTTTGGTCCATAAGTATTGAATATCCTAGCAATTTTTACGTCAAGTCCATAGAGTTTATGAAATAACAATGCCGCAGTTTCTCCAAACCTCTTTGACTCGGTATATGGACAACGACTACTTGCGAAATGTGTTGTACAATTATCCGATTCACATTGGGGAACGTCTATACCTCCATAAACCTCTGAAGAGCTAGTAAAAAAGAATTGTGCATCCCTTTCCCTCGCAAACTCCAACAACTTTAACGTGCCAACCGAATTGACCAACAAGGTATTCAAAACGTCGGTTTCACAACTAAATTTTGGAATTGCAGGGGAAGCCAAATGGAAAATTACATCTACTTCCGGCATTTCATCTAAACCCTTATCTGGGAAATGCAAAACATCATGCTTGTAAAACATAAAATTTTTGTGATCGAGCAGTGGTTGAATATTCCGTTTATTACCGGTGTAAAAGTAATCAACACAATAAACAGTATGTCCTTCATTAAGGAGTCGTTTACACAAGTTTGATCCAATAAAGCCAGCTCCTCCGGTAACAAAATACTTCACAGCTTAATCCTCCCAACTAATCAGGTCACCAGGAATCAGTTTCGCAAGTTTTAATTCATTCATATATTCCAAGGCCTTATGATAAACTCTAAGTGGCTTTAATGCTCTCATACAACGAACTACCTGATTAATACAAACATTTCGATGCCTCTTTTCGCCCGCTTGCCATTCCCAACACGGGACGCAAGGAACTTCCTCTGCAACAATTGCACGGCAACGATTGTAATTTTTGATTCTAATCTCCGGAGGTAATGAACCAAATAGTGCAAGTGTAGGTATATCAAATCCGGCCGTTAGATGTAAAAACAATGTATCTACGGTTACAAAAAAGTCACACCGTTTTGTCAAAGCAATCGATTGTTCTAATGTCAATAATCCACATGTGTTGATCAAACCAGAGGACTCAAATCCTCTATCGGAGTCATCACCTAAGAGTATAAGACGATAGAAGGTTTTGTCAAATAGAGAAACAAACTCCCTTGCGTAAATCTCAAACCAACTTCGTAATCTAAATCTCGCAAAGGGTGAAAAGCCAATAGTTACAACTTCCGGTGACAGCTTTTGTTTACAGAATTCCTCTGCCCATTTCTCAGCTTGACGATCTTTTGGAATAATTAACCGATAGTCAGATATTGTAATATCGCACAACTTTGCAATGGCATCAATCCTTGGAATTCGGTTTACTTCATCTACATATTGTTCAAGCTTGCCTTCAAGATTAAAAAAGAGATCAAACTTATCAACATCGACAGGATCCGTTCTATAATCGGGCCAACCTGGCCCGTGATACTGACTTTCGATATTAGCCAAATGATCAATATACTTATTTCCCTTCAGAAGAGGAAAGTTCTCAGTCTTCGTGAAGTAGGTAAGGTCACAGCCTTTATACTTTCCCTTTAACGCTCTGATAATCGGCGTCGACATAAGTATATCACCAGCGCCTCCTGAACGAAGAAAGCCAATAGATGAAATCCGTCCAGACCGTTTGGACTGGATAACTTTATTTCTGGAAGTGAAATCAGCGCGCCCGATCTTCATTTATCATGTCCTCCCGAAAAAACTATTTCCTCCCAAAGTTTCCAGGGTGAATTGCACCCGGCGTGGCAACAATGTATATTGGATGAGCATCAAGTGTCACTTTTCCCGTGGCGACGTTAATACGTTGACCGTACATATCATATATCGGGAAATCAAATTGGTATTCTCGAACTAATTCAGCACCACCCGACAACCAAATTACATGTATTTCACTACCATCTTCAAACACATGCCAATTAAATTTGTCCGTAAGCCAACGTTCCTGAACAGTGGTACTTGGAAGTGCTTTAAATTGTTTCACATACTCAGCTCCTTTAAGAAGGAAACCTAAGCCCTTAAACGCTTTATAACTTAATCGAGGCTTGCCACTTTCGTCCAACAAACCCCAACCGTTATACTTTAAGGCAAACCAAATCGCATAGTCAATTCCCATCGAATTGAAAAGAATGTGTTGTTCAACCAACGAGATAGCCTGGCGTTCCTCCGTCTGGATAATGTGATAAAACCTTGGATCCCCGGCACACGGTACGCCACATTCAGAAACAACAACCGGTTTGTCAATACCATATCTAGCGAGAATTTCGGAAACTTTTAAACATCCCACATAAATATTCTTCGTACCGCCATAACCATATAAATAAAAGTTCAAAGAAATAAAGTCAAGATAGTCTCCAATACCGAGTTCACAACAACTTTTGAAGAATTCACTACGATCTTCGTTACCAAAGTATCCGTTAAACGTAGGAGTCAACCAGCCACAACCACCAATGATATTGTCAGGATTAATAGACTTTCCAATTTCGTAGTAGCCCTTTGTTAACTTAACAAACTCTTCTGGAGTACCATCAAATCTACAACCTTGTTGCCAAGGTCGAATTTCGGGTTCGCCGCCAAAATCGTAAATCTTTATTACATCTTTAAACCGACGGAACGAGTCTTCGACAAACTTGACGGGTAACCCCTTTTGGTTCATTGGAAGAATGAACTTTGCAATCAACTGGGTGTCCTTATCCGTAACCGCTTTACAAGCATCTATTGACGGAAAACCAAGATGCATCTGGAGTTGCACCAAGTCTGGGTCCAATTTATTAATTGCTTCAACGTGATGATCAAGTTTTGATGTCACTGCTACACCTAGTTGTTCGAATTTAAAGTTCAGTTTCATCACTGCCTCCTTAGTGTAATGACTTGTTTTGTTTATCGCGGGCCTTTGGTAATCGAATCATATACCCATATTTACCGATGTGTACTAACTTAATTGACGTATCGGCATAAAGTTCAAAGCCGGATTGAATTGCGCGTTCACAAAAAGCCCAATCCTCCGACAAATATTCCTTTTTTCCAGAACGGTGGGCCCACCCACAGTCCAGTGGCCACGCATGAATGAAAGGTTGATATAAAGCGTACGTGATGTCATTGACTGAGAAATCCCAATATTCCAAATCCCCATAGTCCTTAATCATCTTCAGTACTACTGTACGCTTAATTAGCATACAACCGCTACTCAAACGGTGCATCTTAATCAACCGGCCGTCCATTACACATGGCTCTTTCGGATCCATTGGTATCGACGTTATCTCATCCTTTCCCTTCATAGGATACAAACCACCTACAATATCTAAATTTCGACTAATCATTTTATCAAGAGGATTAAAACTAAAATCTAACACTCCAATATCAGCATCCCAAGACAACAAATAGTCATACCCCCCACGAATGAAGTCACCCAAGTGTGAATTCCTACCACGAGACACAAGGGACTCTTGCGCAATGTAATTCCGGTCAACGGTATGTTTTGATGATCGTTCGATATGCTCCCACGTAATTGCAGCGCTTAATTCCGGCCGACCTTCAAGTACTAACAAACTCATAAATACTCTAGCCATTTTGTTTACCTCCTAAGGCGTATTTGGTTTCATGAACCTTTATCTAATGTTAACTCTACCAGGTTGTTTTTCACCTGTGTCTTGTTCATCAGGCGCAGGTAACTCATCCTTAACCGGTTTATCTGTAAGTTCGGGGAAGAGGTTGCCTTGTGTAAGTTGTTTTCGTAGTCCAACGTTTTCAGGATGATTAGCAGCCATAACGTACTGACCTAATAAGTTTCGCGCTTCCGCTGGACCTACTTTAGCACCCGCAACTTTACAAGCCTCAATTTCCCTATGGAACCGTAACAAACTACTTCGTGGTTGATGATGTTCATATGACTCAATTCCGAACTCCATGTTAGGTATAAGCTCCCGTTTTATAGTTTCGTGAGTTTTAATTTCCCGAATTCTATCTTTCGCCACACGCATCATATTCTTTGCAACAAATATGTTCTGCTCCAAGTCTATTTTCTTCTTCTTTACTCGATATTCCGATCGTACCTTTTCCAATGTATCGGGTGAATCAATTTGAACACATTTCCGTTCAAGTTCTGCCAATTCATACTCTTGAAGTTTCATCTTTTCCCGTAACTTACGAAACTCAAAGGATAACATAACCAATTCGTGGAAGTGTACGTCTTGTTCGCGTACCATTTGCCAATACTTTGCATCGGGACCGGGAAACCTTACATCATTAAGTACACTATTGCGTAGTTCGTACTCTGACCGAAAGACTTGATTCTTCCTAAAGGTATCCTCTAACGCTGGCTTGAGTTCCACCAACAGATTAAGGTCTTCCTTTGATAAAATGTTGGTACCCTTAATTACGTCCAACGAGATTTCACTGTAGGGTACACTACAACTCGTCAGTTTACCCGAGCCTTCGTCAACCTTAATCTCTTCCTTTTCATGGACTTCTTTAACCTCTTTCATTTTTTCGAGCCTCCTGTTTTTTTTAACTACGTTTTCAACTGTTTTGTAAAATCTTTCTCGTCAATACAAATATGTTCCGTTGGTATCCTACTTGGGTTGAACTTTGATATCAAATCCTCTATACTAGATATTTTTGGACTGTCAATTAAATTAGCCCTGAATGCTAACTCACCTAACACAACTTCAGGACGAGAAAAACTTAAAAAGTGTTCAACCGGTAGCGACCTTACCGTTTTTGATAATTTATAACCGTTTTCGTTTATAATCAAACCGTGATACATATTATTAGCCTTGTAGTCAATTAGTTGTCCTGCTTCACGTTCCAGAGTGTCCCCGAACGACTCAATATCAGAACCACGAATTGAATGTGACACGCCAAATTCCTTATCGTCAATGGCAGACGTTAAAGCAAGATCCGGCAAGCCGCCAAAGTAAATACCTACATCTAGCTGATAACACCTTTTCCTCACAACCGTTTTTGGGTCGGAAAGGTCTAAATTTAATTTCCTTCCTCTACAATAGTCATCATAATAATACTCAAGTCGAACTTGACGATAGAAGTCATCAAAATGCATCGATAAACTAGATGTATTCACCGGAGAAAAGATAAAACTCTCGGTTTGATGTCTCCGTATCCATTCAGGTCGTTTTTCCTGAAAACAATAACGACCCGATTTCTCAATTCTAAGTAAAAGTTCATTGTCATTCCAAAAAGAGAACACTCGTAGCGGTTCCTCAAACCAAACAATCTTAATAGCTTGAATATAACTTTTCTTATCAAAGTGAAAACTCAAACCAGCTTTGCGTTCCAACATATAATGTAACGCGTAAGGCATAAAGGTTGTAAGGTCTTCCTTTAGTACATTGTCCGGTTCAAAACCTTGTACAACCGGCGTGAACGAAGTCACCTTTGGTACAATCTCTTCACCCTCAGGACTGAAAAACTTTATACTTTGAATTGAACATGGCGGTGGATACTTATCATCACGCGCCAATCTAGGATGACCTTTCTTATTGCATCTAAGAGCAATTTCCTGTTCAGTACAGTTACAAAAGTAAAGTTGATCAGATGTGGTAAGCAACCTCTTTACAGTCTCAAGATAAAGTTTTCTCCGTTCCGATTGAAATACAACAAAGTCTGACTTTAAACCAAAACGATCCAAAACACGAATGAAACCTTCTCGCATTTCAATCCGCCAATCAGGCATCTTTTGTCCATCGACGCGTAAAAAGAACTTTCCATTAAACTTCCTAGCATATAGAAAGTTTAACAAACAATTAAACAGTGACCCTAAATGTGTCTCGCCAGATGCTGTAGGTGCCCATCTTGTTACTACATTACTCATCAATGCACATCTCCTTTCTGAAGTAATTTCATAACATCTTTAAAGACCATTTCTTCTGTTATTTTATTTAAACACTCTTTGTATCTGGGTGTATTGAAACATTTACTGAAATCATAACACGGGACACACGGCAACTCCGCAAGACAAATCGTACGGTACTGGTTGTAATATCGACAACGGAAGTCTGGTTTAACTGTGCCAAACAAACCAACGAATGGCACGTTCAAGAAACCAGCGATATGTAAAATACCACTGTCAACACAAACAACGGCATCTAACTCATTCAAAACGGCGCACAACTCCGTTAAATTGAGCGTACCGGACAAATTTAAAAAGTCAGGTCGCGCAACAGTTTGAACAACCTTGTTATGTAACAATACAACTCCAAAACCTTTTTCATTTAACTTATCAACAAGGTGAGTCCAATTATTCCATGTTCTTACCTTCGCAAACGCGAAGGGCGCAATTCCAATCTTACGTTTGCCAACTAGATTTTCCAACCGTTGCTTTGCACGATGTTTCTCTAAATCACTTACAACTATCCTATATGCAGTATCAACATGGTTGAAGTCAATGCCAATGTAATCCGCAATTAAATTAAGCCTATGACCCAAAGTACAAACCGGTTTGTAATCAATAACGCCCTGTAAATTTAGGTAGCACTGACCAGGTTCTTTAGAACCATCTAAATATACGTTGTCTACCAAATTTAAACCTTTAATAAACTCAACATACTTCTTACCTGTTATTAAATTCAATTGTGGATTCAACTTCTTTAACTGTAACTTACATGCCTTAGCAACAAGTGAAACAAACAAAACGTCGCCAAGGCCTCCAACCCTCCTTAGCCAAATTTCTAAGTTACCCTTCGAAGTTTCGATTAATGTATCAAAACAGCTTCGAAAAATCTTAAAGTCAACATTTACTTCGATCTTGCTTCCAAATTTTGGCATAAAAAGTCCGTTTAAGCTGTAATAAACAAAGTCCAATCCACTTCCATACCTTCGTATGTATCGCCAACACCTATCCAAATCTTATCCATCTCAAGATCTCCAATAGCAAGTGAGTACGACCTGCCAACAATATCTGAATCAAGAACAAGGTGATCGTTGGTTAGGAGGTTAAATATCAATTTAATTTTCTTTGCGCCACTCCAAATAATAACGCCTGAAACACCGGGGACTCTGGGAGTGCACAAACCTAACACGGCTTCCATCTTTTGACGTAACTCTTCTCCAACATCCAACTCTGTTAAAACGCCGGTATCCGGCGCAGTACCGGTGTATACTTTATATACTATACAATCACCTGGTAACGTTCTAGACCGAGCTAACTTATCAAACTTTTTCATCTCCGCATCATCTCTAGTTATGTTCGGGTCTTTGTGTCTAACCTTGTCAAACATGGTCTTCCCTCTCCTTTTGTTTTATAGTATTTAAGTTGTAACAAATAATGTAAAATCAACATCAACACCACTGTCGGACGCAATCCAAATCTTATCCATCTGAAGATCTCCAATAGCAAGCGAAAATACTCTACCAATCAAATCCGAGTCAAGTATAAGTTCATCCTCAGACACATCATTAAACTTTAATTTAATTTTCTTGCCTCCAGACCACATAACTACGCCAGTAACACCCGGTACTCTGGGAGTACACTTGCCTAACTCGGCCTCCATTAACACACGTAAATCTTCTCCAGTATCTAACGCTATCCACGTGCCAGCCGCTAGTGCAGTATCGGTATATACTTTATACACTATACAAGCGCCTGGTAGTGTTCTGGACCGAGCTAACTTATCGAACTTCTTCATCTCCGCATCATCTCTAGCAATGTTCGGATCTCTGTGTCTAACCTCGTCAAACATAATCTATTCCTCCTTATTTAATCTTTTAACAAACTTAACTTCTTTCCACCAAACCTGAATACCGTGTGGCTTTACAACTTCTTTTGGCGGATCAAACGTTGCAACCAATTCAAAGGTGTAAACATAACATTCCTTAACTTTTGGCCACCATTTCTTCCAGTCTTCAGGTAAAATTTTATGTTGTTTAAACAACTTTTCCTTCACATCTCCAATAGGAACAGGTCCTTCCACGGTTAGTAGTTTCAAAATGCCATATACATGATTTTCCTCTAAGAAGTATACCTCTTGACCAAGATACTTTTCAAACTTCTTCGACTTAACAATTAACGTCTTCGTTCCGTCAGCAATCATACTTGCATGAGGCTTAACGAGGTATACACCAGGGAGTTTACGAAGTCGTGCTAATTCTTCGTCACGCCAAATTGGTTCAACCTCAACTTCTACAACTTTAGGTTCCTCTATCGGTTTAATTGGCTTTAGTAAATCCCAAGCACTTCTAACCATTTCCCCATTACGAATCTCCTTTATAACCCTTACATAAGCGTCATTCTCATTGTCAACAACATTGTGGGTCTTGTTTAGTAACACTTCCACAATTCTACTATCCTGCCGAACAAGTTCCATATCAAATTCAGTTACTTCTCTAATCAAACCCGCTTCATCCCACAAAGCTTTAAAAGACTCAACTAACTCGGGATTCCAGATCTTATTCCTTTCCCAATCCAGCCTATAATCACCTCGATTTCTTAACCTATATATGGCACTCAACTCAGCAAAACTTTCCTTTGCATATTCTTCAGCAGCATCTCGTGGGAAACCGCCAACTATCTTTTTCTTAAAACTTTCGGCATATTCATTCACTGGCGTTTTTGCAAGCTTCAAGTTCTTTCTGAATTCCATTTTCAAACGTAAAGCTTTACGATTTTTCGAAAACTTCCAGAACATGTGTGCAGATTCATGAGTCATAGCATAATTAAACAGGCCAAACTTTTTCATACGATATGTGGATAACCTTATGGTTCTTGTGATATAGTCAGCCTCACCAACAAGATCACGAGCCTTAGGAAATATTGTTGATTTAATTTTTGGTTGCAATTCAATTGCTTTAACATACCTTGTGAAACCTATCGGTAGAGTATTAAAAATGAAGGCAGTTTGATCTTTAAATGAAGCCGGCACACCTTTACCAAGTGTAATTAATCCAGAAACTCGATCTTTAATGAAAATCCGTTGTCCGGACTTTGTGGTAATCCAATGGCCCATCATTTTCAACACTTTATTAAATACAATTTTAAACAAGCGGGATACTTCATCAGCAGAATGTTCATCTAATGCAAATGAATCTTCAACAAACCAATCCTCATCCCACATCCTCCAAATTGGTTCAACCTCAACTTCAATGATAGATTTAGATTCAGGTTTTGGCAACTGTAAAACGTTCCATGTTGACTCAATTAGTTCATCTTCCTCATTATACTTGGATACTAACTCCCAGAAGGCATTCTTCGAGCCCTCGGGAACGTAGTTGAAATCCTTATCAAGAAACGTTTTAATTTCGTCAATCTTGCTCATTTAACCTTCTCCCACCATGGTCTACCAGGTTCAAAAATCTTAGCTCGTCCCCATATGTCTTTAAACGCTTTAATGGTTAATGGATTTCTAGACTCCATCTGCTGCCACTGACTGGAATAGTGTTTTCTAACACGATAAAGTCCAGATAACTCAGCAAACGTCTCCGATGCGATACGTTTATGTCCCATTTTGCCAAAGTTGTCTGCAATTCGTTTAGTCAGAAACGGTTCCTTGTGCACGGCCATAGAAAAATTGTGTCTAAACGGCATCCAGTGCTTCGTAGTCAAGACATTTCTCCAAGTGTGGTGACCGCAGATATGTCCCACAACTCTTGAAGGCCTTCGTCCACCCGCGGAAAAGGCGCCTGTATATATCCTCATCACGCCGGGGCCAGAAAAATATTCAGAAAATACAGCCTTCTGCGGGGCAAGTTTAATAGCGGGTTTCAGCCACCCCGGCGTCTTAAACAGTTCTATTCGTTTCAAATTATGTGTAAAGGCCGCCGGCATTGTGTTAAATAAGAACGCAAACTGGCCATGGGTCTGTTTTGTCACTCCACGGCCAACTTTTATCAAATTAGACACTTTATCAGGTATAAAAAACTTCTGACCAGTCTTTGTAGTAATCCAATGACCCAATTCGCCAGTTACTTTATTCTTTATAAGTGCAAATAAACGTGAAATTATATTATATGAACTTTCACGCCAAATAGGTTCAACTTCAACTTCCTCCACTTTCGGTATCATTTCTTCAGGTTTTGTAACTTTCATTGGGATCCAAGCGTTATTAACCAACTTGCCATCTAAATAGGTCTTTACAACCTTCAACAATGCACGTTCCGGGTCTTCAACGGGAGCAAAACTCTTGTCTAGAAACACCTCCAACGTATCGACTGCAACATCAACTTTTTCCTCAACTTGTCGTTGTAAACGAGTGGCTTCCAACATCTCTTTAAACGCTTTCACAGTACCAGGACCCTCAGTCTGTAGTTGATTCCATAACCTTTTGTAACCCGACTTTCTGCGGTGTGCATGTAAAACTGCAATTTCCGCAAAGCTTTCATCCACCCAAGTTTCAGGCCTACTTTGTCGCATCCAATTTGCATAGGGTGAAATAAAAGGACCTTCATCACGTAATGCAGCCGCAAATTTAATATTCATCGGTTCTAGCCGTGGATTTTCAAAGACAAGATGTCCACAATCATGAGTAATAGCATGTCGTAATCTCCCGCTCATTCTCTTAAATACAACATCATGATAAATTGTAACTTTGCCAGTTCTATAATCAGCTAACGCAGCAGGTATCGCTTTGTAAACGTCAACAACTTTTGTTCCCGGCCACTTTTTTATTTCAATTTCTTTAATATAGCGAGTCAAGTGTGTAGGCAATGTGTTAAACAGAAACGAGTACCTATCCTTAATTCCTCCGGGAAGACCAAGGTCAACTTTAATTAGCTTTGACACTTTATCCTCAATAAAAAACCGTTGTCCAGACTTTGTAGTAATCCAATGGCCAAGTTTACCTGTTAATTTATTAATAACCAGTTTCCAAAACGCGCGTGAAATATTATGCTCATCATCGCGCCAAATTGGTTCAACCAGTACATCAACAACCTTTGGCACAATTTCCTTTTCCAATTTAACTGTTTTTAACGCAATCCATCTACTACTAATTAGTTCATCATCAATATATTCTTTCTCAACACGATACCACGCCTTTTCGAAACTATCTACAACGTTAAAGTCGTTATCAAGTAATATAGTAAGCCGTTTCGGAACTTCACGCGCCAATTCATCACCAAGTACTTCCGGCATACTTCTTACCAATTTTGCATCATTCCATAACTCCTTGAACGCGGCAACCGTTCCGGGCGCACGTTTCTCCATGGTAATCCACTTTGGCTTAACTTTAGGATTCCTCCTTAGTCGATATATACTTGAAAGATCTGCAAAACTTTCACGATGCCATGGTTTCGTCAAACCCATCTTCCTAAAAAGTTTGGCATATGTGGTCGGTGAAACCTTTTCCTTATTTAATGCACTCGCAAATGCCTGTTTCGCTTTCATAGCGCGAGTCGACCGCGAAAACCGCCAGTAGAAATGTGCACCTTCATGGGTCAAAACCCAGCTTGCTGTCCAGTCAGGTCTAGTTCTCGTGAAATTGGCCGGGAATAATTTTATTGTTCTTGCCTTATAAACTGCTTGTCCTATGTCCCCAGACACTATACCAGGAAAAATTTCAGACGGCCGTTCAAGTCGAATTGTTTTGAGATATCGCGTGAACCCAGAAGGTAAGGTATTGAAGATAAAACTCATCCTACCCACCTGAGTTGACCGAACACCCTCGCCAAGCGAAAATAAACCGGAAACTTTATCCTCAATGAAGAACCGTTGTCCGGACTTTGTGGTAATCCAATGGCCAAGTTTACCAGTTAATTTATTAGTAACCAATTTCCAGAAAGCTCTTAACATGGTATCCATTCAGTTATCTCCTTCATGTATCCCTTTCGGGCATCGGAACCTTTACAGGAATTTCTTTTTCTTCCGTTGGACCTTCCTTAGGAATGGGCTTCTCCGAAGGTAGTTCGCCAACCAAAAGAAACTCCTCACTTTCAACTTGTCCATTTTCATCCAACAAGTGTCTGACAACAAATGTAGCTTGAACTTCATCCTCAACCGGGACCATGTTTTCATCAAAGTATGTTACAATTTGATACTCTTTCATTTCCCTGCCCCTTTGTAAATTTCTTCAAAGATACTTGTAATCCCAGGACTCGACTTTTGTAACTTCGACCACTGACTTTTGTACCGACTACGCCGATATCTATACACTACTGACATTTCCGCAAAATTCTCGGTAGTAAACAAATCTCTAAACCGTTTCGAACCCTCTTGGCCTTTCGTACTTTTCCACAACCGTTCGTAGCGTTTAGCATATGGGGTAGCGCCCCCTTCACTTTCTGAAGCCGAAGCAAACTTTTTTAACAAGTTGCGTTCACTGCTGCTCCGTTTACCATACCAATAAGAATGGCCAGTCTCATGTGTAATAGTATCCGCAAGTCTTCGTTTTAACCTTTTCTGTTGTCCAACGTTTATAAGCATTCTTTGTTGTTGCGGATAAAACACACCGAAAGGATGAATATCCTTTTTGCCAAGTAAAAATTGTTTCCATTTTGGCACACTTTCGGGAACCTTAACAATATGAATCTGTTTAAGGTCTCCCGTAAACCTTTGAGGTAAAACGTTAAAAGAAGTCACAACATTACCAAGATCAGTTTTGGTCAACTTGGAATCAACAAGCATACGGTTCGAAACATGGTCCATTATACAAATACGCCTTCCATCAGGTAAGGTCACCCAATGGCCTTTCTTACCAGTTGGACATTTTATCAACTTAAATTTTGTCCCTGGATCCTCAAACTTAGGATTCGTAGCCAATCTATAACCTTCTCGTAAAGCAGCCCATGACCCAAGTGCACCCGCGCCTGCGGCTACTGGATGTGCCTTCAACACCGTCCAAACCTTACTTGCCACAGCAACAATCCTCTCAACGCATGCCTCTTCATTCTCTAACGTTTCACATTCCAATATCTGAGCACCAGTCTTTGGGACTGTTGTCTTTTCTAAGACCCAAACATCTGTGCCTTCCTCACGACTAGCTATCCAATACCCTTTTAAGCCGCCGGACTTACACCAAAACGTCTTAACGGTTGGAGAATCCTGAATTATCGTTGCAACGCCCTTCGTCACTCGTTCCATCCAACCCGGAGTGTCTTTTGTGGGATTACAGAACCCTCCTGGCTCACAGTAACCATCATAACAGAAAGCTTTTCGTTTCTTGCAGCGTGAAAAATTACAAAGCGTTTTCTTTTCTTCCAACGGATTACGGAAACAAGTTAAATGAAAATGATTTTTTGAATTGTCCAAAATTCTCAAATCCCAATGGAAAAAACTAGGACCGCGTCTTGTAACTCTCCTCTTCCTAAAGTAATGATATTGGAAACAGTATGGAACCTCCGCTCGTAGTATATCAGTCACGCCCAATATATCAGTTAAAACTTGTACGTCCCCTGGTAACGAGTATAAAAAATCAACTCCATGCGGATAATCAACCAAAATAAAAGCACATTCAAACTTGTTCTCGCCTTTATGGATTGTCTTCTTTTCAATCGGCGTTAATCTTAGTTGGTCGCAAATTTTATCAACATCAGCCTCTTTAACTTCATCACCAAACTTAGAAACTCGAATGCACCAACCGGTATGATATCCGTCCTTAACAAAGAAGTACTGATCTGGCCAAATATGCACTCTCAATTGACCAACAAGCCAAGTATTAGTACCCTCCCGTTCCCAATATTCAGGGATACGCGCAAGGAAGAATATAAACTCTTCAGCCACCAATCTTGTCAAATCTAGCACGGGTCCTCCTTCAACTAAAACCACCCTTTTTCGGCCTTTCGTTGACGGTTACAAACTTTGTTACATACGACGGTAGTTCCTTTCCAGGTTGTAAAAGCACCGCCGAAACATTTACATCGTCTACACTCGTCAAGAGATATGTTACCTTTTTTACACTTTACTTTGCCATCAACTACCGGAATATGTAAATACTTACGAAGTTTAAAAATCATGCCCTTGTCTCTTTTCGACGCCCTAAAGCATTTAATACCCGCTGTATAAAATCTTCATCCATTCCATGAATCTCAAAGTACTCCCAAATATCTTCAACACTAAGAAATTCATCCTCATCATACTCTAACAAGTTTTCGGAATTTGATATACGAATTACGTCTTCCTTAAGGAAGAACGAGCGTAAACCCTTCCTACGATCCAACGCTTGATCTCCCGTTACTTCCCAAAACTTCAAATCATCAGGAACTTGATCACGTAACTCCCGTGGCATGGCCGAAACACCTTTTGGAGGTAACCATCTCTTCAGAATTGCCCTACGTGACAATACATACGGACTTTGATCAACCGCTTGTATAATCCACCAGGAAATTGTGCCTGGTTGGATCTCAGGTGGCATTGCAGGAGGAAGTTTTGCACCTGGTTTCAACTTTAAAGGCTTTGGTGTTTCTTGCAACTTCTTAACATCCTTTGGGGTTAGCTTCCTCGCAAGTCGTACAACGTACCTCCCAGGTTTTAATACTTTATTATGATGCAGCCAATATTCATGGAAATATACTTTTTGGGCCCCGAATTCAATTTGTCCAGAATCAACTTGTTTCATAAAGCCATCCAACGTAGGAGTTGCGCCAACTGTGCCCTTTTTAAACTTCGCTTCCTTAATTTCCATCCAAGCTTTCGGCTCGGGCGCTTTACTCGTGCCAAGCAGGTAGGTTTGAACAACCTTACCGCCCCTTCGTTGTCGGAGTTTAAACTTACCTGTGTCTAAATCAATCTTATAACACGCCGGCTTCTTCCAAATTAAATCTTTAAACTCCTGTAAAGTTGTCGGACGTTTCCACCTGCATTCTTTCCAAATGAACCATGTCCAGCCAAGCACGAGATCCGGGTCACCGAATTCGGCTCTAAAATCAACATGTACAACGGTATGCAAGTGAAACTGAATCGACCAGTTATAAATTTTATCTTCAGACGGATTAGTCATATATGGATTGATCCTTACAATTTCGTCGTTACTCACTGCCTTCCTCCTCTTTACCCTTTACAGCTAAAAGATGTGCACGTTTTGCAACTTCAATTACTTCTTTAAAGCTATTTGGTAATTTTGCTTCTTCAAGGATTTCATCCACCGCCGTTTCATAAAGTCGCAATCGATTGCCTTTCTTCTCTTTATATAGGTTTGCGGTATGGAACCTGATAACCAAGATATCGCCGGGCTTGGCAAAGAGCTTGGTGTTGAAAGTACGTCCGCTAGCGGTTATTTTTCTACCGGCTATAGTCTTAATTGTGTTGGATTGAACGCCGTCATCAGTATCAAATCGTACGCCAAAGTCGTAATTATAGACGCCGTGTGTTTTAGTTCGAACACGTCGCCAAACCATTACGAGAATCTGTATATATTTCTTCAACTTAAATACATTACGCGTCCTTCCAGTTAGTTCATAAGGAGTATCCAATTTTATCATGGCCCCTTCCAGTTGAGGAACACTAAAGAAGTCTTGAATTGCTTGATCCAACGCCACTTTAGTTTCAGCAACTTTCGTAACACACTTATTAAAATGCGAAAGTTCTGGGTCCAAATCAGCGACTCGATGTTGTTTAAACTTGATCTTATCGAGATATGCCAAACGTTCACTCAGGGGTAACTTATGGATATCCTTGCCAAACCAAATACAATCAAACACATTAAGAACAATCCATTTATCCTCAGGAGTGCCGATCTCAAATAAACTACCGCTTGTCACCTCCCTCGGCTGATGTTTCCCTTCCCTCCACATTTCACATTCACTCAGCAGAATGCATTCACCAGGGGTACCCGGTAAATGAACTAGTTCTTCAACACAGGACGGCAAACGGACCGTCACATCTTGTCCATCGTCCGTAAGGATTTGTACCTTATTGCCACGTTTGTACACAATCAACATTATACCGTCGTACTTTCCCTGAGCAAACAATTTCAATTTAGCCACTTACGTAATACCCCCTCTTAACTCCACTCCAAACCTTTCTTTTTTGCAAACTCGTCTAAAAAGTTCCAGAAGTCTTCGCTTGACCATTTTCTGCTCTTCTGCACGCCAATAAACGCTAATTCGGAGTGACGCCGGTAAAAGAACCAAAATAATCTCAACTTATCGTTTGTCTTACACCACTCAGCCTGTTTAACCTGCTCTTTCGTAGTCACCGTACGCGAAAGATCAAATTCTGTAACGTTGGCTGACATTTGAATAACATGATTCTCTTTGTTTACACGTTCCAGGTAAAATTGAAAAATTAGCTTCGCGCCCTCGGGTGGCTCAGCACACACAACCTGTACCCTCGGCCAAAGATGATGTGGAAGTTGTCGGTAAATTCTAAATTTAAACGGCGTAATGAAATGAACCGTAACAGTCTCAAGTGGCACATAAACCTTCAAAATGTTTAAATTGTCGCGGTTACTTTCCACATTTGCATAAGCAAAGATGTTTAAATCAACATTTTCATCGCCAACCGTTTCAATAAAATCAGGCAACGTTATCCTCTCTTTAGGTACAACAGTTGACGGAAAGACTGGTGCAAGTTCACCTCTACAAGGCTCGCATTTCTTGGGTCCACTACTAACACGTTTAACGTTTAAATTATACAATGGAAGAAAACAAGTAAATGGACCAAGAAAGTTATCTCCGAAGAAGTGTGTAGGAATATCACTCCAACGCTTTGATAATGCATCTGTTACAATATCATAAAAGTTGACTCCTTCTATATCCTTAATCAACACGTCAACATCGCCCTCAGATGTGCCCCAATTACAAACGCCTCCTACTGCGCGAACATAAAGGAACTTCAACCTAAAACCTTGCAGTTTGTCAATGAAAAATGTAAACTCATTGAACGTCCTTAAGGATTCAGGCAACGTCTTCCCTAGTGGTTTATCCGTATTGACTTCGTAGTTGAGTTCATGCATCTTCTTGATAATTTGTTTATACAAATGCACTATATGCTTCTTCGTCATTTCATCGCCCTTCTTAACTTTAAATGAATTCAGAATTATATCTTTCCTCAATCTTAGTTTCTTACCGGCGGCAAGCTTCTTATATAAAGCATGCAAAATGGCGTGTGTGTTAAGCAGTTGTTTCTTAAGCAACGATGTATAATCCTTAGCAGGCGTAGTAAGTTCCTTCTGAATTGGCATTTTTGTAACACCCCAAATTTATTTTACTAACAGTACCAGTTCTTCTTCGGTGAGATTGAGTGCAGTTTTCAGTTTGTTTCGTAAGGCAGCTATTTTTTGTTGTTTAATTTTGTTCTCAGCTATGTAAGGAGCTTCTTTGAGGCTCCTTATTCCAATAGGGTTATCACTTTCATCAAGCTCAAATTCGTTAAAAATCTCGTCGCCTGCTTCCAACCTCTTAATTATAGGTTCATTTTCATCTAGTAAGAAATACTTACAATTCTCTTTGGTAACTAACCCGCCCCCATTTGCCATTCCGTGATAGTTATTATCTTTATCGTAAAAAATTTGAATCTTTCCTTTCATGTTTTTCCCCCAATTAATTTGTTGCTTCCCAATAAACGGTTCCGCCACTAGCATAGTTCGCTATGGTAACTGTAAAGCCATCGTTATCCATGCTAGTATAGGTCGCTCGAAAGCGTATTGTCCCATCACCATCTGAAAGAGCAAAGCAATTAGAGTTTCCAGAGAAACTCCTAATATCACCATCCACGCCTGTCTGGTGTGCCCAACAAATTACACGTTGAGTACCGTCATCTACCATACTGCCAACACCGAAAACTATAGCAGTCTGAGTACCTGTAGCATAAGTAACCAGGAAAGATACCTTTTTGGGTTTGAAGTTAAGTCCAGATACGGCAATAGCTCCGTCCCCCGAAACAACGAAACTACCACTAGTTACTTTATGTTCACTGCGACCGACCCAACCTTTCGTTTGCATTCCAGCAAATCTAACAAATGTGTCAGAATGAAAAGGCACAAAGTAGATGTATCTACCATCAAAAGCTGCACCCGCATAAGCGTGGTCTAAAGCTGCACTACCTTGGGCAGTGGACATGGACATTATCTGCCAGTCGGATAAGTTTGTGAAAGCACCTTGAGTATCGAATCTAACAAATGTATCCGAATTATCAGGTACAAAGTAGACATATCTTCCATCGAAGGTTGCACCCAAGTATGCTTCATTTAATGCCACACTACCTTGTACGGTGGACATGGACATTTGTTGCCAGTCTAATACATTTGTGAAAGTTCCTTGAGTATCGAATCTAACAAATGTGGCAGAATTCTTGGGTACAAAGTAGATGTATCTACCATCAAAGGTTGTATACTTATAAGAACCCGAAGCCACACCACCTTGCACAGTGGTCTTGGACATTTGTTGCCAGTCAGATGCATTTGTGAAAGTTCCTTGAGTATCGAATCTAACAAATGAACCAGCATACTCAGGTACAAAGTAGACATACCTGCCATCAAAGGATGCACCGTAGTATGCTTCATCACCGGTCGCGCCTCCTTGTGCGGTGGACATGGACATTTGTTGCCAGTCGGAGGAATTTGTGAAAGTTCCTTGAGTATCAAATCTAACAAATGTGTTAGCAGAATAAGGCACAAAGTAGATGTATCTACCATCAAAGGATGCGCCAATGTAAGCATGATCTAAAGCTGCGCCGCCTTGCGCAGTGGACATGGACATTCGTTGCCAGTCAGATTCGGTTGTGAAAGTTCCTTGAGTATCGAATCTAACAAATGTGTCAGACCGATAAGGTACAAAGTAGACATATCTTCCATCAAAGGTTGTGCCAGTGTATGGAGGATTAGTACCCGGAGCCGCTCCTTGGGCGGTGGATATGGACATTTGTTGCCAGTCGGATGCGTTTGTGAAAGTTCCTTGAGTATCGAATCTAACAAACGTGTCCGAATTCTTAGGTGCAAAGTAGATGTATCTACCATCAAAGGTTGCATCCAAGTATGCATAGTCTATTGGTGCACTACCTTGTGCAGTTGACATGGCCATTCTAGTCCAGTTAGCTTCTTTCGTTAAATCTGTAATTGTGTGGATTAAACTCTTTGCTAATTCAAACGACTCAGTTTCAAAGCCAAAGTTCTTTGCTGCTTTCATAATTTCAAGTATATCTAAGTGGTCATGGAATGGTTCTGAAACGGGCATAACAGAAGACCACTCCACTGAAGTCAAATTAGCTGTTAACGCGTCAGAAGTTGGTTTTAGTGTTACAGTAGTATCTGCTGAGTATGATGAACTATAAATAGTTCCATACTTATAACCGTCAACTCCACAGTTGCACTTAACTTTCCGATTGGCGACGAATATGCTCGTCTGATCACCGCTTACAGTAAAAGATGTTGATGAGACGTAAGATGCATTCAATCTAATTTACCCTCCATTAAATTAATTTCACTAAAAGTTCCAATACTTTTTCAGTAAGATTGAGTTCAACTTTTAGTTTGTTTCGTAAGCACATTATTTTTTGCTCCCTTACCACCCTCTTGTTTGCATTCCAGCAAATCTAACAAATGTGTCAGCATTCATAGGTACAAAGTAGATATATCTGCCATCAAAGGTTGCGTCAATGTACGCACTATTTAAAGTTGTACCGCCTTGGGCAGTGGACATGGACATTTGCTGCCAGTCGGATGCGTTTGTGAAAGTTCCTTGAGTATCAAATTTAACAAATGTATCCGAACTCTTAGGTGTAAAGTAGACATATCTGCCATCAAAGGTCATACCATCATATGCATCACCTAAAGCCGTACCGCCTTGGGCAGTGGACATGGACATTTGTTGCCAGTCGGAAGAGTTGGTAAAAGTGCCTTGAGTATCAAATCTAACGAATGTGGCAGCCGCGTAAGGTGCAAAGTAGACATATCTACCATCGAAGGCTGCACTTCGGCATACTTCTTCCTCAACCATACCACCATGGGCAGTGGACGTGGACATTCTCTGCCAATCGGATACGTTTGTGAAAGTTCCTTGAGTATCAAATCTAACAAATGTGATAGAAATAAAAGGCACAAAGTAGACATATCTGCCATCAAAAACTGCGTTTTGGTATCCATCTTGTAAACGCGCACTTCCTTGTGCAGTGGACACAGACATTCCCTGCCAGTCGGACGAGTTTGTGAAAGTTCCTTGAGTATCAAATCTAACAAATGACAACGAATCATTAGGAACAAAGTAGACATATCTGCCATCAAAGGTTGCGCCAAAGTATGCACTGTTAAAAGTTGCACTGCCTTGTGCAGTGGACATGGACATTTGTTGCCAGTCGGAAGAGTTGGTAAAAGTGCCTTGCGTATCGAATCTAACGAATGTATCAGAATTATAAGGTACAAAATAGACATACCTGCCATCAAAGGTTGTGCCTGCGTACGCAACGTCTAAAGTTGCGCCACCTTGGGCCGTGGACATGGACATTTTCTGCCAATCGGATGAGTTTGTGAAAGTTCCTTGAGTATCAAATCTAATGAAAGTGTCAGAACTATAAGGTACAAAGTAGATGTATCTACCATCAAAGGTTGCACCTTGATATGCATTGTCTAAAGTTGCACCACCTTGTGCAGTGGACATGGACATTCTAGTCCAGTTAGCTTCTTTCGCTAAATTCGTAATCGTATGAATTGCTTTCTTTACAAGTGTGAATGACTCGGTTTCAAAGCCAAAATTCTTTGCTGCTTTCATAATTTCAAGTATGTCTAAGTGGTCATGAAATGGACATGAAGCGGGCATGACGGAAGACCACTCTACAGCAGTCAAATTAGACGTTAACGCGTCAGAAGTTGGTTTCAGCGTTACTGTAGTATTTGGAGCTCCATAAGATGAACTATAAATAGTTCCATACTTATAATCATCAACTCCACAGTCGCACTTAACTTTGCGATTGACGACGAATATACTCGTCTGATCACCGCTTACAGTAAAAGATGTTGCTGAGACGAAAACTGCATTCAATTTAATTTACCCCCATTTGAATTAATTTAACACCCCGGGCCGTAGTTCTGGGAAACATCCTGAACGGTCGGAGTGGAACCTTCTACTAAAACCACCTCCAGTTGTAACCATCTATTATCGACAGCTTCGTTATCAACTGGAGAAGACTCATAATAACTGGTATACGTAGCTCCAGCAAGTCCGCCTTCATCCGAAGCCGACCGAGCCCGTAACTTTACGTTGGAAGAGGCGGGTTCAGTTGCATTCCAACTGAGATTCCCCCACCCACAGCTTACGATTCCTGAGTCAAAATTGGTACGCCAATAACCGCGTTGGACATATTCTGTCTCGTCACCAATCCACTCTTCAACCTCATCGGTTTCGCCGAGCCACGTCTTCGACTGCCATGGTTTCCTTAAATGTAGCAATAACTCGTCGTTTTGCCACTTAACACCATCAAAGTCGCCATGGGTTTCAGCAAAGTCTGGATTTTCTGTCCATGTCTTTGTTGCCATTTAACCTCCTTACAAAGTTCAAAACTTATTGTATACTTATACAGTTCTCCTTCTCCTTAATGCCTTCTAGTCTATTTACAGTACCAACGAGGGTACGATTTTTTGTATGTGCTCCTCCTTCCCATAGAATCTCCCATCCCCAGCATGGATAACAGGAATATCTAACGCTAACCAAATCCGAATTCCTAAACGTTGACATTCCTGAAAGAAGTATGAGTCTTCACCTAAATGCTTCGGCTGAACTGATTGTGTCCTAAAGAACGGTCTCCCAATCTTCTGCAACGCATACGTAGAAATTAAACAAGCGCCTAATCCGGACATAACAAATCGATACTTATCGGAATTAACTTGAGTTTCAGAAAAAGAGCTAATATCCATAGCACGATTATCACTCTTACGAGCAACTCGCGCTACCGGAACTAGCATATCGTTATCTTTATAATAATAGTTTGCAACAACAACGTCGACATCGTTTTTAAGTGCGCGTTCCATCATCTCATTTAAGAACGTTCGGTACACATAAATATCATCATCGATTAACAACAGCCAATCCGCTTTCTTATAAACAGTTAAACTACCAGCAACATTACGAGCTTGATCAATTGGCATTCCAACAACTTCCTCAACTTGCATATCATATGGTGCATACCACCTTATGTTGCTAAAGTTACGTTTAGAATTTCCTCTAAGTGAACAACACACGCCCAAGATCTTTTGGTTATAACCTTCTAATTCCTCATACTCCAGTAGTCGTCCAATCATGCGGTCAGCCAAACGTTCATAATCCCAAGCTGAATATGAACCTCTATTTATGTTATTCATACGGTCTAACGTTCCAGATCTTGTCGATTCAACTACCGACCGAATATACATATCCTGAAACTGACTTGACGCTGGATCACCGGGTATAATTATCCCGTTCTCGCCATTACAAATCTTCTCCACTAAAGCGCCTAACTGAGAAGTAACAGGTGAAGTTCCGGCATGGAGACAACAGTTTAATATGTGACAAGAAGTCTCAATAAATGTAGAAGGATACAGTAAAGCTTTACACTTCTCAATTTCTCGAACCAATTCAGAATGATTCAAGCCGCCTAACCATTCAACGCCCTCTATATTCTGATCATAAAGTTCCTTGCCAACAGATAAAAGTTCCTCCCTTTGTTCATTTACAGCTTCTTCGTTTCCACCAACATTGTACATCTTTACAGAGCCAGCAACTTTTAATTTATACTCAGGAAGTTGAGTATGTATTTGTGGCCACATCTTCAAAAGTATATCCAACCCTCTATTTGGTGCTGAAGCATATATGAAAGCGTTCTCTTTCTGAATAGACTTATCAAACAGTTTTAAATCAATTCCATTCTCAAGCATCAATGACTGCCGTTCAGGAGATAATGTTGGTAGTTGTTTGATAAACTCGCCTTTCTGGAAATGTGAAAGAAAGATAAGTCTATCAATCTTACCCTGTTGTATCAACACCTGTAAAGTTCCAATGGCAAACTCGTTTGGTAAATCCTGAAAGAATACAGCATTTATTTTACCTCTAACCTGAAAAAGTGGCGCCGGCGACCTGTAAGCTAATACAAGATCATACGACTTACCGGAAACGAATTCTTTGAAGTCTCCGCTATCTCTAAAGAAAACATCAAGTTCGCAATCCGATCTCTTTTTAAGTGCACGTATCATAAACAAGAGTGCTGTTTCAGACCCGCCTAAAGGTTTTGTCAATGCTTCTTCATCAAAATAGTTGTTATTTGGTTCTACCAATAAAATTTTGTGCATCATGTGCCCCCTATTTTTTTTTAAAAAAATATTTCTCAAACTTGATCTCCTATTTTCCGGATTTCCTGAAATCGGTTTGAGCAAAAGCTTCCATATACCACGTCGGTAGCATACTGAACCCTTTGTCAAGTAAGTGCCAACATAAATCTTGAGACGATGCATTTGCCAATTTAATTTCATGTCTACTTAAAAAGCCTGATGTGACACGCCGCGTTTTCTCAATAGCACGTTTATATATCCGCCACGCATATAAGCCGTTCTTTCTAATGTTATCCAACTCCTTCTGCAATTTTCGGCTAACAATATTTTCAAATTTCCATTCGCCATCTTGCGTCGACCAAGTTCCCACAACAGTACGACGAGGATCAAGAAAGTAGCCTGATAAATCAGCCCACGGCTCAAGTGGGAAAGGACTTATGGTATCTGGTTTCGCTATCATTGTAGGCTCTTCAACAAGCCGGACTTCTTCGCGATTCGCCTTCGACACTATGGTATAACCAATATTAATCAACGCTTTCCGTAATTCGTACAGGGGACAGTCGGCCAAACCGTACCGAAACAGGATTGTCGTGCCATCCGTAAGGTCGACATCCCAAAGTGCAGAACCAGGTACGCCGTCTTTCCTCCAACGCGTCATAGTATTGTAAAGGTCTGGCGCAAGTTGTTCGTAAACATCAAACAACAAATTGCCTGCTACATACCTAAAAATGCCAACCGTCATTCTGTCCGTCAAACGAACGAAGTATCCACTTGAGCCGCCTGGAATCATGATTTAAACCCCCCCAATTATAATTGCGTTGTAAAACGCAGTATGCCATTCACGATCGAAGTTTGCTTTAGAGTTACATGACTTACACAGTGTTATTAAATTGCTAGGATCGCAGTTCTTTTTGTTATAGTCAATATGATGTCTAGTCAAAGCACGCGACTTTCCGTTGCACATGGGATTCTGGCAATGGTAACCGTCGCGTTCTTTTATCATCTCTTTAAACTCTTTAAAGTTCCAATCGAAACAATATGGTTCTGCTGAAATACCGCCTTTCCAGTTCCAACTGTTTGGACCACAAAACTTACCTTTAAGTGATTCAGACCTTTTACGATTTGACTCTGGAGTATGTTGTTTACCATACCAAGGATGATCGGGACCACACATTCCATACATTGGATGATCTGGACCACACCTTCCGAACATTGGATTATTGGGACCTTTCTGTGAAATAAATATTTTGGAACGATGTAAGTTGCAATTACATGCTTTGTCCCTTATACTCGACCAAGACCGACCTGGGAGAACTGCTAACAGCTTTTCCTTTGTCCAATCGTAGTATCCCCTCTCCAAAATTTCTAACTCAATTTTATTCCAACGTTTTCCCTTCATTACATCTCGCCCATCTCCTTTAGTGCTGTCTCCCATGCGTCGATCAACTCAATCGTTAGAGGATCTGTACCTAATTTTGGATCTTTCTTTATGATTCGTCTCAATTCCAACAACAATCTCTTTTTCATTTCTGGATCTAAAATCTCCTCCGACCTCAACAATTTTTCTATCATCGCTTTTCTTAATGCTAAAAGTTTGGTAACGGTCGTCTTCGGGAGTGTTTCCTTCAACACGAATTGACGTACAATAGCTTCAATTTCATCTACCACTTGTACAGCACTTCCGCGAGCAACTACAGGAGATGTTACTGACAAAGCAAATGCATTAGCAAAAATATCTGATGGATCCGCTAAACAATATGATCTTAAACTCAATGGATATCCAGACTTCATCCCATCCATCATACTTGAAAGCTTTGTTGAGTCAATAAAGTGCCACGGGTCCTTTAGTACCTTAACGTACTCTCTCTCCAACCACCTAACATTTTTCGGTGTTAACTTGTAAACCTTTGCGTTAATAATTAATGAACTAAGGAGCCACCTTCTTAATTCAAGCACGCGAGCCCTGGCTTCAGGATTTGGAGCAATATAAATCTTCCAAATATGGTGTCCCATTTCATGTGCCGTTGGATACACCTCTGGAACCGTAAATATTGAATATTTCGACTTAACACCAAAGTTTCTTAATAGAGTGGGATCGACCACGGTAGTCTCAGAATATTTGCACAGTGCAAAGTTATCATGCACAACTAAAGCTCGTAAGTCCTTAAAAAACTCCTTCCGTCGTAAACCTGGATACCGGGTTAACATTTCCTCAAGCCACGTAAGACCCTCTCTTCGTTGTGCTGCGGTCATCGTCTTTGTAAAAGCAGGCGTGACCAATTTTAAAATGTCCGGAATCTTATGGTCCGCCCTCCAAGGTACACGAGCCGCCTTTCTGACTAATCGAATATACTCCCTGGGATGGATCTTATTAACATGAGTCCAAAGAAATTCTTGAAATACTGGTGCCCACGGTAACCTTCTGAAGCCTTCATAGTCAGTAATAAACCAAGAAAAGTTCTTTTTCATAAATTCGTCAATATTAAAAAACGACTTGGGATCCATCCACCAATCAATATCAAGTTTATGCTTTCTAAAGAACGAAGGTAATTTTGGATTACGTCCAGCAATTACAATGTTACGAAATTCCTTTTCAACAAATGCATAACGTTCTGGCCCAACCAGTTTTACTGGAACCTTTACCTTTAATGTCCTCGCAGCATCGTCTAACATGTTTGTCGTAATCTTCTTGGCCTCCCTTAAATACACTCTATAATACTCATCTCGTATGTCAAACATTATTTTACCAAATACTGAATTCACCAAATCAGGAATCTGGGCTTCAGCTCGTTTCCACGGTTGTAAAGCTTCAACAAACTGAGTTACATGTGAATCCTTAAATGGCTTCGGTACCATTATAGTGCGTATTCCATCCTTCATGCTAGATCTAACTGTCCTTAAACCGGGCACATCCTTAACAACGACTCCAGCCCAATATTCCTTGCGCATAGCACCCGGAATACGATTCCACAAAAGTTGTGCAGTTGCTGTATTCGAAAGTTTAAATTGAGGTATAAAGCTTTCCCATTTAAAAGTTGGATCGCCCTTCAGCCAACGCTTAACATTAAACAGTCGTCCAACAAATTTACTCTCTTGAGCATACTCTCTCAAGACTGGAATTAAAATACACCTGCAATTCGTGCAACAAGGCAAATCAGCACTTTTCGGCCTCATTGGCAACTCATAAGCAGAAAATTCAATTCCAGCTAATTGTGCGCATACTTTACAGGAATTACCGTCGCCCATGCCAACCCAAAGGAACCTTCTGTATTCCCGAGGCACAGAAATGGCTTTTAAACCTTCAATCAACGGGATATTAGCAACATCCCCCAAAACAGACGCATACAATGCTACCTGCCATACCCAACCAGTAAGTGTGGTATTAATCTTATTTAATAAATCTGTACGTTCCTCAGGCGAAGCATCAGATAATTGTCTGACGGAAGGATACAAATGTCTCTCCGCATAAGATCTCGGCCAGTCAAGTTTCTCCTCCGTTAGTTCTCGTTTTTGAGTACTTAAATCTACACTACCCCAGTTAACACCGCCTACCGGTTTGTAATAATGATCTGAATTCCATTTTCCTAAATCGGTAGCCTTATTAAAGTAGTCATCTACAATAGGTGACCACTCATCAATCATATTATTTAATTGGGTTTCGGCATCATCGGCTACGGCTCTTGTAATTAAACCACGTTGGACAACCAAGCCTTCTACCGATTTTTTAAACTTAAAGTATGAGGTGTACAGTTTACCACGATATTCGTGAATTAATTTACGTCTCTTCTCAATAAATTCTTGTTCGTGTGGTCCGTAAACTCGACTTCCAGTTAAAGCACTAATCCGGTAGTTCTTAGCGCGTGCTTCAACAGGTTCTTTCTTTGCCTGTCGTTCGAGTGGAATTGGTTCTTGCTCTTCCTCTACTTCCTCTACTTCAACAGCTCTCAGTTCTTCGACTTTTCCTTCGCCTAATTCTTTTGGAGTTGTTAATCCTGTAGGTGACTTTACATATAGTATATCGCCGCCCTTCACAGGAGCCAAACTCCAAACCTTACGACCTGCATTTAATGTAATTAAACCAGAGGTCACCAATCCTTGGACTTCTTCAGGCCTTATTCGTTTTGTAAGTACAAACTTTGCTTTCATGCCGGCCAACAAGAATGTGTTTAACTTTTCCTCAAGATGTTCCGAAAGTAAATCTACCAAGGACGAAGTTTTATCAAGACCGTCAAAGAAGCCAAAACCCTTCTCAATAACCTTATCACAATAGTCAATAATTGGTTTTACACTTAACTCACGGAAGTTATTATCAAAAGGAACCCATCCCAATTTTTCAACGCCGTCAATGATACGCATTGCATCATCGGTTTGTAATGCGGTACCAAAAGACTTTTCGGCTCTATCTCGAGCTTCTTTACCAATTTCAGACATATGCAAAACGCCAAAAGGATTCTTTCGTTTCGAACCCTGCTTCGACCAGGAACTTAACCAATTGAGTACTCCAGAAATCTCACTTGCAATTGAACAAATAATTGGCTCTCCTCGCTTAGTGTATGTCTTTGGAAAACCTTTCACAAATACAATTTCATCAATGGAAAAGTCGATCTCTTTCTTCTGTCCATTCACGGTTGCAATTTGTTTATAACCTGTGATAGTTCCAAACGTATCCATCTTCTCTTTGAAAGTTGAAGCATCGCGGCAAAAAACTTCTACCACACTATTAGCATTAGAAAGTACTTTCTGTAGTACGCCTTTATCAAGAACTAGGATGTCGGATAAGAATTGCCAAAGAACATCAAAGAATGTTTCGCGTCCCGAATTTGCAACGTCATTTAAAAGAAATCCTTCCTTCTTTCCAACAAAACCCCAATTCTGATCAAGGAGTGTCTGTTTACAAACTTGGTCAATACATCTTCGTACTGCAGGCATCCTGAAATAACAATTTCTTAACACTTCAGGCGACCACTCTCCTTCTACAGCTTGAACAAACTCCCACAACATCGTCCAAGCGGTATGTGCTCCTTTCTTTTCTTCGCGGATAATCTCGTTTGGTTTCTCAAACGGTTTCTTCAAATTCCTGAAAAAATATCCCCAATCCATATTTCACCTCACATTAAATTGCCCATACTGATATACGTCCACGTTCGGCAAGTGAATCTAACGAACGTACCGCCTCTCTTGCAAAAAAACTCGCAAGTACGCAGTCTTTATACTTCGTATTTGGCCAATATAACACTTCATTCATAAAGCCGCACCAACCACACTGACATTCAACCGAGTGTTTAAATTTTGGAACTCGCCACATGCGATTTGCCATTTCCATAAACATCGAAGCAAGTCCCAACTGTGGATCCCATTTCGATTTACCCGTTGTGAAATAAGCCTTAAGCGGCAACTTCTTCATCTCAGAAGTCCATTCCAATAAGGCCTTTTGATATGTATTACTTTCAACCAATATTATTTCAGATTTGAACTGTTCATAAGTGTCAATTATTACCCGACCCTGATTAGGCGAACCTTGTCGTAAACGTTTAATATCTATAGGAATTCTAATTCCATTCTCATCTACCGCAATTGTAAACACAACAGTCCAAGCCTTATCCCTCGAGATTGCCGGATCAACCCCTGTATACTTAGGGAAATCCTTGGTAAAGTCCACGACGTTTGAAATTGTTAATGGATCAAATTCATCCATTAACATATCCTTCGTTACAGTAGATTGAGGCTCACCATAAGGTATTAATCTGTATGCCCTATTGGCCGATTCCTCATCTTCCTCAAATTCTGCAATCAATGCCTCACGAGGCCAAATTTCCGGCCACAGCGGTGTAAAGTCTTCATCAATTATATATACAAACTTCTTGAAACGTTTACTTTCCCTCCAAATGTGCATGGTCAGATCATCTTCAAACCATGGAGTTCCAATATAAATAACTTTATTCCACCGAGGATCCGTCATCTTCATCCATGTATCGTCCCAGCTCCGCCTAATCGACTTACGTAATCCAGCCGTACAGCTGTTTCGACGGTCTACAACATCATCAGCAATGAGAACATCACAACGACCACCAGTTACAGAAGAAGTAATTCCATTAACCTCAAGAGTTGCATCCTTCAAAAATTGATCTCTCTGTACAGTTAACTTGTTACTTGTCCAAGGATCCCCAGGCCTAATATTGGGGAAAATCTTGTGATACTTCTCATTCTGTTCAAAATTGGTAAGGTGCCACTGACCAATCTCACTCCCCTTGTCCGAACTACATGTGGCTACCTTAACCCTCAAATCAGGATTATTGCCAATCTTCCAAGAAACCCAATGTAAAGTTATAACGCTACTCTTACCATGCCCGCGTGGAGCAGCAATAAATATAAAATCGTTTTCCTCTATTGCTTGGAGCCACTCCAGATGCATAGGACACAATGGCATGCCAAATGCATATGATTGAAAAGCCGCAGGATCAGTCCGACAAGTTTCAACAAGTTCGGTCTCTAGCTCCCGTTTCCTCTTTATTAACTTTCGATTATCGGAGCCCATTACTCCGTATCAACCCCCGAACCCTCTTCTTTAAAAGACTTAAGTTGGACTTCTTGTATCCTTTTCATCTCTTCCTCTAACCTTTTTACTTGTTCTTCAAGGGTTTCACTTTCGTCTGGCTTCCTGCCTTTTGTCATTTCTCGTATAAACTTAAATGTGCTCATAACATCCGACCAATTCTTAGGCTTAATAATACCTTGAATGACCGGAAGAAGTGCTTTTGTAAATAACAAATGGCACATCAAATGTTCATGTCGATATAGGTTTAGTATGCGTTCCCTCATTTCTGGAGGAAACAACTCACAAACTGTTGATGCAGCTTCTTTCCTTAGTTCAAGAGCTCGATCATCCCAATTTTCCTCCTGCCTCCATTTATGAAGAGTGGAATTTGGAATACTCGTTAACTTTTCAACAGCAGCAATTTCACCGTGTTGACAATATAACTCAAATGCCTTAGCTCTTTCTTTCGCGGTATGTGCCATTTAAGTTGACATTTTCTACCAAGATTAAGCTTTTTTGTTTGAACCTTCAAAAAAGTCAAAAAGCCTAGCGTCTTTTTGGCAGAAAACCTCCAATATTTTAATTTTAATAGAAAATTGTCTCAGGTTCAAGTCTAAACGTAAAGCAAAACGTCAAATAATGGCGCCACTTTCAGATTTTTCCATGCAAACTGAGGAATTTCGTCAGAAAGATTATTTAATGTACAAACTGACATCACAGGATAATTGGATTTGGAATAACAAAAGAGTGGGATATAGTCTTGCGGACAGTTTTGGACTACTTCATAAAATCTCTGAAAGGGTTTAAAACTACTAGGACGAACGATAAAATCCTTTATAGGAAACCAACAGGCATCAAACTCAATGTACACCGCTGGACCATCAAGTTCCTTTAGTATCGTTACGAACTGTACCAGCGCTTTTAAATTGTGACTGCTTGGTAGTTGATCCCCCAGTATCAGCTTTTGGCGCCACTGTTTCCACATCTTCAGAAACCTCTTCAGCGGGTACTCCTTCGCAAGTTCGGAAAAATTGCCTATATCCAGCATAATCAACCTCCGGGAACACTGACTTAACAACTTGTTCGACAACCGTATTAACGGCCTCCTCCTGCCGGACCCCTTTGTTTTTTCCGGGGAGAGGTTCACCATCCGGACCGTAGTAAAAGCCGGAACGTTTGGTTAACAGTTTAGCGTCAACTGCCAACTGCATAATACATTTAGTATCGTCAAAGCCGGTTTCCCAATTCAAATCCACCGTAGTTTCCTTAAATGGGAAAGACACCTTATTCTTAACACATTTCAATTTTACCAAAATTCCGTCTGGTTCAGCGTGTTGTCTGTTCATCTCCAACTGAATTGCAGCGTGATAATCCACAGCATATCCACCTAACTTACCAACGGCCCTGCCCCAAGCCATAGGTTTGCTCTTCAACTGTGAAACAACAACTAAACTAATCTTACTGTCGTAAAGTTGTTTACCAATGGCTCTGAACGATTTCGAAAGGATCCTTGCATGTTGTCCTAACGCTTTATCCGACATATCCTCTTCGACCTCTTCCTCAGTTGCAATTGACAGTGAATCAATACATAAAATCACAGGTTTGTCAAAATTTGACTCCCTAATATGCTTAATGGTAAATGGTATTTGTTCCCGGACCATTTGTTGAAGATGATCTGGCTGTACTATCACGATGGGTTTAAGTTCAAATACAGCAGCAAATTCCTTTGTGTACGACTGTTCCGTATCCCAAAGAACCACCTCTCCGCCAAGTTTTTGAAAACTCGACATCATTCGCATGCATAGGGCAGACTTACCGGAACTTGGCCAACCGGCTATTTCAATAATCCTACCTAGAGGCAATCCAGGACGGCCAATTATATAATCTACGGAAAAGACACCTGTCGGAATAAAGGTATTTCGCCTTTCCATCAAATCGGGATCGTCAAGATATGTTACAGCAGAACCATACTTCTTTTGTAACTTCTTAACCCAATCGGTTCCCTTCATCAAGTATCACCTCCATTTTGATCACATAATCAATAACTTTCACAAGCTCATCATAGCTTTCCCCATTGTAATAAATGTTGTCACATGACGACTCGCCCATCATAAGATTGATATGTGTATCCTTTTCGATCAATCTAAAATCGGTTCTAAGCGTAATAACCGTTTTGCCAATACCAAATCCAAAGCCATGTTCCCAACACGTGCCAGAATCAGCGTCAGGACCATCCATCACGGCAAATACAACATCACTCGTACCGAGACCGTCAATATCGCTATGGAATACAGCTTGATTACATTCCTTACGCTTATTTGCCTCAGATTCCTGTGGAAGAAACACCTCATAACCAAGTTGACGAAGTCTGGTAACAACTTCTTTGTTCCACAATCTTTCAGCCATTGAAAAAAGCGGCGCAGCGAAGTAAATCCTTATCGGTTTATTCATAGTTAACCCCCCATATTCGGTTTGGAGGTACAGTTAATCAGCTTAAAATGCTATTTCCCCAAACACTTCCTTTAGGTCCTTCTCCAACTGTTCATCAACTTGAGGATCCACCACGGGCGTTTCCGTGTCCTTTATCTGAGTAGGAACAGGTTCAACCTTTGCAGGCTCTGTTTTAACCTCAGGTTTTGTTTCAGTCGTGGAAGTCGGCCCTGGCAATTGAGCGGCTGAATTGTCTCCAAATTCACCTATCACGTCCTTTCCAACCAACAGATGTTCAGACTCAGGATTCCCTATTGGGTTCTGAATTGTCTTTGTAGTTAAAGCCTTCTTTATGGCTTCGTTTGTAGGACAGGTAAACATATCATCCAACTGTACAAGCTGATCCAACCAAGTCATATCTTGCAATGCCGTATGATCTGGATCTGGACGAAACTGAAACTCAGAATCAAGGCCTTTACCCGTTCTGCCAATAGTACAATTCCGACCTGTTTGTGGATGAGTAAGATTACCCCAACGTGGATCTCGAATGTAACCCAAAATGGTGCTTATCATTCTAGAACCACAACTCCAAACCTGAACGCCACTTTTTATGTCTTTCAAGTCAATGATGTTTAAGTAGAAACGTTTCTTCGCCAGAAACAGTTTTGCACGTTCCGGTTGTTTCGGAAGAAACTTTCTGTAAAGTGCACACAGTAAGCATGGCTTGCTCCACATTGTCTCTCTACATGGAAATGCCTTTTCTGTTGGACCGATGTTCCAATGCATAAAAGCCACAAAGAAAAACCTACCAAGCTCGTTCCACGGTGGTAACATCCGAATGTAGTTATCGGGAACTGCTTTAGGCGTCCAGATTGTCATTCTCTTCAGATCACTTTCCGTTTGATCTAAAAAGTTAGCATCTAAATCCCAATTGTTAACCATCGATTTAACCCCCTTGTTTATTTATGTTTCCTTACACAACTAAAAATGGCACGTACTACAATGGCTCGTATCACCTCCCTTTATACTTATAAAAATCCAAGTGGTCCTATGGGACGCAATCCATCATAAGAATCACTTCCAAAATCAGTTTCCTTAGGTTTCGGCGTAAAATTTGGACAATCCCATACACCTACCACCAAGTCATAAGCCTTACACAGAGCATCTATTATAATAACAACAGGACAATCCTCATCTTTTTTATGCTTTTTACAGTTGTCACATAATACCCGATTGGACATTATCTACCTCTTTCTTCCAATCTAATCTGTCTTTCTCTTAAATCTTGTAACTCTTTATTCTGCTCGCGAATCTGGTCAAAATACTTTTCATTAACTTTGTGTTGCTGTTTTAGCATCTGTTGTATTACGTCATAATCAGCTTTTTGTTCATGTAAACCATTAACATTCCCTTGTATTAATTCGATCTGTCTGTCTTGTCGTTCATTGTTTGCAGCTTGGACATCAACAAAAATGTAACCTCCAATGGCCAGTACCAAAGCGAGAACGAATGTCAGTATAACCCGTGTATTGTTCATTGTAACACCTCCTTTAATGTTAATCGATACTAAAATCAGGGTCACTTTTAGGATTCAAACCAGCAATAGCAGCATCGCACTCTAACTTTTTCAACCTCAACAAGTTGCCAATTTGGTCATTTTTCTTAACAAAACTGTCTCGTAAGGCTCGTACAAGAGCTAAGTTGTATTCAGCATCAATAACTTGTTGTTTCAACGCAACCCAAGCAGGGTCAAGTAGACACGCTCGTTCAATATCATATCTATATATCGTCTTCTTCTTTGATTCCTTCTTGTCGTCTACACTCGGAGTTATAGCAGAACTTTTCAATTTCCTGCCCACATCAGCTTCATAGCGTGACAGTTGAAATTCAAGCAAATTCAACCTCTTTTGAGCAAGGCATACTGCTGTTGCGTAGTAAGCAAAGTATCCACCAAGCGTCTTTATTTCATTATCTAAATTAGATTCATCTACTTCAAACGTCTTAATATACTTCTTATCCGCCACCTGTTTCCTCCTTTGTTAAGATTTTGGTCCTGAACCATACGGAGGTATAATTGTTGAAGGTGGCACAGTTAAACCTGTGACACTTTCAATAAATTTTGAACGCAAAGTTGGCTCAGCATCAGACATTACTACATTACGAGGATAATAAATTTCCACTTTATCAGCGCCACCAAAGACAGGTACTAACGCAAGGCCAGTCTCACCTTGTGGAGTTTTAACTGGGACCGCTTGTCTAACGGGCTTAATTATCATTAAAAGTGGAGATATATCTTTTATGCACCCAACCAACATACTCCCCTGGACAACGAACAATTTCACATTCATCATTTTGTTTTCCTTTTCGACCGTTCCGCCGGTAATTATGGAATCTTTCATTACAACCTCCTTTAATCTAATTCTTTTTTAATCAAGTTAATAAATTTAATATCCTCTGTTGATAAGTTAAACCGATCGGTATTGATTTTTAAACTTCGCTCAAACTTTCCGTTTTTATGATACTTAGTAGCAGCCACCCAATCACAAGCCATTTCAATTAAGTCGATAATGGACATCCTACTAATGTCGCCCTGGTAGTACTCAGGATGATGACTGTTCTTAGCCCAATGGCGCTTTAAAACTGGAAAAATTGAACAGCCTAACTTTTTATATTCTTTACTACCATATTCGATATCCGAAAAGTTTTCCGCAACCTTTATGAAACCTTTCATCTCTGTAAGTGTGAACTTTGACCAATCATGTTTAATACCAGCCCAAATTAGTTTGAATGCGATCAAAAACATGTACCAACCCACAAGCCATTTATGTTTCGCGGTCCTGCAAAAGTGAGACAATATTCCACAGTACATATTCTTCTTTACTCCTTGTCTAGCCAATAGTCAGATACTTCAAAATCAATCGGAAGCACACAATTAATAACCGGAATTGGTTTCTCCATTTCTTCATGCAAAATTTGATGTACTACTTGTTCTTCTTCCATTTTTCTATAAAGGAGAAGTTCATCATGCACTTGACTGACAACCCTTGATGCAAGACCTAACTCCAAAAACCTTGGCACGATGCCTCTAATCGCTCTATTCATAGCGCATGCCACTGTAGACTGACAATGAAAGTTTACCGCTTGCCGTAACCACTGATGTTGAACTTCACAAAATTTAGGCCACGCTCGACGAAGGCCATAGACATTTCGAATTGTTCGTTTGGTATATACATCATCAAAAACATTCTTTCTCCAATCGGCAACCTCTTCGTAAAGCTGAAAGAACTTACTAATCCACTGTTTTGCTTCATCCTCGGTAATGCCAATTTGTTCCGAAATACTTGCAGCGCCTCGGCCATAAATTAAGCCAAACACAACCCCCTTTGCAATCACTCGTTGTAACTTCGTGACTTGTTCAGGCGGAATTCCAAACAGCTCACTTGCAATCTGTTTATGTACGTCCTCGTAGGACAATTGTTTAATTAACTTTTTACAACGTGACAGATATGCAAGTACTCTTAATTCGGCTTGAGAATAGTCAACAGATAGAAACTTAAAGCCGGGAGGTGCAATAAAGAACGACCTAATTCCGCCAGTACGTGGAATGTTTTGAAGGTTAGGCCTCCTACTGGCCCACCTTGCCGTTGGCGTGGTATCCAAGTTAAATTCGGAAAACACGAGTCCATCCTGGTTAATCCAACGAAACATACCAGCTTCGCCCGATCTCCCATCCAAATAAGTTGTCTTCAATTTTTCGAGCTTCCTAATCTTTAAAAGTACATCTGGAACATTATGAAACTTTGTAAGTCGTTTGAGCACTTTCTTGTCAGTCTTCGGTGTTGGTTTTTTACTATCAGTCAATCCTTGGATGGGGAGATTCAAATCCTCAAACAACACTTTTACCAACTGTGGATGTGATCGATAGTTGAAGACGTGACCAACCTGTTCAAATAGTGAATTTTGTAACTTTTCGGTTTTAATTTGATTTTCCTTAGCAACTTCCTTAAGTTGTTCCTTGGAAGCTAACATCCCTTCGCGTTCTATATGACTTGCACAAGGAATAAGTGGTTTCACTTCGTTAATATAATAATTCCACAGGTCTGCCTTCTTAAGTCGATCAGTAATTGCTAACTTGCACATCCATGTGACATTGACGTCCCATGCAACCCTTCGGTAGTAAACATCCAATGGAGCCAATTTTTTCTTTTTGAAGTAGTTTGTAAGCTCCGACTTCCACTCCGGAACAGAACAATAAAACGAGCCAAGACATCCTAAACCCTTCGGTAAATCTTCATAAAGCAAATGATGTGCATGTGCTGTATCCATAAAGAAATTTTTTACATCAATATTAGAACTGTGCATCATCTGAATATCAAATCTGGTATGTGAAGACTTTTCTACCGAGGAAGTAAAAATTTTGTTCAAACAAGCCATCACTATAGATTCTGGAAGCAACCATTGACCTTCATATTGTAATGGAATTATACATGCAACTCTATCTTGCCAAGATGGATAAAAGCCAATACAAATCATGGAATCCTTCCGACAATCTGTTCCAGTTGATTCGATATCCCAACACCACTCATGTTCACATAACCATCTTGTTGCCGCCAATAACTTCTCTTCGGTATCAGCAACAGCATACCCAACCTTGTTAACCGTTTCTAATTGTCCACGAAATAGATTACCAAACTTAACTAAATCCGAGAAGAAAAGTGGAGATGACTCTGGTGAACGATGTGGCAAAATCATTGCTGGATGAACAGTAGGCAAGTACGTCTTGTTGTCTTTCTCATGGATATAGCCTCTCATTTTCATAATACCTGAATGGCCTAGAGCTGAAGACAAAGCTGCATCACCTAACAATAATACATACTTTTCCGGATAGTATTCAAGTTCCGCTTTCAACCTATCAGCACAATAATCCGGAGGCACAACATTGTAGCACAAACAAGCGTTGGTAATTCTTTGAAGACTTCGCGGTAGTTGTATTGCCTTTGTAGTACTCTGAAGTATTTGACCAGTTTCTCCAACAAATGGTTCCTTTTGTTCCCACTCATTCCGCCCAGGACACTCGCCAACTACAATGAATCCTCCAGGCTGAAGAGGCTCTAAAGGAGGAACTATTCGTTCCTTATAAGGACAATTAGCACAAATCTCAGCAGCTTTTGGAGGTAGTCTATCTAAAAACATTTAACGATCCTTCCTCGAATTACGGCGTTCCAATTCTTTCAGTTTCTTGTGTACTATTTGAGATAAATCCATGTTTAAATGTTTGGCTATAATTACTGTGGAAATAAATACATCGGCTAGTTCATCTGCAATTTGTTCAGTTAAATCATTCCCATCACGCCACATCTTCTTAAAGACATTAGCCAACTCGCCAGCTTCACCCACCAAACCAATAATCCAGTAAGGAGTAGGTTTATTTCCTTCCGGCTTTATCTTTGAATACAGGTCATCTAAAGTCATGACTTATCCTCTTCTAAGGCGTTATAGCCAATTCTTTTAAACATACTAAAATCGCAATGAGTTCTCCACCTATGCCGGCCATGCTCATCATAATACGAAACCATAACGCCATGATTAGGCTGAAACGGAATTAACACAATTCTCTCTTTAGTCCGTTCTTCAACAATATGGATTCGGCCATCTTTAAAATATACACTGACAAATTTACCTTTGCCGAGAGCCGGCCACATCTCGTCATAAAAGTTAACGTTGCATGCCTTGCAGATTAATTTATGGTACTTCCTAAACCAAGTATGAGATTTCCGAAATTGTACACTCCACCACCACAATGAATATTTTAAATTCCACAACAGCATATGTACCTCCTATACAACGCCCGTCGAACCTTTACCGGACTCTCCTCTTTCGGTTGGCTCAAAGGATTCAACTTTACGTAGAATGTTATGTTCCTTTGGAATTAAAATTATTTGACAAAAACGTTCGCCGGTCCGTATTGACACATGTGAATTACTTGTGTTTGTAACAAACGGGTCTAACGGCCCTTGATAGCCTGTGTCAATGATACTTTGTATGACCAATCCTTTCCGACGCATTGAAGACCGAGGAACTATCAATACAAAACAATTCTTAGGTATGTTAATACGAGTGCTGACTTTCACTTCAACAGTTTCATGCGGCCAAATAAGGACGGTTTCAGCACAATACAAATCAAAACCGGCGTCATCATCATATTTCCGATATGGTTTTTCCCCTACATATTCCAAAATCACAAGCTACCTCCAGTTCAATGTCAGCCAAATGCTTTTCGTATCTTCTTCATTCCAAACAAATAGTTAGGCTGAACAGTATTAACTTGTTCGTAAATTTTTGGGTCTAGTCCATTCTTTAGAAACTTCTTTAATAACTTCGTACCCGGTGGATTCACACAATGATGAGCACCCTTCTGTGTCTTCTTCTTGCCAAATGGGTAGTTTGGGGTTACTTCTGGCTTTTTGTTTTTTTGTTCGTCATGCGACTTTTGCATAAATCTACCTCCCCTGAATAATGCCAATCAACTAATGCACAAATTGTATGACCTATCGTTATGTGGACTTCTTGAATTCTCGGAGTATCAGTAGAACGAACCCATAAATATACATCAGCCAATCCAGGAAAATGAGGTTGAGAAACCTCCATCATTCCGCCCCCAAACAAAATTGTAGTTAAGCCAAATTCCTTTGCAGCGACCAACCCATTAATAATACTTGGAGACTTACCGCTTGTGGTTATTCCAATTGCAACATCTCCCTTACATCCGAGTGCACTAATCTGCTTTGCAAAAACAATATCATATGAACGATCATTACTAATACTCGTAAGCACCGAACCATCCGTGGTTAATGCAATAGCTGGCAACGCTCGTCTTTCTAACTTAAAACGATTTACAAACTCCGCGGCTAGATGTTGTGCATCCGAAGCACTACCACCATTACCAAACAATAATAATTTATTTCCACGTTCAAAAGCACACACAATCTCGCGTGAAGCTTCAAGTATGTACTTTGCGCCATTGGAAACCTTTAAGAAAGCGTGTTTATGCTTAATGCTACGGGAGAAACAATTCGCAATTACATCAAACGCTTCGCCTTCAAAGGTTGTACCATCACCCGCGCCTCGCTCGAGCCATTTAATGTCATCTGAAGGCTTGTAAATCCAATCTGGTTGTTTCTCTTCACAAGATATAGTTGGTTCAAATAGTTTCTTCATGTGGTTGGCCTCCTTAAGCCATCAAAAGTTTCAAGTGCCAATTACCATCAGAACAAACAGCACTAAATTGGTGAATACTCTCTTCAGACTCAACATAAATGCACTTATCGAGTACATAGGGACTAAGGCCATTCAGAGTTGTACGTGCAATCCTTGCCACATCTTCAACAAAGGTAGGAAGTTTTTCACATTTAAGTGCAATCTGTAATTCGCCATCACGCTTTAGTAACAACTTTGGAGTTACAAATTGTTTCCGTAAGGTATCAATTATATGAGGAACATTTCCAAACAATGGAACTTCACATGTAACCGTCAAAAATGCACGTTGCATATGTGGCACCCCTTTACCAACATGTTTACAAAGTTCCAATGAACACGGACACGTTGAAATAAGCTGTATCGTAAATGTACAAACCTTCTTGGGCACTTGAAGGCCATTTGTGGACAAAGAAACAGCTAATGGCACGGTTGTACCATCCTTACAAAAGTATAAACCAGATACTGTTACGTAACCGTCCTGAGCATGTTGTTTATCGGCCACATTTCGCAAAAATATGTCAAGCTGCGTATCCTTGGCAGAACTTAGATGTTTTATACATTCAATAAACCGAGACATATGTACACCACGAGTTTTCTTCAAATCTACCAATGCAGAAATTTTACATGTTTGAGTGTTGCCAAAGAACTCAAGCGAATGTTGCACGCCTTTCACGCCGACCTTATTAAGTGGGTCGCTTACAGGCGTCCTTTGTAAATCAGGCAAATCCTTGTTGTTTTTATTAAATACCGCGGCATAACCATCTGTTATATTAACCATTTAACATCCTCCTATCGGTACAAACTTCCCTTAACTTACCAAGTTCAATGTCAAACACATCAAACACAGGCTGTTCAAATAGTTCCTCATGGGAATACCAAGACGGTGAGTTGTACTTTGTTAATTTCACAGCAAACCCGCTAATGCCATCAAAGATTAACTTTTTTAATTCCTTGCGTGACATTTGAAAAGCATCGACATCAAAAGCAATAAATACTTGGCTGAACTTTTTTAACAAACTAATTTGTACCCGAGTAAGTGAGGTGCCTAACGTGCCAACGCCAATGTCTTTATGCTTTAAACAATCCAATGGACCTTCCATAAGTAAAACACTCCTTGTTTTTACAAAATCGTAATTATATAAATACTTTGACTTGCTGAAGTTCTTAGCCGTATAGTAAAACTTGTTGTCAATATACCTCTTTTGCCAACCCACTAATTCGCCGGCAAAAAAGATTGGAAAGACTGGATTTTCATCTTCCATATCCACCCAAGCAAATCCACCGGGCACAATTTTACGCTCTTCAAAAAAGTCTGAAACTTTCTTACAAAGTTTCAAATTGTTCAATTTTACAACTGTATCTGGTAATGCTTCAACTTCTCCCTTGGGCTCTACGGAAGGAAAATACCTAGCTCCGCCTTCCAGCCTCCCTCCGGCGGAACATCTCCAACAATTCCAAAGCCCTTTCTGTTCATTAATCTGAAGGTTACCTGTTTCATCAACGCTGCCAATTCTCTCCGGACACCAAGGACAGTAAAAGAGCAACTCATCCCCAACCTGCTTAAGAAACCTAGTCATCTTTAATCTTCTTAACTCGGCTTCTTTTAAAATTGAACCAGAAATACTTACCTCCAACAAACAAAAAGGTAGATAGACAAAGGATTAATTTAAGTTAAATTGTCTATCGTCTTACCATGATCATTCATTATAAACACTCGGCCTTCGCCAAGAATTACCAAATGTTTACCGTGTTCCTCTAGACCTTCGGCGTCTCCTGTAATCCTCCACAGTGTTACATGAAGGAACTCAAAACTCCCCTTTTCAGGGACAGAGCCTTCACAAAGCACTTCATGCCATTTTTCCAGATATGCATCAAACTCAGCTTCGTTTTTCACACATACCTTTTTAAAGCCAACACTTTCGCATTCGTATAAATAACACACCTTTGGTAAAACCGTGTCCCTTCCGTGTGTTACGCCTTCTTCTTCCGTTAAAACTCTAACTACCTTCACGTACATAGCTATCTTCCTCCCTTTCTTTACTTCCTTCCTGTCTATCTACCTTCAAACTGTTAACGACATCAATTACTTGGTCAAATGAAACTCTTCGTGGAATACCATAATACTTTATGATAGGCGTTTCATGTTGTAGAAATATGTACAAATCTGGCTCAACATAGTACGCATCTCTAATTGCCATTGCTACCGATAAATAATCGCAATAAAGAAAGCCGACCCAACCTACCTTTGGCTTGTTCCCATACTTTGCAGGATATTTTTTCCATGCGTTTAAAACTTGTAGCAGTTTCTTCTTGTTCCTGCACACAATACAAAGTTTCCAAGGCCGATTCTTTGAAGTTATTGCCATTCGTAACCACGTCCAATTCTGTACCATATTATCCACCAAGTAATGCTTCACTATTCTCAATAGTTTCTTCAATGCCGACAGTGCCATCCGGCATCATTTTCAACTTTCCGCGCTCAACTAAGCTTTGCCGTTCGTAATTTATACTGTAGACTAACTCCCTTCCAGAAGGTGTATGTTTTGCGGCATCAAGATAAATTCGCAACGTGCCTTCATCCTTTTCCTTCGGAACAAGTTGGTTCAATGTAAAGAAAAAGTCACATGCAAAGATCTTTCCAAATGAGAAAGCAACATGTCTCCGGTCAGCACGTATTCTGTTAAAACCAGCTTTACTTAACTGAGTCGCAGTCCAAATCGGCAAGTCCAATACTTTTGACAAGCCAGATAAATGGTTAAACTTCTCAAACAGTTGGAAGAAGTATTCTTGTTTACTCGCAGCAGACTTGATTAGGTCGCCATAATCAATAACAATTAAGTCAACTTTCCTCCCAGACTTTATTATCTCAGCCACTTTTGATTCAATATCGGTTGTTGTCAAGGAATAACTTGGATACGGAATTATTGAAAGTAGTTCATCAATATAAGCATAGTCCCTTGATACGTGTTCTTTGATATTATCCCACTCAACTCCCAGATCCTCCCTTGGGACGCCAGTTAAACATGACATAAAACGTTGGACGGTCATATTCTTAGATTCTTCAAGTGGAAAGTATACAACGCCGTACTTCTTCTTTAATACATTAACCGCAATATTAATTAAAACGCAGGTCTTGCCTACACTTTTACTTCCGGCCAAAATGCCAAATTCACTCTTTCCAAGGCCACCAAACATAAGTTTATCGAGTTCGGTGTAACCTGTGGGAATTGTATCCCGGAGAAAGCACATCTCTTGTAAAATCTGATTAAAGGTTGTAGCCTCTCCCCCGCCGCCAAATTGTGAAGAAAGCAAGTACTGTTCCGCAAGCTTAAGATCGCCATCGCGTGCTTGGATTAACGCCCTACTGAGAAGTTGTCTTTTCACAATATCTTTAACGGCATCTTTTACATAGTCAATATTGTTGACACTGATACCATCAAAACAACGGTTGGCAATTGTAGTAAATTCCTCTTTCTCCTCAGGCGTAAACTTACGTTGTTCTACATACTTAAGTAGTTCTCGAAAGAAGACAACCTTTGATGGAGAATCAGTATAAACCCTGTAGTAATCTTGCAAACATTTCCTACAAATTTCCTTAACGGAAGAAGAAAAGATGGGTACGTCATTCTGTAATAACTGACGGGCAAAGCCTGAATCCGTTAACAGTAACTTGAGAACTTCAAATTCAAAATGTAAATCAATCGATTCTGTCAAATCACTATCTCCCGTCTTGAATAAACTTTATATATCTATTTAAAGCACTCTTCGAAGCTAGTTGATTCGGGAAGATTACGCCGGAATCGAAATTTGCTCTCATGTAGATATCCAAATAATTAAATATTCCAAGTTCCATCAAAAACTTGCAACATTTACGGAAGTGTTTCCAATTATTAGACAATTCTGGGTTATTATCCGGAAGTGCTTTATAATAGGGTTGATACGCCCTGCGAAAGCACTCGTACACCGAAGCAACTTTCATAATGTCAACACTATAACAGTTAAATGGCATTTATTTACTTACACAAATTAGGAGTCATTTATTATATCTATTGATACTCTAAGATTTACTTTAACATATTCTATGACCCTAGTCAAGTGTAAGAAACCTCCTCGTACTCAAACCTTAAGGATATACGGGAAAAACAGCACAAGCATTATACTTGATCAAGTCGATGACAAACGAATCCTTCAAAGCACTTGTGCCAAATCTTTGTGCCAACGTTGCCTTAAACGCGACTAACTCTTTTCCAGGGTTTGTAAAAGTTAAATAAAACGAAACTCCAGAATTAACAACCACATCCAGATTGTTCCAAAACAGTTTTGAATTAAATGGCCTCCTTGTATTCTGTAAAAAGTTCTCAGGCGAAGTACCTTTGATATCTACAGCAAGTAAAACATTCTTGTTGATATATCGGAGATACTCCTTTTTATAGGGCTTTTCAATAAGTAGTAGGTCACTATGAAATACAAACCGCTCAGGTAATCTCTCCACAATATCAAACCAGTCCTCAACATACAAACCGGGAGCACCTCCCATCAAATGGAAAACCTCCTGACCTGAATTAAGGAATGTTTTAACTAATTCATTACTATGGTAAATTTTGTAATCTCCCCAGATTCCATCTGGAGTAACATAACAATAGAAACAATCCAGCGGACATCCAAAAAGTTGCACTACAAATTGATTATGTAATCTTTTCCCAAACCTACGATCATAGATATAAGGAAACTTATCATAGCCGCTGCCACTTCTGTAAACATCACATTTTCTAAAATCGCCATCACATAGAAGATCGTCGCGTCTAATATCTAACTTTTGCCTTTCACAAATAGGTACTACCTTCCAATTTTTCACCTTATTGTTACGCCTTCTCCTTTTTCAATTCAATGTTTCTTTTACATTCACTAGAAACAACGGCTTGTTTCACAGGACCAAACTGTTCAACATCTTTATCCGTTAAGCCAGCCTCTTTAAAAAGTCCAAAGACCTTCTTGAAGAGTCCCCAAAGGTTGTTCTGAGCGGCATGTTCATCAGCAAATGCCAAATGATTAGGCATCCTTAGTATTATGTAGAGCGCATCCACCAAATATTTCAACTGCTCTTCCGACAAATGAAGTACCATTGTATAATTACCGGTCATGTGTTTCGTAATGCAATCTCCAGGCCACATTATTTATCCACCTCCTTTACACTTTCCAATTTGGTTTTATACTGATTTATGAGTCTTCCAAAAGTGGTCTATTAACTGAAACTCTGATCTTTGATTTAAACTTCTTAACTTCAGGCGGCCGACTGATAACCACCCTTGTGCCATTTACAGCTTGGCCTCCACCCGCAAACGAGTAATGTGCATTGGCAAGAAATGGACCCGGTTTTTCAAACATCCTGTACGCATTTTTTTCATTAAAATCGGGGTAAAACTCATGGTCTAACTGTAAACTCAAATTTACATGGCTAATTGTAATTTGATAATCACCATCGAAAAATATTAAGGTTCCCTTACCGAAAGTAACTTCTGACATTTTAATTGCCTCCTTAGTTAAAAATATTTATGGCGCTATTCCAGAATCGTCAGGGTCAAAATCAACGCCAAGTAGCTTTGCAATCTCACACAAATACCATTGTTTGTGATGACCCCCATCCGTTCCGATACCTTTTGACACCAACTTTTGTACTTCTGTCGTAACACCGGTATGGCCAGCTGGCATACTTGGGTGTTTTAATTCCATTTCGTTGCAGTTCATGCCACACGATGCTGCAATTTTGTTAAAACACCAATCTTTTACCTTTGGATCATCAGATGCCAATCCATGTATTGAGATCGCTTTTATTCCATCAAAATCACTTGGTTCATAAAATAACTTCTTCTCAATTTCGGATAACTCATCGTAGTCAAGCTGTAAGCCGTAAGTAAGATCGATATAGTTGTGCATATCTTTGACGGTATCCACAACGCCTTCGTTCTTGGGCTTACTTCCTTTTCTAACTAAATTTGCCCATCGATCCAACTTTAAAAGTAGTAAGAAAAACGAATATCGAAACCAAGCCGGAAGTAAATGAAGTTTAAGAATTTCGAAGGCAAGTCCAACACGTTTAAAGTTGTCCAAAAAGTCTGCATCATCTGCATAATCTGCCCCTTTACGTTCCATAAGTCCTAAACGTTCTTTATTCAACGCTTTACAAAGTGTAAAAAATTTCTCTATATTCATACATCCCCCTTATTTCTTGCTTTCATACCAAGTAATCCAGCCACATGCACATTGCCAACCTAATTCGTATGGCCAGTCAATTTCCTTCATCTTTTTTGTGCATCTAGGACAGAAAACTCTACCCAAAAGTCTATTCCAGAATGAAATATTGCGACCGTCAAAATCCGATTTCGGTTCCGGACTATCTTTAATGATTGCTCCCATTTCAATCCTCCTTATACTTTCCGAGTTTAAGTATGTGAAACGGTTTTCTCACACCGCCTGAAAACTGTTCAGCCGCTTCAAGTGCCATACGAACTTTCTCCTCCGGGGTTTGCGGTTGTTGTTCAAGCGCGAATAATGCGCCAATAGCGTAGTCTTGGCCACAGCCACATGCGTCGTAATTCTTCACAACCTTGCCAACCTGAAAATCGCCTTCAACGCTATATAAATTTCCTTTGTAACCAAGGAGAAATGATCCGCCTTTCACTTCGTTCTTATCTACCTCAGCAAAACCTTTCTTCTTAAAGCACTCAATCAGCTCATCGATAAACTTTGTACACAGATATTCGTAATCCGAGAGTCTCTTGGGGTGGTCAGGTGCTTTAAATGAGTATCTTAGTATCTGTCCCATCCGAAATGACGTAGTGAAACCAAAAATCATTTCATCATTAACGAACACCTTTTCGTCCGCCCTAACTCGTAAATCGTATCGGCCACCAACACCGGCCGAATCACCTCCAATATACACGGCGCCATCTTGAACATAGCCAACTATACAAGTCATACTTTTATACCTCCCACTTATTTGCTTTAACCAACTTCGGTTTGGTTGCAAACTTTTACAACAAATTTCAAAAACGAAATTTTTAAATCGTTTTTCTTTTCTTCGTAGGCCTTAAGTAGTTCGAAGTGCCTATCCCACGTCATGTCACTCGGACAATGACAAGCACCTATTCCATCAAACCATTCACATAGTTTGCAACATTTTAAAGGATTATACTTCCAAGGTCCCACATCGCACTTAAATTTACTTAACGGACAATCCATTCAAATACCTCCTAGCCGATAATTTTAGGTTCCCACCCAGATTGTTTACACCACTTCATCCTATTCCTTGACCAACGATGAAGTGTGGGTTCATCTTGATCATACACATCAAAAATTAATAATATCTTGCCTTCCTTAAACCTAAGTCCTCTACCAACCTTTTGCTTCCAAGGGATTGGTCCACTCCCGCCGCCAGCAATAACCAAGACCTCAAAGTCATCAACATCCAAACCCTCTTCAACAACCTTTGTTCCAAATACAACCTGTTTCGTCCGTGCAAGCCGCAAACGATCATCGGGCTTAACATTCTGGTACAGGAACACCGAACCAGGAATTTGTTCCGAAAGGAGCTTACCGTGAGCAACTCTTCTAACAAATACAAGTATTTTCTTTCCACACTTCCTTGACTTTTCCACAATGGACAGGACTTTTCTATTACGTGGTTCGTTATATACTATTCCAATTTCTTCAAGTTCGCTCAGATGGTTATATTTGTAACGTCTGGTATGTCTATGCTGAACAAACATTACTTTTGCTGGAGGAATATGACCATTTTTCTTCATATCCACAAGACCATACTCATAAATAACTGGACCTGTAGCTGCAGTTTGTAACATATCCAATCCGTCTGACCTTCCTTTAGTGGTGCCAGATAAACCATACCTAAAATAAGCATTTTCCGCAGCCATCGATACATCAAACATCTGTTTTGCCGGGAGGTGATGCGACTCGTCGAAAAGGAGCAAGCCAAACGATTTAAGATCAAGTTTCTGTGCTGAAGCAAAACAAGCAACAATAATGTTTGCATCAAGTTGTTGCCTCTTTCCTCCTCCAATGGTGCCAACTTTACCAAGCCAGCTTCTGAACTTCTTTAAAGTTTGAAACTGTATTGTTGTACTTGGTACAACCAATAAGGTACGCAAACCAAGTATACGTGACAGTTCAGCCTCTACAAAAGTTTTCCCGCTAGCGGTTCCCATACTCAATGTGCCTCTTCCAACTTCAATTGACCTCTGAACCGCTTCTTCTTGATAATCCCTTAATTCATAGAAGCCGGGGCCCCACTTAAATGGTTCCTTTTCCGGCCGAACTCTCTTATCCAAAACTTCAACATCAGGAAAGTACTTTTGAACTCGAGTAAGTAGTCCCGTCGGAAACGCATTCCTCCATAGCAGGACTTTAGGTCTTGGCCTACGATTTCGCTTTTTTGCTTGGATAAGTTCCCATCTAGGGTAAAATGATACCAGCTGACGGAAGAATTTCTGGTCAAACTCACCTTCAATTCTAGTTAATGAATTTCCAATTAGGAATTTCACGCTTCAGGCCTCACTCCGGACATTGCACTAAATGACCAAGTCTTTGTAGCATATCTTTGCACATTAGTGAATAAATGTCGCCTCCAGGAAAAATTACTGCTGGAAGTTCAGACATCAATCTTGCTAGATTGTGCTTTAGTGAAATTAAATCCTCGTCACTGATTATCCAGCGCTTCTGACAACATTGTTGTTCCATTTGTCACCTCGTAGTATAAAAAACTAAGAACCTTTTTGTTCTGTCTTGACTAATTGCTTTTTTAATATATTGAGATATTCCTCTATCTCAGCCGATGGGGTGTGATCATCATAAGTTGCATATAAGAGCGGTTGAGGCAAATGTGGATTCTGTTTAGCGTATTCCAGGAATCCCTTCAGGTGATTCGTAACTGCTTCCAGATCTTTAATACCTGAAAACACTAACGTGAAACATTTATCTGTACTAATTACATACATTCCTAATACCTCCTAGAATATTAAACGATAGATTTGTGGAAGCTCACGGAGATGTCCACGGTAATTAAGTCCATATCCCACAATAAAACCGTTATCCAATTCAAAACCTACATAATCTACGTTCACTGAAGTCTTTCGACGTTCAGATTTGTCAACTAATACGCAAATCTTTATTGATGCAGGGTTTTCCATTTCAACCCTCTTTTTCAAATAATCCAATGTACTCCCGGTATCTATAATATCTTCGACAATGAGTACGTCTGTTCCCTCAAGAGACAATTCAATATCCTCTACCAATCTTATCTCACCGGGTTGCAAACTAGGACCATAACTTGTTGTCCTAACAAAATCGACCTTAACCGGAATGGTCATTTTCCTAACCAAATCGGCCATGAAGATAAACACTCCCGTTAGATTACCCAATAGTACTAGTTCCTTACCCGCGTAGTCATTGGAAATCATTGTGGCAAGCGATTGGACTCTCTCAGCAATCTGTTCATTGGTAAAAACTAATTCTTTTTTTACAAAAGACATAATTATTCACGCCTTGGTTTAACAAGATTCAAACACTTAACTTTGGTAACGAACTTTAAGTGAACTATCCAGATATCTAAACAAAGTGGTAACACTACACGCCATCAATGTGCCAGGAACCAGGGACATGCAATCTTTTATCTTTTGACCTTTCCAAAAGTCAAGAAAGTAATGTTGAGTCGTCGGAACATGTGTAAAATCTGGAATTTGTAAATTAGTTCCATGGGCCATCCAGACTTCATAGTTTGGTGATGAACGCTCAAGAAACATCTTTGCACTGAGTACACAATCAAACACAAACAGCTTAGTATTATCAACAGGAAAAACCTCACAACCCGGAACGTAAATTAATTCCCATGGTCCTCGTAACGGCACAATGGAAGTGAGTTTACCATCAGGATGATGGTAAAGTACCTTACAACAATTAGGTTTAAGTATGCTCATTTCAAATTTTTGATAAGCCCATACCTTTGGTGATACTTTCAACTAATGACTTATACGTTTGACAAGTATCACGGAAAGCTCGATGTGGCGGAATTGGCTCTCTAGTTTTTAATACCTCAAATAACAAACTAGTATCCCAGCCACAATAATGAAACGGCCAATCAAGATTGGCGTGTTTCAAAAGTTTCTGCATAAAAGACCACTCGAAGACAATACAATCAGACATCAAAATGGGTCTCGCCCCCGCGCACTTTTCAACAACCAACTTTGCAACATCTGTGTAAATTTGAGCTTTTTCGATGTATTCAAGTTTACTTATCCTATGTACAACACTAGCATTCCAATGTTGGTTTTCCCAGTATGTTGCATTAGTCACTTGAGGCCAAAGAATCAAGGTATCAATAGTGTGTACAATTTCCCAACTTGCATTAAGATATAAGCCGCCAATTTCAATCGGATAGTCTTCATCTGAAACCAGGCCGGTGGTTTCAAAATCAACTAGGAAGTACTTTATCATATCATATCACCTCCGAGGGAGCCTAGCTACTAAAGCTCCACTTTAATATCTCTAACAACAGTACGTCCAAAGTACACGCCGTTCAAACATTTATCCTTAGTAATTTCGATCTTTACTACGTCACAATTGGTATTATCTTCAAAGTTCCGAAGTAACTGCTGAACTTGATGGATCAAATCTGTTTTCAATTTTTTAGCATCCATAAGTAGCATCTAAAACCTCCATGTGAAATTATTTGGTGGAACCGGAGGGATTTGAACCCTCAACTTCCTGCTTGCAAGGCAGGTGCTCTCCCAAATTGAGCTACGGCCCCATACTTTCAACTCGGTGGCATTGGAACATTCCAAAAGAGATAAACCAAAATTACGCCAGTAATAGCCAAAACAACAAAACCCGCCATTTTTACTATACCCCTAATAAAAACATACCACTAATCCAGATGCCAAGGAAATAAGTTGAGGTTAAAACACAAGTAGCAATTCCTACATGTTCTAATATGACTTTCCAAGGCTCAAGATTTTGTGTTCTTGCAATATAGAAACTGAATACTGCAAGTAACACCATACCAAACATAATATTAACTATGATAGCAACTTGCAATGAAAAGAGTAAACACGGTATAATAAACAATAAAGTAAACAAGAACTTTGATAAAACAGTCGAAATTGTAGATTCCCAAACTGACTTCATACATCTACCCTTTGACTCTTCTGATAGATGAATCCCAAGTGCATCAGAAACGGAATCAGCAACAGCAATCATTAATATAACGCCAATAACCGCAAGTTGCAAGTGCGTTCCAGAATACATACCGACCATTAATCCTAACGTTGTTATTACGCTAGAGGTCAATCCAAAACCAAAGCCTGTTTTTACGGAACGTTTCATAATAACCAAACGTGTTATTCGAAAACGGATGCTTTCATAACTTCGAGGAATAGTTTTTTAATAAGCTTTCCCCTATTCTTTTAAGTGTTGGTTCAAATGCCATTAAGTGGATTTTCAACAAATCATTTTCTCCTATCGTGCTCTTGGAACGATAGGGTGCATTTTAATTATCAGATATACTAAATGGCACTACTTCTGCCAATATAATCAAACTCTTTAACAATTCCTTGAAGAATTACCGGGAGACTGTATCGCCAAAACATTGTTGTAAATTAACTTCCTTCAATTTTTCAGTTCTTCCAGCGTACAAATCACAACTGCTACAACGGAAATGAATACAGTGTTGAAACTCATGCATTACAAGGTGGCCAATACACTCTGGATGCTGTGGACACCAAATGGTAGTGGCCAATAACCTAATTGGCTTCTCCCCCATACAGCCATACACAGGATCCACAATGTGATCAAAAGCAGGCTTACACTTTGACATCATATGCCTCCGATTAAATTATTTCGTCCAACAAACCAAATTCTTTTGCTTGTTCTGCTGAAAACCACAGGTCTTTCCGTTCCCACTTTTGTTCGATTTCTTCTGGAGACTTTTTCGTACGCAACGCTAATTCATCACGCAACATTACATTCAACTTTTTCAATTCTGCTATTTCGTCTTCCAACTTGAAAAGGTCGCCCTCTAGGCCGGCCTTACCACAAACGTGAATCAATATCCTGGACATCTTATAAGCAATTCGTCTTGTACAAGCCTGTAAAATATCAGCTGCCATAGATGCCGCAAGACCTCTAACCTCTCCAATTATAACCTTCCCATTACGTTGGGCATGTTTTATGGTATTAAAGATCAACAGTCCTGGAAAAACTTCGCCTCCTCTCGAGTTTATAATAATCACAATCTTATCACGGAACTTGGAAACGTAATTGAAATCCCTCAAGAAATCTTTGGCAACATCATCGTCGATATCACCAAGTAAAGGCACATACCCATCGTCTAACAGGAGCTTCTGTTGATAATCATGCAACATGTAACGTGGAGTACCATCTGCGCCAATTTGTGGCTTCAAACGTTCTTGCTCTTCGTCATCATCCACCTCCGCTTCAATCTGTTCTACTACCACCTGTGGGCACATGGGATTAGGATCATGCCTTTTGTGAACATCACTGCACATAACAAAACCCCCTTTATCGGACAATATTAGTTTACTTATATCAAATTTTAACTGCATTGATAAGGAACCTTCAACAAGAAACTAACCACATAGTTAAAAAGGCAATTATGACCTTCCAAAGTAGGCCAGAACTCTTACTGTTTGAATTGCATCGTCTAAAGCATCATGATGTTTTCCATCAATGGGAAGTTGTAACCTTTTTGATACGTTCTTCAAGCCCCAAGACTTTGGCTTTAGTCCACGTTTACACATTTCCCACATTACAATACTTTTCAAATCCACACACCGCCGGTAAAAAGGACAATTGCGGTTAATCTTTTCATATTGTACACGGAGAAAACCGGCATCAAAGGATACGCCCCAGGCTGCAAACTGTACGGACTTTGGATCCGTTAAAGCTTCCACCTTTTCCAATACTGGTTCCAGGGATGGCGCATTTAACAATACCTCTTCGGGAATTTGGTGTACCATCATAGACTTAGGCCTTCTAGTAGCTTCCAGGGGCTTCACGTAACTGCCAAATGACTTAATGATAGTTAATGTTTGTTTACAAACCAACACCGCGCCAATCTGACAGATACTGTAAGCTGACATCGGATCAACGCCTGTTGCTTCAACGTCAATCACCAATAAATTCGTAGGAAAGTACATATCTAACACCTCAAAACCGGTTTTCTACCGGTGAAAGTTAACAAAAGGGTATCCAATCGTAAGCAATACCCAAAGTAGCAATACAATCCATATAGGACTTAAAACCCAAATCCATGGCCAGCTAACAACATTTAGAACTTTTAATAAGACAAACAAGACGGCAACAATAACAGACAACTTAATATAAGTATGCACAAATATAGCAAGTTCAGCAAGTACGAAGTAAATTTGGGATATCAATCTTCTACCTCCTTACATCTAGTATGATCAAAACAAATAATACATTCCCGACAAATGGTACAAGGACGGTGTCGGTCAGCATACTCCTTGAACTTGCACTTCTGCTCATCATCACAACCAAAAAGCCCTCCGCCACCTTCACAACTAACTAAACAGCCACACTCTAACGGTGTCCAAAATTCTCTGGCCAACGTTCACACCTCCTTTAACATATTTTTTACCGCCTTCCTAAATGTCTTATCACTTCGCATAGCATCTAAAAACTCTCTCTTTGTAGTACTCAACTTAATGTTTTTCCTCATTCCTTCAATAGTGACAGCATCGTACTTCCTCCAACAAGGTGGAACGCCACCTGGCCTTCCGTCCCTTTCCCACTGTATACACCCCATACACATTACGTTCACCTCCATAGTCATTATTTTATTCATTCTACGATAGACGTATGGAACCCTTTATAACCTTCAGCAAGCTCTATAAGCCGTTTGTTCACTAAGTAATTCACGGTGCCTTTGGGATAGGTATTATCCTTCCGTTGTGTGCCAGCAGACAATCCAGTCAAGATTTCAATACCTTCATTGATCGAATTTATCTTATAAATATGAAATTGGCCTTTTTTAACGGCTTGTGTCACATCCTCACGAAGCATCAAATTCCTTATATTCCGTGCCGGAATTAAAACGCCTTGTTCTCCCGTCAGACCTTTTTCTTTACATACATCAAAGAATCCTTCGATCTTTTGATTTACACCACCAATTGGCTGAATTTCACCTTGTTGGTTAACCGAGCCGGTCACGGCTATATACTGCTTAATTGGAATATCGGCAAGGCTTGACAGTACGGCGTAAAGTTCAGTAGAAGAGGCACTATCCCCATCTACGCCAGTATAAGTTTGTTCAAAGCAAAGACTTGCTGTAAGAGACAAAGGCTTATCTTGTGCAAATTTCGATCCCAAGTAGCCAGATAAGATAAGCACGCCTTTATCATGAATTCGTCCGCTGAGTTTTGACTCTCTTTCAATATTAATCACACCACGTTTACCCAAGAAGGTTTTTGCTGTAATGCGTGAAGGGAAACCGAAACTAAATATTCCAAAGTCATAAACAGCTAATCCGTTAACCTGTCCAACAACTGACCCTTCAACATCAACCATAAGTGTTCCTTCGGAAATTAGTTGCCGGATATTCTCAGCTACAAGATCAAGTCGATGAATCTTCTTTTTAACAGCCATATCAACATGTGTTCCAGTAATCATTCGGCTTTCAGACTTCTTTGCCCAGTAGTCCGCCTCAATTGCCAAATCTTTCAACTGTCCAAAACGAGAAGATAACTTCTCCTGGTCACTTACCGCTCTTGAAGCATATTCCATAACCTTAGCAACACCTGCGCGGTCAAAGGGCAGTAACTTTTCACTGTCGCAACACTTTCGCAGAAACTGCGCATAACACACCAAATTTTCATCAGTTCGCTTGACTTTGTTGTTAAAATCAGCCTTTACCTTAAACATTTCCCAGAAATCTTCTTCATACAACGCCAGGAGTTGATAGATACGCTCCTCCCCGGTCATTACTATTTTGACGTTTAAAGGCACGGGCTGCGGTCTGATCCCTTGTGGAACAAGGAAACCAAATTGTTCAAGAGGGTCTTCAAGTCTAACTTCCTTTGTTTTGATAGCCCTCTTAAGTCCATCCCAAACTCCAGGACTAAACAAAACATCGCGTACGTTAAGAATTAAGTACCCACCGTTGGCCAATTGAAGGGATCCTGGTTTAATCATTGTGTGATCACTTATATAAGCGCCCATTACAGCCTTCCTTTCAATTTTGCCAAACATATTAAACCAACTGGGATTAGATTCAATAACTATTGGTGGCCCTTGAGAACAACTATTATCTACAAGCACATTCACCTTGAAGACAATAAACGGATCTGTTTGTATTGGAAAGGTAACTTCTTGTGAACTGTTTTTTGTTGGCTTGAAAAATAGTTGCAATTTTGTGAGTACAAATTCTTTAACCTCGTTTAAGAAATTTCTCACTTCCAGATATTCGCCATAGACTTCAAACAATTCAGTAAAAGGTCCAGTTATTACAAATTCGGCCACTCTTTTGCCCATCTTGTTCAACTTAATGTCCGCCTCTTTTTCGAGACCGCTTACTAGTCTAGCGGTTGCATCAACCTTTTTCATCATCAGCCTTCGCTTTGTTTCAATGGCTTCCCTTTCTTCATCCTTTAGGCTTAAGAAATCCTCTCTGGATAAAGGCTTGCCGTCAGCCAAAGGAACTACTGTTGAGCCAGACATCGAAAGTTCAACCATTAAGCCATCCTTCTTTGCTTCCATATCTAAAACGTGCAGTACTTCGCGATATTCCTTCTGTTTAGCTTCCAAAATTTCCTGCTTACGGTTCTGGACTTCTTCACTAGTAAAAGCCTTGGGTATTTCCACTTGCAAAGTCTTTAGAAGCCATTCCATATGATTCTTAAAGGACTTACCACACCCCTTTGATAATTTTAAAATCCGGGGCCGATCCGGATCGGTAAAGTTGTGTACGTAGCACCAATCACAGGGCTGAAAATTTATACCATGCGACCGTTTATCATTAACAAATTTTTCCACGCAAGACTTGATAGTGGTAGCCTTTCCGGTTCCAGTAAGTCCAGTTAGAAAGAGGTTATAACCCTGACTGTCAACATCTAGTCCAAAGTTAATGGAATCTAATGCACGCTCTTGGCCAATAAATTCTTTAAGTGGCTCTAGGTTCGAGGTATCCTTGAACTTGAAATGTGTGGACGGACATCTCCATCGTAGTTCCTTAAGGGGAACTTTAAATTTTTTAAGCCTAATTTTATTTGACATCCTCTTTCCTCCTATTTCTCTTCACCTTCAAAATAACCGTCAATGGCCGAACGACACTTTGAAAACTCTGGAGCCGCTGACGAACGCCAACCAAAGTGTTGGTAAACAAAGATGCCGTTCTTCCACTCGTTGGACAACTTCGACCAATTAACCCCTTTACCGTATAACATTTCGTGTATATCCGACTGATTCTTATTCATTAACTCATTATGCGAAAAGTGTGACTGAGCTAACATATGTATACTGTTACGTTCCCAATCCTTCTGACGCCAAATGAAGTAGTTACAAACTTCTTCCTTTGGGATATTAAATACTCTACAATCAAACAGGGCTAATTGGGGAGGCAAAACCACACCATACCCATCAATGAAGAAATTTTTCGTAAATGTTACAGAAGCAATACTAGCTGCGATAGAAGTCATCTTTTGAATGTTATAATCAAACCAAGCTGAGGTATTTAACTTATCAAAATCCGAAATCAAGATCGAAATTTCATCGGATTGGACATATGCACATTTTGAACCTTGGATTTCACTACACAACGCAATTGCGGTCTTTTTCATACAATCCGAAAAGATGTTATCAAACGGTTTTTCACATCTTCGTGTCAGGGTATGAAATGCTTTCCCATCCAGTCTCATAATAACAGGCGTTCTGCGACATAGTTTAATCCTGTAACGATTTTCGTAGTTCTCCTTCATTCTATCGCCTATCGACTGAGTCATGAGGTCCTCCAAATTTATTTGAGCTATAACTTTTTTTCTTCAATCCATTCAACGGTTACCAAATTACCAAATAATTTATTAATGTTTTTCTCAATTGACTTTAGGTTTTTCTGCCATGGCCCAAAACTTTTAACCATAGTTACGGTCACTTCGGAACTAACATAAGTTGCATAGGCCAAATCCTTTAGAAACTTACCATTGGCAAACTCCCATGCTCGGTTTTCCTTTGTAAAATACATTCGTACTTTACAATGATGTGGTTCGTAGTATTCCCACTTTACCTCAAAGTGAATTGGTTTCTTCGACTTCGTCATCCTCATCGCTACCCCCTTCATGCCAATTGTTTAAACCTAAAAAAGCTTCACTTATGTGTGTCTTCATCTTCATTATCAGTCGATTCTTCAATCAAATCTGATACCTCGTCACGTAAGCTAGTGATTGGCAGTTCAAGCTCATAACCTAGTAGCCACTCCAATGCAGCTTTCACGCCCTTGTTGTACGGACTGGCCACTTTGTCAGACTCGTCACATTCAAGCATCTTCAAAACAACATCATCTCGACTTCTCCTAAATTGTTCACACATTTACCTTTCCCTCCATTGCAGAAATTATTGTGTATACTTACCTTAACCTCACGTCTTCATTTTCACTATCAGATGATTCTTCATCAAAATCCAAGTTTACCAAGTCGCGTGGGTCAATAATAGATAGTTCATCCTCATAACCTAAAATCCACTCCAAAGCCGCGTTCACTCCCTTGTTGTAAGGAACAAAAGATTTGGCAGACTCTTCACATTCAAACATCTTTGCGACAACTTCATCTCGACTTCTCTTAAAATGTTCACACATTTACCTTTCCCTCCATTGCAGAAATTATTGAATATACATACCGCATTTTATCCTTTGGACAAAACTGCGACATATACCTCATTACCTGTCGTTTGTCTTCCATTAACTTAACGCCAAACTCCTTATACTTTTGTAAAACTTCATTCCTTAACTTTACTTCAAATTTAACGTCGTTGATACACTTCCATACAAGATCCTGGCGAGCTTCAACTTCGCGGTCTGTAATTTCTTCCAATAACAGCTCCTTAACAAATGTATAGGTAAGTTCTTCAACAGATACGTTTTCAAGCGCGTTATAACATGTTGTTAAAATGTCTTGCTTATTTAAACCTGGCTTAGCATGAACTGCCATCACACTTTCGGGTTTACATTTCCATTGAACCCAGCCCAACTCAGGATCTTTGACATACACCACAGAACCTTCGGAGCCTTCAATGCCAAAATCTGTTGTTTTATTAGTATTTTCAAGTTCACCACGTATCCTCTTGTAAAAGTCTTCGAAGTTGTTCTCGGGTTTAATTTGATAATAAACTGTAGCAGTCGGAACTTCCGTTGTGAATGATTCTGGCAGCAGTATTTGTTCGGACTTCCTGTCAATTCCAAATATCAATGCAGTATCAAGCGGCGTGGGATAAATTATTAAATGTTTATTTCTTATCCCATAAAGTTCACAAACAGCGGTACGTTCCATACTGGGTAAACGCTTAATAGCGGGATAACGTTCTAACATTTCACGCCACATCTTTACGAAGTCGTAAGATTCAAAACTGTGCATGACTGGCGTCATCCTAGTCTTATAAGTTACATATTCTTTCCTTCTGAAACGGTAAACGTAACAAATAATAGCTGTGCCGTCATACTTTTGATAAGCAGGCGAAACTTCAAGAGTATGATGGAAGAAAAATTTGCCAAACCTATTATGAGGATAGTACATCTTTGGCGCACTCATTATAAACTGAGCTTCGCATTGCATTCCGTTTATATGTGTTAACCAAAGTGATCCATAGTATTTGCCAGACTCCGTGCACATATATCCGGAAAGGAGATGATCCGGATTAAAAACATCAACTACATCTTTAAATTCACGACGTGGCTTCGTAAGAAATTCAGTAAATTCCAATTCGCTACCTCCTTGGTTTGTGCCGCATAAATGTTTCAATAGTAGCCACAATACTACGCGGTGTTAAATTATATTTCTTTAATAACGATTCTGGAGAACCCGAGCGAGTAAATATATCAGGAATACCAATACGTAACATTGAAACAAGTTTGTGTTCCATTAAACATTCTGACACAGCATCACCTAAACCGCCAATTACTGAATGATCCTCGACGGTAACTACCGAGCCAGTACTTCCAGCACAATGCAACAATAATTCAGTATCCAATGGTTTAACTGTTGACATAGCAACAATACTACTGGAAACACCAGACATTTGAAGATAGTTTGCAACTTGTAAACATGTATGAGTTAAATAACCTGTTGTCACAATTGTGACATCTTTACCGTCACGCAAACAGCTACCCTTCCCAATTTCAAAATGGTTACGCTTTTCAACAATCTCTGGCATATCAATTCTACAACCTCTAATATACACCGGGCCTGGATGTGCTACAACAGTTTCAACAACCTGTTCCATTTCGGTGCTATCTATTGGAGCAATCACGGTCATATTTGGTATTACTCGCATTAATGCAAGATCTTCCAACGCGTGGTGTGATACACCGTCGGGTCCAACGGTTATTCCGCCATGGCTACCAAAGATTTTTACATTCAAGTTGTCCAACGCAATTGTTTGTCTTATTTGTTCCCATCCCCTACAAACAAAGATTGCAAAGGTAGCCAGGAAAACAATCTTACCAGTTAGTGCAAGTCCCGCAGCTACGGACATCATATTTTGTTCTTGTACCCCAACGTTAAAAAACCGATCCGGGAAAGTCTTCGCAAAGTAATGGGTCTTTGTTGATGATGAAAGGTCAGCATCGAGCACGACAACGTCTTTATTTAATGTACCTACTTCTTGTAGTTTCTTTCCGAAAGCATCTCGCGGATTACGCTTTTCCATTTAACTCCTCCAACGCTTTAATATACTCTGCATACGTAGGTGCAACCCCATGATACTTTACTCGATTTTCCATAAAAGAAACGCCTTTACCTTTGACGGTCTTTGCAATAACGCACAATGGTCTGTGATGAGTTCGTGGGTATTGAAGTACGCGTTTTAACTGAACAAAGTCGTGTCCATCAACTGAAAACGTTTCCCAACCAAAGGATTGAAACTTGAGATAAAGTGGATAGATATTCATAACATCAGTAATACGCCCGTCTATCTGGAGGTCGTTATTATCCACAATAACAACAAGATTATCAAGTTCATAGTGACTCGCACACATAGCGGCCTCCCAAATTTGTCCAGACTGTAACTCGCCATCACCAGTTACTACAAACACTCTGTTCGGATCCTGATTGAGTTTAAGTCCTAGTGCAATTCCAACGCCAACTGATAGCCCTTGTCCAAGTGAGCCAGTAGAAACTTCAATACCTGGAGTAAACTTCCTCCTTGGATGCCCTTGAAGCTGGCCAAAAATTGTCCTTAACTCTAACAAATCCTTAATTGGAAAATAACCTAATCTAGCAAGGATAGAATAAAGCGTTGGACAACCATGACCCTTCGATAATATAAAATAATCGTGCGGAACATTTACATCAGTTGCAGACAACGGAGGTAAACTCATTACATGACAGAAGAGTGTAGCTAGTATTTCTACACAGGATAATGCGCCGCCCGTGTGTCCAGAGCCTGCAACACACAACATAGTAAGTACATCTTCCCTTATCCTCTTGACCAGTTTCGGAAATGGCAAAGTACGGAATGTTTCACTACTACTAATTATATCTATTGCCATAGTCTTGTCTCCTTACCAATGAAAACCAACCACATGTCCAAACTTTTTTATTTCCCATTCCTTGGTTTTCCATCCCGCATCTAGCCACCTTTTTTGCTTTGCCTTACAACCCTTTCTTGTACATTTTCGATAGATTGCATTAAACATGTAATTGTGATAGTATTTCCATTTATGAAGCTTTAACCTGCACAATAACTTGTTTAGCATTGGAACCTCAAATACTCTCTTTTCACAAGGTAATTTATAATAATCAACCAATAAATTACCTTTATATTTCTCTTTAGCACCTTTACAAGAGGTTATAAATTCTGGACAAGTGGCACATTTATGATGCATCATTGTACATCTCCTTTAAAATTGAATCAATTTATTTTTATGTAACCATAGTCATACCTTTATCAATAAGATATCCTTGGTGGTTGGCACTTTTACCGGAAAGAACGTGCCAAGTCCCTTACTCACAATAGATTCAAACGCGTCAGACTCATTGAGAAGTGCAAGTACACGCGGACCTTTATGTAAATAAAACTCATTCCAATTTATATCAAATGTGCTTGGAAACTCAATTCCGCCAATTATTCTATCAATATGCCTCAAAAGCTTCTTCTGTATAACAGTTGAGTACAACACAGCAACACGCTTGCAACTATCAAATGGTGAAACACCGAAGTTACAATTACGGAACTTTTCCACTTGTTCAGTAAAGTCATGAATAAACTCATAAATTGAACAGTGAAAATGTTTAAACATCCCTCTTAACGAACAGTTAGATAACGACTTTAAACAAGCAACAATATTAACAGGGTTGCCGGTTTTCATTTGTGACCAAATGAATCGTGACCACATTTTATCCGGGAAGAATTTATTGTAAATACTTGGATAATCCGAAAATATTTCCCACGATGTAACGTGGTTGTGAGATAACATGCGACTATACTGCAAAAAGTAAGCGGAATTATCTTCTATGGTTTCAGCAAGCGGTAACCGTGCAATGTCGGTTTCAGACCTAATTGATTGTGCTTTAATTGGATATACTTTACAATCAGCTCGTGAACAATATACCTTGATCAACGCAACAGTAACATCTGGCGTGTCAATCAAAATCCCGTCTGGTACATTGTCAATCTTTTTTGGAGTCACTTGTAACACCCTAGGCTGCTTCTTAATATTAAAGCCAACACTTGAACGTCTAAGAAATCCAACTTCATGCCTACTTGCCCAGTAGCTACCAAAGTCCCATTTACTATCCCGCCATCGTCTTATTGGTTCCCAGGTTATGTTAGGTATCAACATAAGTTGAAGTGACGCCAGATGTTCAACATTATACTTCTTGAACATTGAAGGCTCTGACTCACACAAGCAAGCAAGGTTTGAATCACAAATAAAACACGCGGCTACAGACTTCCATCTTCCAAAACATCTCGGCGTGAACTTAAAAATTCTAGAGTACCAAGACCTCTCTTTATGTCTATAAGTTCTTTTCACAAATCCTTCACCCAGTTTCTTTAATAATTGACTTTAACTTTTCCCGGTCACGTTTCCTGTTGTATTTCTTTTTTTTAACAACATGAACCTGTGTTGGCCTCCCGACTGGAATGCGTATCTTAACATCATCAAGATTAATTTCAATCCGTATCTTCTTTTTCCTTTGTTTACTCATGGCACTTGTGAAAAACGAAATAACCCTTTTCCAGGGACAATTATATATTTATGTTCGAATATGAACAAATATAAATCCCTAGTCAACTTAACGTCATTGATACAATAAGAAACTAACTCACCCCACCTGCCAGCACGCCACAGCAATGGAGCATCAGCTCCATGACCAGTCTTTCCAGACTTGTTTAAGGTGCCTTTCACGCAAGCATCCAAGCCAAAACCGCCATGAGTTTTATGTACATATTCAACCCCAAGACCTGCTGCTAACCAAGTTTGCCTGAGAATATCAAAATCAACAGGGCCAATATCCGGATTAGTGGTACGACTTATAATTGGATATCCCGAGTGTTTCATCACGTTATAATCAAAATGAATATGATTAAATCCAATAATTACATCAGCAGAATTAAGTCGGTTTTGTAATCCATCTAATGTATGTTCATCAAATACTATAAAACGATCAAATGCAAGCTCGTATATTACAGCACAAGATATTCCCATCTCATCATGTGATTGCCAGCCTCGCGAACACTCCTCAATGGGCTTCTTAATCTCCAAATCAAAAATCACTCTGTCCTTAGTACCTAACGAGTTATGAAATTTCATGCTTCACCCCTCCAAATATTATCAAATCTATTTTCTTAATTCACGTATCATTCGTATCTTGAATTGATTTTCAAGATACTCACGCCAACACTTCCATGGTGCAGAACAATCTTCTGACTCACATCGTCCAGTGAAATAGTCATGTAAACTCAACGGACATTCGCCACATTGGTCAAACACATATTTACAAGCTTCTACCAATATCTTCCCTGTTGTAACTTTTACATTCGGAACTATATCTTTTAGTTTACGCTTTTCCATATCATCACCCCACTAAATTATCGTTTTGCGAGGAATGGGTCACTAGAGTTTTCACTGCACATTTCTTTGGGTGAATCTATTTCTGTGGATTCTTCAACACCTTTATTAAAGCCAATTGATGGCTTGAAGATATGAAAGTTTTCTTTAACAATCTCAACTGCTGATTCAACATACTTTGTTATACCATTAGAATTATGTTTCGCAGCCAACAACTTAGCGGTATCAGCAATTTCACTTACATGAGCTCCAGTCAATTGAGTTAAATCCTTCGCATTCGAAGGCATTTCAACGCCAACAAACTTCTTGAAAAGTTGATTCAATTCCTCTTTTGTAGGATATTCAAACCGTAACCGTCTATCAAATCTACAAGGTCTTACAATTGCTTTATCAAGGACGTCAAACCTGTTTGTTGTTGCTACGATTACAATCGGCAGCTCGTAAGGCTCAATGCCACTCAACGAAGATAGTAACGGGCCAATTGTTTCGGATATACCAACACGCCTATCGTAAGCAATTAAATCAATGTCTTCAAGTACAATTAACGCCGGAGTTAAATATTGATTTACAAATGTAAACAATTGATCCACGGAAGCTTCTTTACCACGAAAACAGCTTTCGTCGCTAATGTAAATACATGTTATATTGTTACTTGTAAGCATGTTAAAAGCAGCTGAGACTAATGAAGTCTTTCCTAACCCGGGATCTCCATGCAGTAAGACGCTCCGTTTCTTTACAACGTTGTGCAATCGAGGTTCCATTAGAAAGTCCATTACATTTAACTTAAATTCTTCCTTCAACTTTGGCTTCAAAATTACCCCTGCTAACGTCTCATTTGGCGTTTTTGCAAATTGGAATGTGAGTCCTGGACCAACCTTTAAACACTTACCTTTGTAGAAGTTAGATTCTTTAAACGCATCGACATACCAGCGTTCTAATGCCTCCAAGTCATGAGCAGTTTTGCCCATAAGTTCAACATGATATGTGTTATATCTGGCGTCATAAATAGCAGTCAGCACACCCGGCTTAAAGACTGCTAGGATGTCCTGAAAAACCTTTGTCCTTTCATTCAAACCGGTTTGAATCGATGTTGAAGACGGAGGATCAGTGGGCTTCCTGACGTCGCCACACACAATACAATGTTTGTTAATCATCTTTGTAATTGCATAACAAGCAATGGTAATTTCGGCCTTAAAGTAGGTAAAAGACATTGAATGGTTTGATGTATCCTTCGTTAAATCAACTAACTGACTTTTGAAATCTCTCTCCTTTATCATTTAAACCTCCTTCAATTCAATTACTTGTTCACATGGAAGTGACAGTTGATGATGACTTGTAAGTATTACCTGACTAAAATCCCTAACACGATCTGCCAAAGCAGAAGTAGCAAGGTCAAAGTTTTTATCATCTAATGAATCAAAAGCGCTATCTAGCACCAATGTAAAATCCTTACCCCCAAAGTGTAACCTTGCAAGTACCCGTGAAATTACAACGCGTAGCAATGTTGCAATTAAATCAATTTGACCGCCAGAATACGTATCAAGCGGTCTACCGCCAACAATGAGTTCAAAATCATTAGTAAGTTCTAGCCTTCCAAAGTTTGTATATGAAAGGAGTACCTCCGTTGCAGATTGTGAAATGTACTTCGAGTAGCCATACAGTAACCAACTCCTAAACTCTGTCAAAGCAACACGTAAATCCGACTGTCTCTTACGTTCCGTCCACTGTTCAATTTCGGAAAGTAAGTACTTTATTTCAGTTTCGAGTGACGAAGCTTTCTTAATGTCCTCAAACATTTTATCCGTAGTTGATTGTGCTAACCTTTTTAATGTAGCTATATCCTCATTAGGAATTGAAGACAACACAGTATTAATATTATAAACCTTCCTTTGATATTCAGCACATTTTTGACTGAGTAGTACCAGTTTCTCCTCAATCTTTTGCCTACTTATATCTTTGTTCAAACACACGGGACAAACCTTACAGCCAAGTCTTAACGTAAGTTTTAACAAACCTTCTAGGCCTGACAACATATTTACCGTCTTTGTCAACTTTGTTGCAGAAGTATTCAATTCATCCTTTCGGCCAAGCCATTCTTTATACAACTCGGCACGTTTTAGTTTCCTCCGAGCGTCTTCAGCTGTAAGTGCGTCCTCTACTGTAAAACCAGCAATAAGATGTTTCAAACCTTCCAATTCGGAACGCTTCTGTGACAACGACCCCCCCATATCTGGCGGTGAGCCTCTTAACAGCCTTAACTTTTGAGTACACCGGTCAACAATATCCACACCCAACAGTTTTGACAAAACTTGTTTCCTCATGCCTTCGGTTGCCTTTGCAAGTAGATCGCATTCCTTCTGTTTGCACAAAAATGTGTGATGAAAGAGCTTTTCATCAACAAGGAACTTCATAAATGTCTTTGTAACTTGCGCTAATCCTTTAACTTCTTCTCCGCCAATCGTTGCATGAGCTTTACTCAAACCCCTTGTTGCATCAAAAGGATGTCCAAAGATGTCGCCAATCATTCGTACTTCCAAATCCTTTGCGTAATTATCCTTACTTGAACGTAGTGCAGTTGTGCCTGCAAGTAAAAAGTGAATTGCTTCCGTTATATTCGATTTACCACTCCCATTGGGCCCGTATATAAAAATCAATCCAGGTTTCAAATTAAACTCTCGGATCCCCGGAAGTCCAAAGTTTGTCGTTTTCAAATATTTAATCATAGCTATTCCATCCCGTAAATTAAATTTTCTCTAATTCTTCCTTTAACATGGCAGCGCCGGGCTCCAAAAATTCGACTTTGCCAGCTTCCTGACACCAAGTTGCATATCGTTCTAGTAATGTTCCATGAGTAACTTGAGCTTCTTCCACAAGCATTTCCTCACTTTCGGTATCACAAATTACATGAAAAGCCCTCTTTTTTAATGTGCCAATATCTAAATCAAACTCAAACGAGCCAAGAAGTCTAATAATCTTCCCATCTAATTTCTGTGGCAAGTCTTTAATGTTCCTAACTGTCAATAATTCCCTAGAACGAACGGGATAAAAAGTTGGCTTCCAATCATGAATCATTACGTAACCGCCCACAAATCCTTCCTCCGAAAAGTTACGCCGTTCTAGCGAACCAGGATAAACCAATTTCCCTTTCACAAAGTGCCTATGTAAATGTCCACCAGCAATATATTTATATCGATCCTGATCAATCTTATGAATACTGTCAACATGCTTAAACTCCTCAACACCCGAAGTTGCACAGTGTATAAGTAAGATGTCAGCATTTCCTGGCGGAATTGGTTTACCATATGGAACGCATATAATTGACACCGGACCCTTACTGGTATTAACTTTTATACGTTGAGACTCAGTTACTACAGTAATATTTTCACCTGCCAACACTTCCACCGGCGACTTATCAAATGGACTAGCATCATCATGGTTCCCAGGTATTACAACAATTGGAATGTTGAGCTGTTTCAACTTGCCGGCAACAATTTGTGCAAGATTCGGTGGCTTACGTTTGTCGTAGAGATCGCCAGCAATTAACATAAGGTCTGGATGACATTGACGAATTTCCTTCACCGTCTGGATGAAAGTCCGGTAGAAATCGGCCTCTCTTGCATTCATTTGTTGGGTATACTTACCATAAGCCCGGAAACCGAGATGGGCATCAGCAATGTGTGCAATTATCATTTTGGAATTTCCTCCAATGCAATCTTTCTTTTCACATAGTAAATTTTTTGGTTAACATTCGCTATTATTAAGTCATCAATTATAACAGAAAAACATTCCCAACCATAACGTGACAAATAGGACAATAATGGTTTAACATCGGAATAGCCTGTAAAGTCTTGAACAACAACCGATATTTCTTTCCTTTCACTTGTAACCAATCGATATCCTTCTGGAGATTTAACCACTATTCCATATTCCCAGCCCCACACATCCATTTTAATCCTCCTTACCAGTTTTAATATACTTCTTTGCTTATTTCCGCACAAGCCTCATGTCCATCTACATCCTCATGAAACAAAAATGTCCTTCCATATAACTCAAAGTATACCCAACCATTTCCAAGATTCTTAATAATTTTTGCATCACATGGTAACGTGTCAGGATAAAACTGTACTGAACTTGCCTGTGCCAACTGGTTCTGTTTATGAACATCAAAACCGTAAGCAAAAAACACAATAAAACCTAAAACCACTATCAACAATGCTTCCTCTATAAGCCAACTTCGATTCATATATTTACCTCTAAACTTTATTTTGCAAAGTTGTCATATTTCCTCAAAACGGAATCATCCATCAGATGATTTAAAACGAGATCCGAAACACTTTTTATACGCTTGTTTGACCACCTTAGATAAGTTCCCAGTTTAAGTACAAACTCCTTTCCAAGAGCTTCGTGATGCACGTAGGTACTTCTATCAAGTTTATGAACCCGCACAAACGGTTTTGCAATGTCATGGAGCAATAAAGCCCACGCTACCTCAATATCCAACGAATCGCATACTGAAGAATAAGCATCAAGCGCAGTTAAAGTATGTTCCCATAAATCACGGTTGTGCCATTTGTTATTCTGATCGTAATCTACTTGAACTGAGAGTTCAGGTAAAATATAATTGAGTACTTCAGTTCTATCCAAGAAACTTAATCCTCTTGAAGGTTTATAACTCAGTAACAATTTGTCAATTTCTCCAACCCAACGTTCCTTACTAACACCCAATATCTTATAATTCACTTTTTTTGCACAATCTTCCGTCTTAGCATCAACATGAAAGCCAAGTTGTGAAGCAAAACGTGCAGCTCTTAACAGTCTCAATGGATCCTCGCGAAAACGAGACGTGGGATTACCTACAGCACGAATTAATTGCTTTTCAATATCTCGACTACCACCAAAGGGGTCTATATACCTATTACCTCTTTTAGCAATTGCGTTCATAGTGAAATCTCTTCTACTAAGGTCAGCCGTGATATTATTAACAAATTCAACTTGAGGTTTACGAGATCCAGTAATATACTTCTCTTTTCGGAACGTAGTTATTTCCACCATCCTTCCATCTACCTTCACTCCCAAAGTTCCAAATTTCTTGCCAACTAAATATGGCCTTCTTTGAGCCTTTCTAATACGGTTTTCAATTTCATCCGGAGGCAGAGGTGTAGTGAAATCGTAATCCTTCGGATCAACACCCATCAGCTCATCCCTAACGGAACCACCTACGAGATAGACAGGACAAACCAAGCCTTCAACGTATTTAACAATCTCTTTATGTGTCATCCTCTTTGCCACTATGCCCGCTCCTTCCAGAAGTCCTTAATGATACTTGTGCACAACTCGTTTGCCTTATTAAAATTTGGCTTTGCAGGTAACTTGCTCCTTACAAATGCTTCTTCGGCTAACTTGAATAAATGTTGTGCTTCATCTTGCACCTTTTCAAGTGGCCATTCCCCTCGTTTAATAGCAATTAACTGTTGTCTATCGTGTCTCAGCACATTGAGTTCACCTGTAATCAATAGTTCTATTCCCATCTTGAGTAACCTAATCAAGTGGCCAGCATTCTTACAGTCATAGCCAAACTTCTCAACCAACTCTTTCCTCTTTTGTCCCATGTAGCCTTCAAATCTGAAATGTGTCATCCGTCGTAACTGTCCGTAAGCATAGCCAGTAAAAGACTTATAACATTGTTTAGATATGAACATATCACGGTTTTCGATAAGTCGGTTTCCCAAATCAGTTTTTAGGATGTAATGGTTTGGACTAAGCCATAATAAACCAAGCACATTAGGATTTCCCTTAAGCAACAACCGTATATATTTCTTAATGTCGTATACAACCAAATCGATACTTCCTTCGAAACAGTCATAACTCTCAAACTTCTTTAATCCAAGATAGTAATCTTTTGGAGAAACAGAAACGCCTATAATGTCAATATCATCAATATGACTTGGCACGTAGGTTCCATGTGCTTTACTACCACGGTATCCTCTAAGAATACAATCTTTATGGTATGGACAGAAGCCGAGTTGAACTGCACGAGAACAAAAGCTAGAATTTCTACTGTCACATAGACTACAATCTTTCCATCTGTCCATAACTACCCTTTCTTCTTATTAACCTTACTTTGTCCAATCCAAATAAAAATTACTATCAGTATATACCAACCAATTGAGCCCATACCCTTCACCTCATTTGAACAAATTTGTGTATCTGAGTACCAAGGATGACGTCCTTACCTTTCCAAAAGTTAGACATCAAAATATCCGCAACGTTACTCAATCGTTTAAGGTATTCATTAACATCAAACGGGACCGGAGACACTGGAGACAAAACAAAGGCTGCGGTTGACATTTTTTCTACTACATACTTTGCAAACTCTAGATCTTCAATGCCGTCCAGAAGTAACTTGAACTGAACGAAAGGCCGAGGATGTTGTGGATCAAAGAAATGCTGTCTTTGGTCTAGCCAGAAACGTTTGTAAATCTTCATGGGAACGTCCAAATTGTTTTTAACCTTTGAACTCGGTCCTTTTATATCTACGGAAATCAAGCCATTCACCAAGTCAAACACCTCAGGGTTCCAAATTGTGCCATTGGTTTGTAGCATTATTTGGCAACCAAATCGACGTAACATATTTATCAAATACTTAGCGGCTGAAGGTTGATGTAGCACCTCACCGCCAGTAAGGAAAATCACACTATTTCTTAACGGACTATATTCATCATGTGCGTTAACACAATGAACTTCATCAAGTAACCGACGAATCGACCAATTCTGACCTTTTCCCCAACTATACTTTGTGTCGCAATATGGACACTGGAGGTTACACCCCGAAAATCTAATAAATGTAGCAGGGGTTCCCACCTCATGTCCTTCGCCACAAACGGACCGGAACACATCTTCAGCAAGCCTTACTGGAACCGTTCTTTCAAACCAAGCTTGTGGCAAATCATTCAAATCTTCTTCATACAAACCTAAATACTCTATCTTATGAGAACGGTAACTGTTTACCGCGTCAACAAAATATTTAAAGTATCCAGGAATGTCAAATCCGCCAAAATATTCAATAAAAAGTTGTGGGTGTTTAATATAACAATCCGGACTGATTATACCATCAGGTTGTGGATAGCAATTCTCAAAATCCAAACCCAAATCGTGGAAAAAGTAAATAATCTTGTCAATTTGATTAGCAAACATATCTTGGAATTTTATTTCGATCTTTTTTCCAGTCATAATATTTCTCCCAATTAAAACTTAATGTGCGTAATGTAATTTACGGCAACCCATTTAACAGCTGTGTACACCCCAAGAACAAAAAATGCCAACAAGGAAAGACTCATCAAAAACGACTTGAAATTAACATCTCGAGGTTCAATTTCGGTATGACCACATTTTTTACAAGTTTGAACTGGCTCAGAATGTAATTGCAAACATTTTACACACTCATAAATTTTCATTTATTAACCTCCCCAAGACTTCTTTTTTTTGAAATGTGGACACTGTGAGCATGTAAAGGAAACAAAGCTGGTTTCCAATGCAACCCAACTCAAACATAAATTATAATGCTTACAATCCAAATATCGATGATTACGAACATCTGGAACCGCCAAAGCGTCAAATAACTCAGTGGGCTTACAGCCAAACTTCTTTAATTCATGAAAGATAGACTTCATTTCTCCGGCATCGATCTTACTACTTACGCTTAGTATAATCCTTCGGAGATCGTAAGCAATTATCCTAAATACTGTAAACACCGAATACCGACCATGAAATCTACGAGGATGTTCACCATTAAGAAACCGTTTCACAAAATCTTCACGTTCCGGAACAGAAACAACAGATTTATCAATACGCCTATTCACGTGTCCCTCTACTGTGGCACTACTCTCTTCAGTATGATTCTGAATTTCCGACATAGACACACCTCCTACGAGAAGTGAGTTATCACAATTTTTATTATTTTTTGTAGTTGAGTTGACATAAATAATATTAGTGCATCTTTTTACGTGCCTTCATGGTCCATTCAACTAAATTAATCCAAGTTTCCACTCGCTCATTGTAGCACATCTCCTTACCAGCGATGGCTTTCCAGTAGAGGCTATAAAGTGAGTTTAGACAATCCGGACAAAACCAATGTTTTGCAGTAAAGTCAAAAATTAAGCCGCCTTCACTCCAATCGGCACAACAAACTTCACAAATTGTCCTATTTGGATTTAACATATAAAATCCTCACACACTTATTAGGTTAAAGTAAATCAAATTTGTTAATATACCTATACCATTTATTCCGAGGTGTTATTGGATACAATAACGACGTTCGTCTATCCCGTTTGCCAACTGGAAGCAAATACGTAGGCACAATAACATTCAGAGTCAAACTTTTATCTTGTAAAATAAAAATGGTAATGTTACTGTCATACCGCGCGACATACGGACAAAATTTGTAACCTCTAGGATCTAATTGTACCTTTGAAGCCAAAAGTCTTACAATTTTATCATTAACACGAATGTAGCTACCACGCGAGACTCTCGTAACCACAAATCCTTTCCTTTTTAGAAGTTGTGTAAATTCCTCCTTTGCACGTGAAAACCAACACTTGCCCCACGAGAAAGTCTTACACCTATTTACTACTCTTTCGCGTTTCTGACTTAAACCTAACTTATCAATAACTTGTCGAGCGTACTCCCTTGTAAAACCAAAGTATCTACCAATATCTGCCTTAGAACACAGTGGATCGTGATACATCCGCATAAACTGTTGCATAGCGCCGGGACCATAAAGTTCCTCAAATTTATCCTTAAAAGTTTGGCTCCTTCGCCTTCGCATTGTACGCCTCCTTCAGTTCGTTCAAACTAATTACCCCCTTTTTATACGCTTCCCACTTTAGCCAGAAGAAGTAGGTGTAACACACATGATCTCGCAACTCCTCCGATCCAAATTCAAACATGTCATCCTTAAGGAAATGTGCTGAATCAAACTTTCTCAAACCAGCTCGCAGTCCATCAATACAAAAGTTCATAAATTCCTTAAACCTTTTCTCATCAAAAGAGTTCAAGCCTTCGTATTTACTATCCCTATCAAACAAGCTAACCAACTGTGCAAATGGAATACGAAGAAGGTTAGGTCTATTCTTGAAAACCCAGATAAGTCCTGGCATGTACCGCATTTGAACACAATATTCAGGGAAAAGTGGACTTTCCCGTGGATCTTTATCATAAGTCGTTTTATCTTCCCCAAGCGCAGACAACATTGCAACGTTGCGCTCAACACATAAATAACATTGGCCACAATGTAACTTATATGGAATACTTCTACCCTTTATTGTACCTCTATCATAGTAAAAACAGCTGTTCGTTTCATATATCAAATCGCCAACTTGGTCATGACACAGTTTAACACGATCACACTTTATGGTTGCATTTCCAATGTCATCCAACGTCCAAAGTTTGCACTGAGGATCTTTCCCATGAATGTAGTTCTGTAACTCTTCAGTATTGCTGTCTTTTGTTGACACCGACCACCAATTTACCCAAGTTTCTGGCCCACCACCTTTATACTCGCCCATTCCAATGTCAGCACCCGGGAACCGTTCCAATGTCCAATCAATCATATACTGATTCCTTTTAGGTAGCATATCTCGCGTCATCATGTATTTCCGATCTGAAAAAATAAGCGGTTTCGGAATATCAAAACCTTCCTTAGTGCACTTATTCCATAAGTTCATAACGGTTCGAACTTCGCGTACACAATAGCCTTCACCTTTCCACCTAACGTATATTGGCTGTGGTTTAATTAATCCAAGAGTCTGATTGCAACGAGCAAGCCAAGTCAACACGGCCAGTGAATCCAATCCGCCTGAAAATAGCACAATAGCTTTTTTCAATTCACTTCCCCCTCATTTTTAAGAATTTCCTCAAGGTTATCTTTCTCTTGAGGCCAATGTTCTAAAATTTTAATATGTGCTCGATATGCAAAACCGAACGTCTGTTTGCCGTTGACAGGATCATTTAACGTAAAATCGCCGCGTTCTGAAACATTTAATACTAACCTGATAGCACCCGCCTTCTGGGAAGTCGATAACCCTTTCACAATTTGAATGTACATTCCATGTTGCAAATCCGGAAGAGCAAATTTGGACTCTTCAGCAACAGTTTTTGTTATGTTATCCTGTAGTTGTTGTTCCAATTTATCAAACTTATCAAGGAGAACCGCACAACAGGTCCGGTCGTCGGTAAATGCTTTTCCAAGTTTAAATTGTTCCAATGGCAAATCAACCATAATTTGCAGAAAACTATGAAATGCATCATCTGTAGAAACATTTTTATGAATACGGAACTCTTTAATCCACAGGTTAAGCTGAAAACTAGTCGCAATTTTCCTAAGGAATGACAATTCTGGATACCCAATTTCAAGTAGCATGATAATTTTCTCCTCGTATTAAAGCTTCGTTAATCCAGCTTGTGACTACTTTGTTTGATTGGCCTCTCCCGGTAAACAATACCAAATCTCGATATATCGAATTTGACCGGTGAAGTAGACGGGCTTAATTAAAATTACTACGTGCGACTTAATAAAAGCATTTGCATCGCGTGTGAGATTATTTACATCGCCGCATACTGGAATCGATGTGTTCCGAGAAAAAATCTTTATGCCGACTTTTGGACATTTTCCCGCACTTAACACACTACTTTCCAATGGAACCTTATCAGAACAAGCAGAGGTATGACCTTCATAATATCCAAACACTAATCCCACTACTAAACAGAAAACAGCAATTGTGTTTTTCACGTACTATCACCTCCTAATATCACGGGCGAGGATCTTTTTTTGATGCCAATTTGTAACGTCTTTCAAAATCGTTACATATTGGACTGTCAACTAACGGATTTAGCCAAAATTCTCCTGTCATTACCAACTCAACATCTTCCGGTCTGTAGCACATAATATGTTCTGGAAGACAACAGTAACGTGCATTACGAGGATCAATGTTGTTGACCTGGCAATAATACTTAAACTGCTTATACGTGCCTGTAAGAACTAAGACCACCTTCTTCATATTATTTCGTCTCCTTGATTACCTTTCGAAGCCTCTTTTCGAGAATGTTAAACATCTGCGGTAAAACTTGTTTAACATTTGATACAGAATGGGTAACTGTAGATAAGTCACAGTAGAAGCAATACTTCATTACAACTCCATTTTCTTCAATAGTGTCAGCAATAGGAACATTAGCCGAGCCACAAAAGGCACAATCCCCAAGTTCTTCAGTCATGATATCTCGACCTCCTTAACAACCGACGTCACTGACGTCCGTTTGTTGTTCTTCAACTTCAAGTTGTTCTTCAACAGCGTGTATTCCTACACATTCCGAAGGTAAATCTAATGTAGTTATTCTGTGGTAAGCATCACTCTTTGAATTAATTCCATCTTTCCGACATCTTATCTGACCCTGACCTAACTCACATTCCCAACCGTCATTCATCAATTTACCAACCGAGTCAGCAACATGTTCAAGTCGTCGCTTTAACTCTTCGCCAAGCTCTTTAAGAGCCTCACAGAAAACAATTGGCTTTGCGTTTTGTTCTTTATAATTATTCCACCATTTATCAAGTTCTGCGCCTGCCGTCCTAAACAAATACAAACTAACGTAAATCATCTCAATCTCCTTACTTTTTAATCTTTACTCGTTTATTCATCCCTCCCTTCTTGCTAGATCTGTTTCAACACACTCCATTAGTAATTCAAGCTCATCTCGTAACCCTTTTAACATATCAAATGTTGTCTCCAATGGGACAGAGGTATCTGTATGTACTTCATTAATGGCTTTAATTGCTTTCTTATATGCTATGGAATCTATCATTATCTACCTCCTTACCGTCTTCTTTTCAATATAATTCTACCTGTTTTACAATTCTTGCACTTAAACTTTAACTTATAAGCACATTTCCTACAGTAGGCCGAATCGTTAGAAATATAGCAACTGTAGTAGTCATATTTCAAATAGACTCGTTTCCCAGCTTTTGTCAATTTAGAAACTGTGCTTGGTGCAACCTTTCTTCTTATACGAGCGTTATTACACCCCCACTCTTCTTCATGTTGAATGTTGTGTCCTAATCCACTCCACCAAGCTAAAGCTTTTCTACAGTTACAACAAAGAACATCATGTGTTGAAACCATAACATCCCCCTTTTACATAATCCTAGACGCCTTACTACTCCAACTCGTATACAAGTGTCCATCTGGTAAATGTATAACGCTCTTGAAGCCATCTTTGTACTCATTTACAACACATGTTGCAACGGTAACTTGCAATCCACTGTTGAAAACGTCATAGACCACTTCGCCCCAAGGTAGCCAAATAATACTTCTGGCCTTCTTGTGTAAAACTAACCATTCTAAAGCATCTCTAGCAACTTGAATATCAACAAAGTTGTCTCGACTCCATTGAGTTACCGAGTTCTCTTTCGAATTTTCAGGTATCCACAATTCCCTAAAGACAATTGAATCCACTCCAAGTGAAATTGCACGCTTAATATAGTTGATTATTGTTGTTTCATTATAAACGCCTTGTTTATTCATCACGCACGAAAGTCGGACAGTTACATCCGCTTTCTCTTTTAAAAACTTAAACAATTGTGTATAATCTAGATGAATTCCCATCAATTCATAATTGAGTTCAAAATCTAACGAAGCAACTGTTATTGTAACGTTTGTTAAGCCATACCTCGGCTTTATAAGCCATTCCAAAAATTCATCCTGTCTATCCAGAACCAAAGACATGTTGCTATGTAAATCTCGTTGCCCGAATCCAACTAAGGAACACTCGAGTAAAATATTACTCAAATAAACCCAATCAACTCCCAAGAGAGTTTCGCCTTTACTAGTGAGAATTGCGGTTTGTGCATTGCCAGCCCTTGCCCACATCAACGAGTTTCGTAACTTAGCAAAGTCTAAGTCGTTCCTACCAGACTTTGGAGTCTGTGACATCGCGGAAATGCAATATTTACACTTGGCATTACACCCTTGAACTGCAGGAACAATGGAAATGGATTGAACATCCATAACTTTACCCCTTTAATTTTGGTAAATTTACTTCTTGCGTTTCGTGCATGATCTTTTCGATGTCTCTTTGTAAGAATTTAGACTCTTCGAGTTTCTTCCTTACAAGGAAATCATGTATTTGTGCTATTCTTTGGATAAGTTCAACAACCTCGTTGTATAAGTTATTAAGTTCTTTGTCTTGTGGAAAAGTCCTTACTAAAGTAGGTAGATTTAGTAATTCCTGTGCATAGTATACCAATTTGGACACTTCATTCGTCCAAACTTGTATGTATTTTGGATCTGCAATCCAAGTCGGAAGAGGTACTTTTATAATAAATTCCAGGTTACTACTTTTTTTACAAAGGTCAATAATACTTTGTACTCTTTTATCTTGGTATGTCATAAACTTTACTCCTTACTCAGTCGAGTATACATCTAAACAACCTACCACCACGAATTTATATCATTCCAAACCTCTTGTCTAAGTTCCTCCATCGACTCCGCAGAAACCGAACCATCGCTACTTTTCAAATGGTACAAACTACCGACTCCTCTAGAAAATAAACGTTGGAAAAACGTACTCATTGCAATCCTAGCAACCGCTTTATTATGTTCTTGAAATTTTTTCTCAGTAAGAAAAATCTTCATCTTTCCCTCCTTAATCCGAATCACACATAACAGTATTTCTTAACATACTATATAACCCTTTTAAGCCTTATTGTGTTAAAGTTATACTTCCTTCCCTTCTTGGCACAATTAATCCACATTCCAAGTGACCTTTGAACAATATCCGCGGTAAAGTCAAACTTGCCATCAAACATAGACGAGCCAACACCATAAGCATAAACCGGCAAATCTAACCTTTCAAATTTGGAAATCTTCTCCGGCGTAAATCCGCCACTAACTACAATCTTAATATCACTAAAGAATTGACGTCCTACGCTCCCTACCTTAAAGTCCAAAGACCTGTTTCGTAATGCTAAAAAAACATTTTTTACCAATTGTGGGTTGACTCCAGTTATTTCATGTAAATTATGCGGCACAAATGTACCTTCATCATCTATAGAATCCAACACCGACTTATCCACCATCGTTCCAGATGTATCTAGTCTTACACCAAACAGTTTGTATCGTGGATCTCTTGTTTCCTGATATTTTAACCACATTGCATTTGCAACATCCAAAGATGTCTTTACGGAATCGTTGTCAAAATCAACAAGCACAACTCTCTTTACCATTGGATCAATAAATTGACAAAACTTAAGTGTAGCCGTTACTGTATCTCCGCCATAGGCAGCAATTAATCCATGAGGCATCGTTCCAATGCCTTTTTCTCCCCACCACCAACCTTGGGCGTCAGTCGACACGCCTCCGCATAATGGCAGACCAGCAGCTTCTCTGCCAACAGAATAAGAGTACCCATCTTTAGGCTGTACAGTATAACTATCAAATCTGGCAGGAAAGAAAAGAATTGGTTTACCCTTCGCAGCTTTCACGCACCTATAAACATTAGTTGCAACCTTAGTACCTCTCGCTAAAGTGCCCAAGTATACAGTCTCAAGATGTGCAAACAGTGAATAATCGCCCTCAATTAACATTACCGTTTCCCAAGCGTTTATAATATCGCCATCACGTAAAGACCTAATCGTAAGCTTTTCAAAACTTGTGTTTAAAATTTGTTTCATTATATGAATTGACTCATCAATGCCACACAAGCATGCGTTATTATTCTTCTGGAAAATCTGAATCCTGACAATGGGACGATGATGATCCCACTCCAAAATTCGTTTGGTATTGTTGAAGTATTCGTCGGTGTAGCTTCCAAACTTTATCACAGGTTCAACTTTTACACGATTACAATTTAATTTCATATTCCTTACCCTTTTTATCTGGTTTGTAGGTTGTCTCACATTGAGGACTAGACAAACTCATATCGTTGTTTATACAAAGCTCCTTCATAGCCTGACAAATTATCCAACGAGGATACGTCAAATCCGTAGCAAACATCATAAACATTTGTCTACGTTCACTATCAGACTTTGCAACTGAGAAACAATCCTTAACATACTTAAGCTGTACTTTCTCCTTGTCCGTCATTGTACATCTCCCCCCTTAAGTGTTTGTAACATTTATGGCCTGTCACATTCAATGTGATCACGGAACCACTGGTCATAATTTTCGGAAATTATTCTCTTGCAACGTTTACACTGAAGGTCACTCGGTCCACCGGCTCTCTTATGAACTACTTGTTTCAACTTTAATCCACAAACAGTTTTGAGTTGATTCTTCAACGAGTGATACTTTCCGTTAATTACAATCTGTGCCCAGTAAACTGTTATATCAAACATTTATGGTAGCCCCCCTTCTTCAAATAAACGATTCAAGAATTCAAGTGCAAACCAATACGTATGTGAAAACTCAACAAAACACGTGCTACAGAATTGTTCTACTGACGGTTTACTTGGCTTTATCGGCTCAGGCCTTAAATTCAGCCAGTTATGATATGTATTTAGTATGTAAGATTCCTTTTTTGTAAACTCAACCGCTCCATCACTAGGACTAGTCACTTAACCCCCTCACTTTCATATCAAGCTCGCAAGCCTCATGGTTCCGGCGTGGTTATAACACGATCTCCGGTCACTAGGCCAGTCAGGTTGAGTTCATTATGCTCACCGCCAGAGCTACAAACTAGTGGAGCCTGAAAGTGTAAAGAAGCCGATTGTTGCAAGGCCCGCCACGCTTTAAATTGATGTTCATCAAACATATTAAAACCCACACAGTGAGTAATTACATCCACCGTCACATCTTGAGTCCACCACAAATGAGGTTGAAGTATTTCAGCACAAAGAAGTGGTAGAACTGCTATCTGATTACGACCTTGCGGATTATTAACAGTAATTACCCTAATTGGACCCATTGGCGCAATAATTCCTTCAGCGATGTCCCAACTTGTTAGTACTCTTTTTGTGCGAGAAAAACTACTGGTACAAGTGTTAATATAAATTTCGCGTGAAGGCCTCTTCCTATCATATACGCCAAATACCCATACCGAATCATGCCAATCCTTTGGAATTTTAAAATCCGGGTTTGCAAAATCTTCAGAACCAACAACTAATTTCATATCGCCAAACTGAACGGCAATAAGATTTTTCCTACTTATGTCCAGGATTTCCATATCTTTCACTCTTTACTAATAAGCCCTGTTGAATTACATCGAGTACAAGATTTAACTGAAATGTTATCATGAGATATAATATCTTTAATTTTCCCATTGCCCTCACATATAGGACACACAGGAAAACTTTCAAGCCAACGTTGTAACCCCGCTTCATATGTTTCTAGGATTCTTACTCTATTTAGTAAATCATCCATCTCCTGTCTAAGTGCATGACGAAGTCGTTTAACCATCTTATACCGAAACGGCTCTCCCTTGTCGTAGTACGGGAATTTGGTATCCAAATCTTTTATATTAGACGTGTTAAATATAAGTTTCCAATAGTCACTCATTTTTGACCCTCCACCCTTCATTACTTAAACAAAAAGTGTAGACAGACAGGTGAAATCTCCTTGCCGCCAATAGAGAATAGTAATGCCATAAAGGCAACCGCGGCCGTAATTGAAATTATTATTGTAATTATTTCAGCTCTCATTTATGTTCCTTTACATGAGTCTTCACAAGACTCAAGAAGTTCAATTTTAATATATTTACCTTGTATTTGTGATTGACACTTTTCACAAACAAAAAGCCAGCCACAAACTTGGTCTGTAGAACCTCTATGTGCTAACATCCTAAGACTCTCTTGACCATTACATAAAACACAACACATTATATAGTCAATTTTTTTCATTTGAACTCCTATAAATCCAATCATTATTTTACTTTTGTTTCAAGATACTTAACAAACATGTTTGTAACGTGATCTAGTTCCTCTTCAAGCTTCTTCACGCGCGATGACAACTTAAACAGGGTTTCAAACATCAAGCCGTACCTAGCGGGGTCTAACTTAAAATCCCGGCACGATTCAGATGTTAACATATCATGCAAGGCCGGCTCATCCGGAGTAAAACGTTTGCAACCTGACCCTGAACGTTTTGTAATCTTCCGTTTAGAACAATACAAACACATTCGTTCCTTACCTGGGATAACACTTTCTGTATTTACTTCTTTTTCCCAGTCGTCAATGTGAACTCGTTCGCTGCTTTTCATAAACTTGCCTCCTCACGAGTAGAAACTGGCATTCCATCTTCAAGCCAGTCAATCACACCTGAAATATAATATTTACAGTTATCCTGAAAACAGAGCCAATCCTCATTAGACTTTGCATCGACCATTTCGAGTACAAAACCTGCAATTGTTGGATTTATAACCCGCCACGCGTCGTAAATGTGATTGATATAATGTTCAATCCAAGTTTCATTCCAAAGTTTTTCAATCATGTTATTTCTAAATTCCGGACCAACCCGAAAGGCGCCCAAAAAGTCGACCGCGTCTAAAACCCAACGATTACGGCCACGTAGAGGGCCAGTAAACAAACACTTTGTAGACCAAGCCGTTCCCCTTTCGACTACGCCATCCGGTCCTCGAAGTGCCGTTAAATAATGCCAACAATTATGTGGATTAATTTCATATAACTCCTGTGCGAGTTGCCAAAATGTCTTGAACTTCATACGGTTATCCTCCTTTTTTCAAGTTAGCAAGTCCCGGAAGTACTTTTTTCTCTACTACTTTCGAAAGCTTTGAAATTTCCTTTTCAAGTGACTGAAGATTCTTTACCATCTTCGGAAGCATGGAAATACATCTAATAAGCTCAGGTAGGTCTTCAGGCATTGATTTTAACAGTTCCTTTTGTGCTTTCAACTTATCCAAAAGTTCCATGATACAACCCACAAGAAAATACAACTATACAATTTTAGTAAAACTTAAACTTCCAGATTTCATATAATCCGTCATACCTCGATAGGTGCCACATATGAGACAAATATTACACTGAAAATTTGACTTATGACCGCAGATTAAGCTCGGTAACATCATATATCGTGGTCCATCCTTGACACTTCTAAATTTTGATTCCTTCCTCTTAGGTCTCGGCATCAATCACCTCTAAACGCCTAAATCAATCTTGTAAGAATCCACTGTCTTTTGTAGACCATCTTTAAACGGGCTTGGTAAATACCCAAGAATATTCTTTGAATTTGTAATATCAAAACTGACATCTCTAATGTCACCAAGCCTTTGTTGAACATGTCGAGCTTCCATAGATGCGCCGGTAATTTGTTTTAAATAACTAAAGAGTTCATTTACAGTATGTGACCGGCCACTTCCAATGGGAAAGGATTTGCCACAAACAAGTTGCTTTGGTACAAAAGCAGCTAACACGTTTGCAGTAACAACATCTTCAACATAAACAAAGTCCCTAGTTTGTTCTCCATCACCATAAATTTCAACTGGCTCGCCAGTTAAAAGCGCCCTAGTAAATTTCGGCACTACGGCAGCATATTCTAAATGTGGATTCTGCCTTGGTCCAAACACATTTGAATAACGCAGTGAAACGGTTTCCAGGCCATACAATTCATAGAAAAGTCTCAAATAATGTTCGCAAGTCAGTTTTGTTACTCCATATGGCGACGCAGGCTTAAAGTTGTTGTTGGCACCGTAAACCGAGCCCGAGGATGCAAAAATAAAACGTTTCACGTCAAATTCTCGAGATGCTATCAACATATTCAAAGTGCCCAATACGTTATTTGCATGACTTTCTATTGGATTATCGACGGAACGTTTTACAGAACCAATTGCAGCAAGATGTAACACAAAGTCCATTCCATAGCACATAAAACGACAGGCCTCAAGGTCTTTAATGTCGCCACGCCAAAACCGAGCTTTCGAATTTACATTTTCAATTTTTCCATTGGATAGATTATCCAAAACGGCAACAAGTTGGCTATTATCGCACAAATAGTCCACAAGGTGTGAGCCAATAAAGCCCGCTCCACCAGTCACTAGCCACTTATATTTCATGCTACATCAACTCCTTATTTGATTTATCTGGAGTCATATCCACTAATACAACCAAAGCGCCAAACATAGGATGTGATTCATCAGCCCTTGCAGCCAATAACCTACCTGCGATAATTTCGCTATCAGTAAAGAACACCTTTACATCTTTCTTAAACAAATGTGGATCCAGCCTGGCCAATTCGTTCAACTTTAGCCTTACAACATCTTTGTTATTATCCTCCATAAGCAAATCTTTCATGTCTTGCACACCTCCTTTACTTGTATACAACTATAAACCTGTCATCCCAAATTTTCAACACTGGCTTAACCGTGGTTTCCCAATTCAAACGTCCATATCCACAACCAGGTCGAGGAATATAAATCTCCTTAATATCTGGAGATTCATTAACATATTGTAACAGTTCCCATGCACTCCTCTCAATTAACTGAATATCTGCAGGGCCCATAAAATTTCGAGGTTTAACAGGGAAAGTAAAGATTGAATACTTTCCGTACTGACCAAGAAACCATACATGGTTACCTCCCATGGTTATCTTAAATCCAATGTCATGTGCAATCTCCGGGAACCTTTCCTTAGCCTCAAGTGCACATCCTCTCCCCATGACGCATTGATTATAGCGAGTAACATATCCATTTGTGGTTATAGCAATATAAGGACCAAGACTCCAAATATTTCGTTTAAGTTCAAGCATAAGCTTTATATCACCCCTCAATTTTCATACAATCTTAGTGGTCTATTCTGGTAATTCCAAATTTCTGACAATGTTCACATCTACATGGGCCTTTCCACCGCCACCGATCTTCAGCTCCCATAAGGCAATAAGTTTTAATTTTGTCTCGCTTTCGGCGTTCATTAGGAATAGCCAAATTCATGTGAAGATGGAATTTTCGAGTTACGAAGTCATCAAAACTTTTCAATAATTGTTGATCCGATAAATGAATGTTGTAAGTACAATGAGAAAACCAAGTTAAACACCAAGTTTCAAGTTCAAAAAACACACAACCCAATCTTTTTAATTTCGGATTTTTACTTAATAAAGTAACCTTTGTTCTTGGATGTTCTTTCCTTAGATGGTCTTCCCACCAGTCAATAGTATCCTGTCTTGCTTGATTCATACCAGGGTCCTCTCGGTACATCCTGTTAAAACTTACAAAGCCATCCTTGAAATCATCGTGGTCATACCAAGCAGAGACTATGTAAATAGGGTATCTTTTCTCATTCATATCTTAATCTCCATTTATAAACACGTCAAAGATGCTACTCCTCAACAGGAAGGTCATCCGTATCACCAAGTACCCATTCCAATGCGGTTCTAACGCCTTCCTCGTAGGACAAGCCAAAACACTTCCCTTCCGTTTCATGACTTACATTAATCTGCTGAACAATCTCAGATTCAGTTCTTGGGACAAACATTACAACATCCTCCTTCAATTGAATGAATATAAACCTACAATAAAATGACTATCCGCGTATCAAGCCAACAATCTCGCCTAATATATGGTCAACCGAAGCAGTATCCAAAGCTCCAAGTTTCCTCCACTTGTTTATAACCATCTTAAATCTGTAACTACAATCGTAAACCACTTCAGCAAGTTCAATTTTCGCCCTTTTTAACTCTTGAAGTTCCTTTTCGTCTTCAGGCTCGTATAACGCGAAGCAATTGCTATCTTTTGCGTACTTTATATACTCGCGTTTTCTCATGTTACCCTCCAATTTTTTTTCAAACTTTATTATATAATACCTTTGCCAGAGTTAGCAAATTCCTAAGACCTTGCCAAATTGTTAATTTCTGTTCAAAATATTTACACTCGCCGTGAATGTTTTCTAACTTGTGGCTAAGGCCTCTACGTTCGCGTGTGTAACGATTTGTTATTATCACTTTTGAACATGTTTCTATCCCAAATATCCCCATTAAATATACCTTGAAAAATTTACACTCTTCACAATATACTTTTTCCATCTCCTTCACCTCGATCAAAATGCATAATTTACTATGCTGCCTTTAGAAACCTTCTTTATATTCAAACGTTTCTTACTTCCAAAAATCACCCAATCATCAAAGCCAACAAAAGGTTTGTAAATATAGCCAACATAAGTGTAGTACTGTTTTAATACCTTAACAGTATCACCCAACGTGCGACTTCCCGTGCCTAAACCGGTTATAACATATGGAACGGTAAAATGACAAAAGTAAACAAGCTCCCTGAACTTAGCTAATTCATTCCCTTCATGCCAATCGTCAGGTTGACAAAAGAACACATCGTTATATAGTAACGCTTCCAGAACGTCATAACGTTTATGAAAAACTTTATAACGTTTCTCCGGCATAACCGTTGGCATACCAAGATAGACAAGTTGTATAACATCTGGATTCAAAACATTTTGTAAAAACATATTTGCATCGCCAAATCGGAAGTCAACCTGGTTAGGCTTAATCCTTGAAGTCATCCTCTCTAAATACTTCTGATTCTTCTTCACAAGTTCATTTACCGGAACTTGTAAGTCATGAACATAAATATGTTCCAACCATGCCATAATCTGTGCAGCACGAGAAAAACTTTGTGGCTGTTTCTTAAATATATAGTCAGCAATGGCCTTTACAGTCTTCATTCTATCGCAGCATATCACATTGAGACCTTTTCTAGCACATCCATAAGGTAAGTCCAACCCACACGCAAAAGGTATAACAACTTGTTCAACATCAGGTGGGATATTTTCAACAATTTCATCTAAGATTAACCGTTGGGAACCCAAGATGCGAGTATCAAATATAATATCACGATCGAACTCCGGCTTATTCTTTACAGTTAATTCAAGCCTTTCATAGTTATCCGACTCTAATGATCTCACAAATTGTTTTAATCTGTCAATCCAAAGTTGATTCGCTTTATTTCTTGGTTTCTTCATCGTACATACACCTCACTAGCAAAGGCACGTAACTTCATACAATTGTTCCAAATCTGGAGTAACACTTTCGGACCAACCTTGATCGAAAAGTCGAGATCAAATGGACTTGGTTTTTCAAAAGTGCCAAACTGACTAATTTCCTTACCGGCTAACGCAAGTTTGGTTGGATCTCCAGTATCAAGACGTAAGTACAAACCAGCGTGTCGATATCCCATTAATTCCAATCCACCATCTGAAGGCATACCTAGTAAATGAATAACCTTGTTTATTGTTAATTTACTTAACAGGTAACTTAAAAACCTCAAACGATTTATGCCAGGATGAGTTGAAAACAACGCGGGCAATAAACCTCTATAGCCAAACCCGATCGAGTAAATCTCAGGGTGTTGATTAAACCAATTAAAACTTTGAACTAGAGATTCAAGTTCCAAACCTTGAACAACGCCCATGAACTTTATATCTGGACCAAAGGCATCACGAAATAATTTTATTGAACGATCGGCTGTGCGAATTGTCTTCTGTGCATCCTTCCAAATGTCAGGCAATACTACTTCATTAGGCTGTGTCAACTCAATCTTTTCGCACATCTTTTCAGCTTCCATTGCAACGCCGCACTCAACCGCGCCGTTATCCAAAACTTTCCACTTTGAATTCTGTGAGTAGAACTTGGTATAAGCATTACTTGGTTCTACTAAGTGTGCCAGTAACAAATGAAAATCTTGCAAACTGTCAAAGTCGTCCAAATATGCAGTTGGCACACAAAAACTAAACTCTATCATAATACACCTCCGTCTCGTGTCTCCTGTCCTTCCTTCACGACAGATTGCAACCTTTTGTACATAAGTTCACTTGTTAAAAAGCCACTCCCCAGTTTTGCAAATAGTAGAACTAAAGCCGGAATCCAAGCTTCTCTACCAAGGTAAAATCCACAAAGGAATAGGGTAACTGTAGAAAGCCTACCAACAACTTGCAACCCGTTTTGATAAAAACGAGAAGATTTAAGTGCCGTCCTTTCCATTACTAAGCTTTAATAGTAAAAATTCTCCTTTAGTATTGAGATAAATGCCAATTTCACCTTTATCAATGCTTTCGAACCAAATTTTAATCAGTGGCGGCGGTGGCATTAGTTTCCACACAGACAAAATCACAGCCCACTTAAAAGCACGTTTTTCGTCCACGGATACCTCTTCGGAAGTGTCCACCACACCACTAATGGCCTGAGTCCCAGGTAAGATGTTGAGGATATCCGTTGATTCAACTTGTGTAGATTTCGAAACATTTTGTTCACTTTTACGGCTAAAATATAACAGTGCTATTACAATAACGACAGTTATAATTATAATAGAAATTTCGCTCACCGGCCTCGATTTTTCTGTGGACTATACTAGAATTTTAAACATACGGGTATAATGAAGACACTATATAAGTACAACAACAAGAAGTATTGTGGTTACTATTTGGACAATTGTTCCAAGTGCGTCTCTTATTACCTTCTGCCTTTCCATCTTAATCAACTGGTTCTGGGTATCAACAAAAATCTTGTAATATGTATCTCCTCTAGCCTGTTCTAATTGCAACAAATCAATCATAGAATTAAGTAATCTTGTCTGGATACCAAGTTTTTCAAAATATAACTTAGCAACTTCGTGATATTCCTTGCCTTGCCGTACCTTAGCCACCAGCTTATCATGTTCCTTAACCAAATAGCCAATCACTTCCTTGCCATCAGGTGTCTGCATTTCTATTGGTATTGGCTTTTCTATCTTCCGCTGTTCGATTTCAGTCAGCAAGTCCTTCGTCTGAGCAGACTTTTGAATTTCGATGTGGTTAAGTGGAATATGCTTTAAATAAGCAGGGCCGCAACCACTAATCCCAAGAGTCATTAAGACTATCAATAGACTCCTTAGCATCTTTGCTATCATGTTTCCCTCCTAACCTTTCTTTGACCCTCTTGTCGAAGTTGTTGATTCGATCATCAACCTCTTTCAATTGATCTTGAAGATATAATATTTCTTCTTCTTTACTTTCGATTTCACTTGTGGTCTTAGCTACTTTTTTCAAGTCTTCGGTAATAGCCAATTTGTGTTCCAAGCGTTGTTTCTCATGTTTCTGGTTAAGCTTGCCGATTAAATACCAAAACACAATAAGAAGTCCCACAAGAAAAGGTATGAACTTGTAACCTTTCTTAATGGTACTTTTAATTATGTTCCACAAACTTTTCAACATAACACCTCCTGACGTTATTCCTGAACTGCGGTTACACCTTTATTCGTCCGCCACCTAACTGTTTTATCTTTTTTGCAACGTGCACGCCACTACTCGTTAACCAAGTACGTACAGTTGCTGTTTTAAAGACTTCACGCATTCCGTAAATAACGCCATAATTAGCCACATTAAAGGTTGTCCAATTACCTCCCGAGATGTGACTATGTGTAACCAACCACGTTGAAACCCAAAGGCCACTTATGATGCCCCAAGTTTTCAAACTGATTACATTTTCAACAATCTTGTATAAAGCAGCTTTCCAAAATGATTCTTCCACTTTCTTTTCTGCCATTGTTACCCCCTTTACTTCGTTATATCATCTTAATAGTTAGTCCAATTACTAAGGAAAATTACAGTTAAAAACACATCTCTTATGTTAAGAAATATTTAAACTCTATTCAACCAGCCTTTTAAATACTTTGTAAGCTCTGGCCTACGTTCAGATAGCTTGATATATCTGACAACTTCCTCACAACGATATATCTTAAGTAAGGCTTTAGACCAACCATCCTCAATAAGCAAATTCAAATTGTACAATGTTTTAGGGCCAATATCTCCATCCAGCATCAAATACGCTGGTTCCCCAAGTACCATAGTAAGTTTATTTACTGTACGTTGTAAGGTAACGGATGCTGTCTTTACGCCTACGTTCACAGCATAATCCAAAATTTCTGTTGCTAAATCCTGATCCTCAATGTAAACACCTTTTATTGGACACCAGTAATCGCAGTCATAAATTTCAGTTGCTTCATCCTTGGTTAAACTTTTAATGTCAACAGCTGGATGTGCACGTTTAGAGATTCCATATTTTGTTTCTCCACCCGGATCGTCGGGATCATTTACATATCCGCCTTCATGTTCAAAGATTACAGGCATTGCTTTCTCTAGTCTGGCCATAAACATTTACCTCCTGAAGTCTTTGTGTTTCAACTTAGTTACTATACGTTTACCCGACCGAGCTTTTAATTCAACCAATGGCTTCAACACAAGTCCCTCAGCAAGAAAGTCGCCAAAGCTCGATTTAAGTCCACGTTTAACAGTCATTATAGCATCATCAATAGTTCCTATGCTAAGGATTTGGACAATATCAATTCCAAGCTTCGTTGCAATATCTACCATATTTCCCCTTTCAAGCCACCAATCATTAATTAATATGTCAAATAGTATGAAACTCTGTCCATCGCGTATGTAATTGCCCCCTTTCTGAATTCCGGCGCCATAACCTTCGCCATACAAAGTCACGTCCTGCATTCCAAACATTTTCTTAAACTTTTCAACAGGGAACATTTTATTAAGTACCTCTAGCAATAGTGGGGGCATATTCGCATTATCGGTTTTTCCTCTAAACGAAACTTTATCCGCATCGTTAATTTCAATCCCGTTGTTTGCAACGGTTCTGTAAATTACCCTGATGTTCATTCCGTCAATTTTCTCGGTCCCAACCCAGAAGTTATCCTTCAAGTATTGAAATTCAGGCCGAGTCCAATCACCTTCGATGAAGTAATTTGGTTTCTGTGACATATCGCGTTTGAAGATACTTTGAATTTTAGGATACTCCTTCACTTGCGTAACCCCCTATATACAAAGTATTATTGTCATTATTACAATTACGCCAACAACCAGGCTCATTAAAAGGAAGACCTTATCATCCTGATCAGCTATTTTCTCTTTTTCCAATGCCTCCTCGTATGTAATGTCTCCTTTTTGCCATTTATCCCTAATTTCCTTTCTCATTTTCTAACTCCCTCATCACTACACGTCAATCTTCTTCAGAATTATCCTCGTCCTCTTCAAGTATTGACTTCTTATACTCTTCAGTACAAATCACACAGCCACGACTGCCATAGTCATGATAATACTCATCAATACTAGTATCAACCTTCTCGCCTTTATTCACCTGCTCTACCGCATGATTAAAGCATAATGAGCCATACTTCTTTGTTGAAAAGACCACCTCCCACGGACTACTCATACCTTAGCCTCCTCAAATGCTTGCTTAACATCTGTTATGCACTTCCTGACTGACTTTTCAGCTCTAACCCAAAACTTTAGTTTCTTTTCAAGATATACAAGATCACAATCTTTATCGCAATGTTCATCTTTAATCTGGTCAGTTATCGATACCTGAGATATCAATATTCGTGTCAATACTTCCTGTAAGTCGTAAAAAATTCCGCCCATAACTATTATCCTCCTACACCACGGAAACGTAGCCGTTTGAAAATTTAACTGTGCCTCGTTTCTTAGCAAATAGTGTAAAATCTCTTCCAACACCGACGTTGGAACCCAGCTTTATTTTTGTGCCAACTTGTCTCACCAAAATTGTTCCTACGTTTACAAGTTGGCCATCTCCTCGTCTCACGCCTCTACGCTTTCCCCGCGTATGACACCCTTGATGGGCTCTACTGCCGCCAGCTTTCTTGTGTGCCATTGTTACTCCTGTAACATAAGCGTGTTCTGGCCTAACAATTTAAAATGTTCTGGTTTGAATGTTGCAAAGAAGTCAACTGAACTACACAACCACCAATTGGTATCTAAAAGTATGAAAGGTTTGTCCCAAAGTATGTTAGAAAGCCGCTGAGATAATTCAATAAACTCGAACTTCATGCCGATGTAGGGTTTTCGGTTATCACGTTTAATCACCAATATTGGTATCCGGTTGGTTTCCCTAGCGTCACGTTCACATTGTGCAGCATATTCAAGGAATCTAACATTTTTGTTATGGTCCAAAAGTTTTAGTATATCAAATTCTTTCGGCGCTTTCAACTCAATATTAAAATGATCAATTAATGGTAAACCAAGTTTATAGTGAGGATGATTAAGATTAACCGTAACGTCCCCTTGGTGGGACTGACCAGGAATGCGTTTAAAGATACCTGTGTATTGTCCATTTGTCCACCAACGACTCAACGACTTTTTCGGCCACTCTCTTTCAAAACTTTTCCACGATTTCATCCTATATCACCTTCTATAACCTTCCGTTCCTCATGAATTACCTGAATGTGTGGCCGCCATTCAAATGGAATTTCAGCATTAACTTGAGCTTCTGTAGCACCCATAGACTCAAGGAGTGCTACAATCCCAAGGCATTCAATTGGAGTATGTTGTTTGTAATCCTTATTCAAGTTTCCCAATTTACTTAAAGTGCAATTCGCCCTAAGTAACTTAATAAACTCGTTGTCAAGTTCTATCGTTATCCTAACCTTCCTAGACATAAAGCCTCCTTAAGAAACATCACCATACTGTTGGATTTACATCACCGTGCTGTTTGATTTTTGTATCTTCATATAGACCGTGGTTTTTACGATATATCTCCAAGATAGCCATTATTAACGATCCAACCCCAAGAGCTCTCTCCCAGTATTTCCCGTTAAATGTGTCAAGTAGTCTATAAATCACATAAGTAAATTCACCTGCGGCTTTAGTCTGATCATCAGGAAGTCTCGAAAGAATTGTGTTTATTGCAACATCATATTCTTCTCTTCGTTCTTGTGGTATATACGGCATTTTTTACCTCCTTCATCTCTCCATACGGTTTCACCGTAGGATATACATAACTAGCTGCTTGCAACTTTGGACAATTAATACAGCATCTCGACCACGAAAGTGTCCACGGTTTCCCACTAAAATCCCAATTATGAAAGCCAACAAAACAAAAGAACCTTCTAAACCGTTCCCATATACTATCAACCAATTTCTTCATATGTAGTTCCTCGTTCGATATAAGTTGGTATTTCATACACATCTGGAAACTCTTTAAATAACTCAAATTCCAAACGTCTTAAGAACGATTCGCGTTCCACTCTTTCGCTCCAACGTCGCAGGTAATGCCCAAGGTAAATTATTGCAAACCACATAGCCATTTTCTATTACTCCTTATGTTTTTAAATTTTTTAAAGCTTTTTCAACCTTCTCGATACTCTCCTTAGTAACAAATTCTTCGTTGCAAATGTCACAACGTTTTACGGTAAAATCAAACACCGTAACATGAAAAAATTCCTTTCCGCGCGTGAATGGCTTCGGAAACTTAAAAGTTTCACGCGCTTTCACCGTCAAGTGTAAAATGCCCTCGTCACAAACGTAACACTTCTCTTCCATTAATCTTCCTTTATCAAACCATCCAACAAGCCCCAGCGTGTCTTCGTCCAACAGCGTTCATACAGCCAATAGAAAAGTGTTTTAGTCACTGCAACACCGGCCGTAATTTCTAATGATGTAAGCCAAGCCCCGGTAACAGCTTCACAGACAAGAAAAGTTATAACTATTGCGCCAACCCGATAACCAACGGTTTTAACTAATGTTCTTTTATGTGTTTCCATTTCGATTTATTTAAAAAATAACTTTACCGACTTTAACACGTTTAATTAATTGTTTAATTTCGTCAAGTAGTTCCATCCTTTCACTGCACAAAATCGGAGAGTAATAATTCCAGTAGTCTGGACTACTATGGTTCATATAATAAACACATCTGTTCAGAATATCTAATAGCTCAGACTTCTTACGCTGTTGTGTAACTTTTTTTACGGCCTTCCGGATAACACTACGCTTAACAGTGCCCTTACCCGGATGATTTTTAACAATTCGTTTCCTCATGGAGTCACCTCGGAAACCTACTAGATACTTTTAAATTAAACTATTTTCATCAATAATTCAACGCTTGACAATTGAATCAGGAAAAGAACATTCTAAGTGCCAATTTAACCAAAAGTAGCCCAATTGGTTGGAGTTTCGTACACTGTAACCTCCTTAACAATAAGAGACTGTGTATTTAACTGACTTGATAGAATGTTATAGATATATCTCGACATAACTTCTGCTGTTGGCTGATCCTCTGGTAATAAAACAACTTCATTGCCAAGATTATATAAATGTCGAAACAGCTCATCATCGGAAGACGATAAAATTGTAGCATGATCAAACTTTTCAAGGATCTTCTTTAATTCCATTTTCAAAATACCAAAATCAATAACCATTCCCTGATTCAAAGTACCTTTACAAACCGTTGCAATAACCTTATAAGTGTGGCCATGAAGATTCTTGCATTTACCGTCGTATTCCGGTAATCGATGTGCAGCGTCAAAAGTCATCTCAATACTAACGCAATACATTAGTCCACCCCCTAACCTTTTTTACAGCTGTTAACACCAAATCACCTATTTTAATTATTCCCACCATCATCCAAAGAAATATTACCGCAAGCATCACCACTGAAAAGAATCCAATACGTTTACAATGTAAACTCAAACTAAGATTTTTATGCTGAAAGTTACCGGGACCTTCATCGGACTCATGTAATCCAGTTTCAAGAATATACAGAGCATCGCGCTTCGTGCGTTCAACAGAAGTGATAGAATTAAGGGTTTCTCCATTGTGCCAAACGTTTGGCCAAACTATTTTAGTTCTTAGGAGTTGTCTAATTTTCTTAACATCCTCATCGGATATCAACCACCAATCCATAATATTTCACCTCCTGTACGATTTCCTCCAAGCTCTAATAAATTCCTTATCTTTTTCCTTTACACACCCGACACTACACAGACGGGCTTCATAGTTTATTTCCACTAAATGGGTTAGCTCACCGCAGTTCCAACAAGGTTGTAAATCTGGCGCTATCACAAATTCTTCATTATCTATGCGAAGGTTCTCTACTATACTCATCACCAACCCTCCTTGCCAAATATCCAATCTCCTACCTTTACAAATGTTACCTTGAGTAAAGTTAAAGAAATGCCTAGTGCGAAAATCATAACAACCAGTCCAATGGAACTAGCCATTCCAGCGTGACCGTGAGATAAATACATCAGTAGATTCTCAAACCATTCCATTACCAACCTCCTACCATTATTTAATTCACACCTCGGCTGTGTTGATCTTTTGGTTTAGTACACCCATGAGATAATTCGTGAACTTAACAACCTCTTCTTTCCCAAACCTCTTCTCAAAAGTCTCTGAACAGTCAACATCATATGCGAAAGAGACAAACTCGTAATTTGAAACTGCCTTCTTGAGATTACGTTTTATCGTTTTTTCATTTAACATAACGTCACCTCACAACTTGGCTTTTCGAGCAAGTGCAATTAATGTTGCCAGATTAAACGTTTCTACCATTAGTTTCCCCGGCAACCTCCTTTCAAGAATTACAACAAACTCTTGACAGCCATTCATAATAAAATTAGGCAAAACCTGGTCGCCATAGGCATTATCAAGATTATAACCAACAACTCTCGCTTCGAGTTCTTGCTCATCTGGCTCATGCATATCATCACGACACCCTCGACAAATCTTTAAAAGTCTTGCTTTTGTTTCTTTCATAATTTAACCTCCACTTTGGGAAAAGGATCGTCGTTACCAAACCAATGACGCCATTCATCATTGGTCATATTTGGCCCCGGATAAGAGTAGTACAAGCCATGATAATCATGCCACATTAACTTACCGCCATCAACACGAATACTATAAAATGTACTTCGGGTCCAAAAGTTTCGCCAGTGGTACCTTAACTTTGTATACTTAAACCAATGTGGAATACCAAACCAATTCATTCTAAAATCCCAAGAACAACCGCAACCAACATAAATTAAATACTTCACTTCAAACCGTCTCCTTTATACTTGACCTCTGATAAAAGGCCGGATTATCTCGGGATGCTCTTCACCCTCATCTACTGGCTTTCGAATCTTTTTTTCCGCAGTACCGGACTTTGGAATAATATAAAATCTCACAAAACATTTAGCAAATTCAACTTGATAAGCCTCTTGTGGACATTCCATTAAGTAAACCATGTGCCTTTCCGATATCCATTCTAACAAATCATCAAGATCGGTCTCATCCATCCTCTTCCAATGTTTATGTTTTTCTGCAGAAACATAAACCAACCCATTTCTTTTTAACCTACGCTTTCGACTTTTATGTACCGAAGAAGCTACTTGGATTGACTGCGGACCTTTGCGTTTCTTCCGAGACTGCTTCTTCTTAGGTTTAGATTTCTCGTTTGTCCGCGTGGAAATGTTAGGAACGTTTTGTTCTGGCTCAATAACAGGTTTCCTAAGTTTTGCATCATTTTCCTGTGTGGGTTGGACAATGTCCTGGCCATTCCCTTTTAGTACATCCTGCATCTTAATAATCTTTGTCATACAAGCCTCCGACAAAACATTTATAATACAACAACACTGTCCTCAACGGACAACTCGACAAATTTTTCTTCAATCTTAAGCTGTGGAAATGGATGTAAACACAAATAGTAACGTCCATAAACGAGCCACACCCAAGTTACATGCAATTTCTTAAAGAGTTTCTTTGAAAACCACTTATTTATACGCCGTTTAGCTTCATCAAACACCGTGATATACTTAATTCTAACAACACGCCTTAGATGGTTTGAAATAACAACTTCAAGGTCCGCAATTTTAATAGGAGGACATGTCATCGGCATGTCAGTTGTACTAGTTAAATCCTTATACAAGTCATGTACCTTCTTTGGACTCACCAAAACCTTCGTTGGGGTAAAACCTTTAAGTGATAACCACGTCCTCTGGGCTTCAATTTCAGCAATTACTCTTGAACCAAAACTCACCGTCTCAAATGTCAAATCTTCAAACTCAGGTGGAACACTCGAAATGGAATCAACTATTTCAACACTTGGTCTAAACACAACAAATCTAACCTGTTGTTCAACAGGTTCAAGTCCAGAACGCATAATGAAGCTTAAACCTCGTTCAAAAGCAGACTTTACAATATCAAGTCTAAATGAATGTCTAAGCTCACCCCAAACCTGTTCTGTCATCTTTAAACAATGAATAGACTCCAACGGTTAAATCACCTCCCATTACCAATCCTCTTTTTTTACCTCATTAACGCCAAATGGCCTTTGGCCTTTGTACCACTTTGCATCTTCTGGAGCATCGGCTAATATTTTCTCCTTCAATTCCTCGTACTTACCATGATACTCAGGCTTTTCTTGCCCATCAGGCCCAAAAGCTGAAACAGTATCATCATCCCAATGAATTACCTCATTAATTGGAACGTTAGTCTCTACCATCTTGCAACACCTCCTTACTTTCTGGTTGGTCTGGAAGGGAGGATTTGAACCTCCAACAACCTGGCTCCAAACCAGGGGCTCTATCCAGACTGAGCTACTTCCAGATTAAACATCTTCCCACCCACAAGGCCACCAATCATCCAAATCAAACCAACTGTTGACTGGGTTAAGTTCAATAATCTCAGCGCCATCGTGTGGATAAGAATAAGCCTGCAACTGACAAACCCGATCGACATCACAAACCATAAGTGCTTCTTTATACTCAAATGTAATAAAACGTTTAGCTTTGTTGTAACCCGATATCCGACAAGCATCTTCAAATCTCATTGTAATTCACCTCAGAATGGATTACTCCTTCTACGAATTTTCCTTTTATTAACTTTACCCTTTCTTTTACCGGCTCGAGCCTCTCTTAAAGCTTTAAGGACAGCCTCTTCTGGATACAATCGGTCGTAGCCATAGTGATCAAGTGCATCATACCGGCCAGTACTATAAAGTTCGTATTCCTGTAGTAAACAAACATCACACAAATCATACTCGTCTGGCATATAACTGCCACATTTACACAACTTTGTCCAACCCTTCATATTACACCGCCTTAAGATTAATTACCTAAAGAAACAAAACCGTTCTAATTCAAATTCACTTTCTGACATTAACTTGCGGTAAATTTGAGCAGCACAGAAAATGTCTTGAATAGCCAACCCGGTTGAATCAAATACTGTTATTGTATCTAATGAAGGAATAACCGACTTCCTACCGGTAACAATTTCGCCAATATCCGCGTATATATATGTTATATCAATTAAGCCTTTTGCAAGAGGCACATTAATTTCTCCACTTATTGATGCCTGTTCCCGATCATCAACAACTACCGTAGCAACATCAAGAATTGAGATATCTAATTCACGTTTGCCGGGTGCATCCGCGCCAATTGCGTTAATATGCATTCCATTCCGCAACCACTCCAGTCTAACTATTGGAATTAAAGACGGCGTTGTTGTAATAACGACATCAGCCACACGTAAAGTGTCTTGAACTGTAGAAGAAAGTTCACCTTTTATACCAAATTTGAAATGTGCCCATTGTAAAAACGTCACAGTATTTTTCTCATTAATATCCCAAGCAGTAACTTTCTCAATTCCAGGTCTGACAACCAACAAAGCTTCTAGTTGCGTCCTTGCTTGGACTCCCGCGCCAATAAAAGCGGCTACCTTTGAATCTTTGCGAGCAAGATACTTCACTGCAACACCACCCGCAGCTCCAGTTCGCATGTTTGTAATATGTGTTCCATCCATAATTGCGATTGGAAAGCCAGTCTCCGGATCAAATAATGTTATAGTTGCCATTACTGTAGGCAAACGTTCATTCCGAGGATGAACACTCACATTCTTTACGCCTGCAAGGTTGACCGATGGAATATAAGCAGGCATACAACGTAAGTCGCCTTTTAAAAATTGTAAATAAACCTTGGGCGGAGCTTGCACTTGACCCCGGCCAAATTGTTTAAATACGCTTTCCACGGCATCTATATATTCCGGCATACTAAAAGCCTTTTCAATTTGGGAACGCGTAATTATATAGGTTGTCTTGTTCATTTACACCTTCAAAGTAGAAATTAGAAAACAGGCCGGAAGAACTTGCACGCGGCGTAACCAATCGCACACAACAAAAGCGCCATTACTATAAGACACATACCAGCTATTAAGTAACAATCCTTTGAATCCAATATGTTCACCTCAAATCAACTTTCTCCTGAGTCTACACAACTGTTTCATTAATTGTTTAAATTTAGGCCCGGCTGAAGCTCCATAACCACCCCGCCTTGACCCTAAACCTTTTAAAACGCCAATCTGTTTTAAATGTTCGCCCATGCGATGATTAGTAATTTGAACCTCATCACTTTCAACAGCCTCTAGTGTATCTATCAAATCCCAGAACTCAAACCTTTCGCCTTCAACCCAGACAAAATCAACTTGTCTGGTTACCGGTTCCCGCTTATGTCTAACGTCTAAAGGCTTATAACTCAAATCAAAACTAAGTTGTTTATCTCTCATAATTTTCACTTTTTGCACCATACATAGGATTTATTATCCTCTAAGTCTAAACCAATTAAGGATAACCTGAGACACTTTTTACAATACTCTACAGCCATTTCTCTGCTACAGTCGGTACAGTCTACCCACCTAGATCCTGTTTTGTTTACTTTTATAGCTCTCTTTGTGACAAATCCAAAAAATTCTACTGCGATATTTTTCATGTTTCACCAACTACCTCTTGGTGTTCAAAAACTTTGGGTTAAAATTTGGCATGTGGATAATAGCGTGTAACCCACATACTGGACAAGACCAAATTTCGCGTACGCCCATATCATCAAACCACGTCATAGTACTTCCACAGATGCACTTAAACCCAAAAATTCTATGCCAAACACGTTGCGCCCACGTTAAGTATACATATTTAGTTATTCCAACATCAGTTGGAGCCATAGTTACAACCTCGTCATTAAACTAATAGTCATTAACTCAAAAGCTCAAAGGCTTCACCCGACTTCTGCAAGATCCATTCACTTTCACTCTCGGTATCATAAATCTCGATTTGTTGAGACTCAAAACCGAATAATTTTTCTAAGAAAGTCCTCTTGACTTCAATCATCTTTTTGAAAGTTGGTATTCGAAAGTAAATACCACGCCTTCGATCGTTCGATTTAAAATAGATCTTTCTGTTTATACGATCAACTTTGTACTGTAAGTTTAACGAATTTGACAAAGTGTTTGAAATGAAAAGGTCCACAACGTTTCCTTATTTGTTAAATGTAACGTCTTGGTTTAAAGTCCATTGCTTATGCCAACATACTCACTTGCAGCTGTCTCCAAAATTGGCTCGATTTGACTCAAAAATGCTCCCATAAAGAAAATACCTGAAAATATTTTTAACAAAGCAACCCACATAAATGCCAACCCAAATAACCCCTCACATTTTCACATTACAGACCAAACTTAAATAAGTCAGTTCCAAACGGTCCATATTGGATTATTAAATACATCTTTCCCTCACGATATTGTTTGGGCATCTTAGTAAGTCCGTTTCAGTAATGCCACTTATTACACCGGGCATGTAACCATGCCAACGAGTCTCAAATTTCTTTTCCCAAACATTCAAATAGCGCAACAGCTCTTCAGACTCAAATTCACGCCACAAATGTGAATGCTTTTTAAGAAAGACCTCAGGCTCAACTGGCGACTTCTGAATGCAATATAATGGTTTAGCTGTACCATGAAATTCATTTGAATCCCAATGTAACTCTTCAAATAAATAATTGTGTCCAAACTTAACACGAGAAATAACAAAACTAGTGCGTTCTGAAATCCAAATACCGACTTTAGCTCTCCTAGCGACGATTCGGTACAAGTAGCCGTCCTTCAATTCACACATCTTCATGTAGTCATTCATATTAATCTCCCTTACTTTGGAGGTTGTTGTCCAACGCCTTCCAGTTCTTCCTTTCACCCAAACATACCCACGAAAAGTATCGTGCAACCTTTAAAGACCATTGATGTAACTTAAAAAAAGATCAGACAAACTTAAAAAGAAAATTACTAACTTTAACGCTCGCATATTTCAACCTCCGCACAATTAAGGCCCCCGTCTTGGTGTAGTATATAGTCTAGCGGGTTCTGGCGGACTTACACTGTTGGACTAGCTTTCGTTTCCTACTAGCTTATACGCCCTGTGGGGAGCTCTTATGTCTCCTGTGCAGTCCGCGACAATTAATGAACTATATCAATTTCGTCATGATCAAGTACAAGTCTCGGTTCGTTAATATACTTATGCAGCACATTCCTACTGTCAAGACTTCTACTTAACGGCCTTCCAGAATGTGATAGAACTTCGGTAAATGCATTAAAGACATCCCACTTAGTTGGATCTGGTTCCAACTTCCCAAGAATTTGTGTTCTGCCTTTCTGAGAAATTCCAAGCCGATTTACAATATATTCAACGAGAGGTTGAGCTGTTAGTTCTGGTAAAGTAAACTGAGACCAATTTTTATAAAGTGCTACAAGGTCGTCAAGATTTTTCACGCCATCTTCAATTCTCTTCTGTAACACTTCACCACCAAGAAGATTGTGTTCCATGATCAACGGAAGAACGAAATCCTTCCTCTGGCCTATCATCCCATTTTCGCACAATAGTCGCCACAAGCCAAAGAAAATTGCAGTTTTAAAGTGTTGTGTGTAATCATTTACAACAGTCATAGTTGTTTGTACCACATCGCCAACAACAACCTCATGTTCAGCCTTATAGAACTTAAACAAAATGCACATCCTGCCGGCATTCTTTGAAAGTTCCCAGGACGGTTCAAAATCTCTTCCTGTGGCCACAAGACCATTCAGTGCGGTATCGAGTACTTGAGCATGTGGAAAAACTGCTTTTTTCTTACTAATTGTGCCTAAGATTATCTTCCCATCCTTAACATCTCGCAAGATTGTATCATACTTCGATCTCTTATGGGAATCCTCAGAAATTAATGGCTCACGATAAATCGGAAAGTCAATAACTTTCCGTAAAGGCTCAAATATTTCCATAACGTTATCCTCCATTTTAATTACGTGCCCGGCGTAAAAGTCGTGGAAACCGCAGAAGCTCATGAGCATTGTGATTACAAATTGTGTTTAAAAACAAATCAATACCTTTCGATGTTGAACTAACAGATACCCTTATGGAGAGTCCACACATACATAN